CATGTACTAGCTTTCGCCCATTAAGAGTACTGCGATAGTGAGCGCAGGTAAAGAAGGCCATGCTTTTACCTTCGTCTAGCGTGAAATACCCATATTCTCCGTCGCGCCAATATTCTCCTGTTTCGTCCCACTTCATACCGCAGTGTGGGCACACAAAATCAGGCGTTTCGCTCTCCTTTGTCTTAGTAAGATCGTTCATTCTATCACTCCTCTACCTTACCTTATGTCTTTGTTTAAAGGGCTTCAGTTAGGGATTAACGTCGTTTTTCACTTTATATGTTTCAAGTGTTATCGCCAAAGTTAAGAAATGCTCGTATTTCTTCAATCGTAGTCCATCCAGGATGTGATCGTTCATAATCCGGCATGATGCCCTCAAGATCAGCAAGCGCACATTTCAACAGTATTGCCATCTCATCGTTCTTTTTTCTCAATCCCGCGATTGTCTTCGTCCAGTCATTATCCATTGTAAGCCCCTTCTATAAAGTTTGCTACTAAATCACGGATTGCGTTCTCAAAGTCGTTTAAGGTAGTCTCACCTTCGTCATATTCGTCATATGCTTTTGTTACCAGTTCCGCAAAGTCTCTACTGTCCATTCTATCCTCCCCTTTCCTATTGTATACTCTATTGGGGTTACTCTTTTTAACTTCGCAATTAGGGTTCAACCACCGTTGTTTAGTGCCTATCAATTCGGAGTGTTCCGCATTTCGGACAGGCGCATACGGTAACATCGTGGTTTCCTCCATGGTATCCCGTATATTCTATTGTAGCCTTCGTATCAACTGTGATGAATTCTTCATCACCAGATAAAGCCTTGCGCTGTCCGTTACTCCAGTCCACTTCGTACTCATACCCGCATACGCACTTCATAATTCCTCCCCTGTTCTACAACCTCAGTATACGCATTCCGCGCTCGTTGTCAAGCCCTTTCAGGCGTTTTGAATAAAGGAGCGGGACCACCAGCTCATAACTAATGGCCCCTAGTTCAAGGAGGTGGAGATGGTTATTCATGTTCTTTTATCAGCGAAGATGCCCAATCGTAGGCGTTATCAATGTCAGCGTTTGCATTCTCCCGAAACTCAAATCCCATCAATTCACTTATCTTATGCAACATTACTATGTGTAGCGGATGGCCTTCAACCCAATCAAGTCCAAGTCCGTGATCTGAAGCGTAAGCACCAATAGCTAGGCGTACTACTTCATACCATTCTACGAGTACATGGTGTAAGTTAAGAGAATCCAGGGCGTTATATGCGTCTTTTGCTGCGTTTACTATCCTGGCGTCTTTTCTACATTCTTTGTACATGCTACACCTCAACTGTGATTTTGTTTACTGCCTTATAGCCATAGAAAGAAATCTTATTGCATCCAGTCCACTTGCTTCCCGGAGCAAGGCATGGATGGTAGATAACGGCTATAAATGCACCATTATTGGCCTTGACGAACATACCCTCACCGTCACCGCCGGGTGTATAAACTAACCCTGTAAATACAGATCCATTCGGAACTTCACTATACACAATTCCTCGTATACGATTTTTACTGTTAGCTATCTCAAATTCTATCGTCTTCATGTTAGCTCCTTTACATCTCGTTAAGACACCAAAACAGCGCAAATACCAGTATGCCAATTGTAAATAGACCCATTACATACCTCCTTGAAGAGCGGCTGGCCGGGTTCGAGCCGGATTGCCGAAACGCTTGCGTCTCGCCGCAGCCATCAATTTCCTACTCGTTCGCCTCCAAATAGGCTAGAATCGCCTCTACTACCAGATAGTTGATAGAGCGATCCTTCTTTTCGGCCATGTTCGCCAGTCGTTCGATTGGGGCGTGAGACTCTACCTTCTTCTTTGGGAAGTACAAAGAAAGTTTGTCCAGTACGCCTTCAGGTTTCGCTGCTGCCTTTGCTGCTGCCTTTGCTGTCATGTTGTATCTCCTTTTTGCTTTTCTAAGATCCGTACAAATATCATAATCTAAGTCGCGTAGAATGTCAAGAGGACAAATGTCACGTCTTTTTCTGGTACTCCCGGCAGGACTCGAACCTGCGGCAACCGGCATATAAGACCGATACTCTTCCAACTGAGCTACGGGAGCGCATATACTTCATTCTCCGGTATAATTACAACCCATAATGTTTTATCCACTTCCTGATAGAGTTATTACTAACTCCGTATTTTCTCCCAACACCGCAAAACTGTTGTCTTCCAGGTCGTTCTTTAAGGTTTCCTTAGTTGGCCACTCAACCTTTCGTCTACCAATTTCCTGACACTCTCTGGAGCAATATTTTTCTTGCTCCCCTTGAGTTATGGACCCGATCAATCATTCTAGAACGTCTCCATCCAATATCCCAACACGCCTTTCGCTACTTGTTTTGGGAAACTAAACTCTTCCTCAAGCCAACTAGCAGCGCCAAACATGTTGATCCGTCCTGATTCTCTTAGGTTATCTAAGTATTCAAGTGCCAGTTCTAGAGTTTTCTCAGGCTCCTCGGTTTCCATGTCGTATAGTGGGTATCCATCAAAGTCTTTGCGGAGTAAGCCTAGTATCTCCTCGTGCTTGTCTTCGCTTGTGATGTCCTTATCATCCATTTCATCCGCCTCCTTCAATCGTAGGTATCATTATAACCATCCATGCAGCAATTAGCAAGGCGATTGATCCACTAGTAGCCGCCTTGTTCTTCCTAAGCGATAGTGCGCCACTTGCAAGCAACATGACTACTGATAGGATTAGTTTCCACATTTTCAAGCATACCCATGATTCCATTTTTCCTCCTAAAACTATACAAAGGTCGCTACGTTTCTGCGCCAACACTGTTGCTAGTAAAGTTAGTATAACACGCTGTTTCAGGTATCGAACGTTACATAATGATGACCGAATCTAGCTGTCGTAGTTTAATACACTTCTAGTCAGTAACTTCAGATCGAAGGCTAGTGCTAACACGAACAACATAGGTACACACATCGCGGTCGTACTCATCAAGATTGCGGTTATCAGGCTCAAAGTACTCAGCCAACATTCTATGCTCTTCTTCTAGCGGACATACTAAAACCTCGTCATGTCCAGTGTAAGTTACCATTTGCATGTCATCGCTCCTATTATACGGGTATTTTGTTGGTGTAACATTTTCATAGTGTAATTCTTCCAGCAGCTCGCAGATTGATTCCGGCGTTGGATCTTGTCCATGTCGCCGTACAAGTTCGTGGAATAGTTCTCCAAACTCAGCGAACGCCTTCCACGCATCACTAAATATGCTCAGTTCTGGACACAAATCGCCGCCCAATAGTATCCAGTCTATAGAAAACTCGTAAAAACATCCATCGTCTTCTTCGTCCTGTAGCATGATAAGCACAGAATCTACGATTCTATTAGGGCGTTCGCCATTATTTCCTAGAGATGCTTCTCCATACCATGCTTCTTTCAGGTGAACAAATGTCTTTCGCCTTGTTTCACTCATAGTGTTACTCTCCTTTTCTTGCCTATACACCCGGAAGGATTTGAACCTTCGGCCAGCGGTTTAGAAGACCGCTGCTCTGTCCGCTGAGCTACGGGCGTTTGCCGTACTACGAATCTCGCCAAACAGGATCATCAATGTTTATATATTCCTCAAACGTCAATGTATCCTCGTTAGGAAATGTAACTGTGCCGCCACGAGCATCGACAATGAGGACACGGTTATCGCCATCACCCACATTTCCAGAGATACCAAAACCAGTTATGTCTCGTTCTTGTCCGCTAACCATTTCGCAAAAGATTATCCTTGCCAGATAAATTGGATCGCCCCATCTGCTTCTTCCGGCCATCAAAGCCCTTTGCAGTGTTTCTGGCAGCTCTGACCCATTCCAATGCGTGTAGAGATAAACAGAACCAGAACCGTCTACTCTTACGTTTGCTCGATCACCCATTTACGATCACTCCCTTTTGATATTTACACCCTACTGTATTTCCGCTCAAATGTTAATGGAAGAAACATGGAAATTAGACTGGACAAATGTCCTATTCACTGCGTTTTGTCTGTTGCGAACACAAACACCAAACAAGCGCAATTAATCCCAAAGTAATATACACTCCGTTGTCAGTTACTGCTGTACACGATACGAAAAAAGCGAACACTGCTATGCCTAATACTGTTAGCATTTATCTGCCTCTTTATGTATGATTTAGTTGAGTTTGCGTTCTAATCCCACAAGTTGAAGAAATTATCCTTGAATAGATCCATTCCTCGGCGGTATCGCACCATTGCGGCTTCATATTCCTCGCTACTAAGATTGTCATTTAACGCTTCTTGCGCCGCCTTGAATCCGTCTATCATCTCCATAAGTACTTCTTCCCATTTTTCAAGAGTCGTGTCAGAAGGGTATCCGTTCCCGTCTTCCTTTAGCTTTGTTAGTGTGTGAATAATAATCGGGCAAAGATAACTGTCAAGGCTCCACCATACCGTATCATCCCATCCACGAACAACTCGTTGCCATGCCCATCGTATCTCGCGGAATGTGCGATGGATCATCTTATGTGGATGCGTTAGCATATATCTTGTGCGGTATCCGTACATTGTCACTCCTTCTCGATTACTTCATCAACAAGATCCCACTCCAAGAACATGTGCGCAAATCGCTCGCCCATCGTATAGCGCGATGGTGTATTTACGCACCCATTCGGAACAGTAGGGTGGCATCCTTTACATGTGAATACGTCAACATCTGAGCACCAACTGCAATCATCACACCCGTATGCCGATGATGCGGGATTTGATCTCATCCCTTCAAATAGAAATGAATACTTGTAATGTGCAGGTTCTCCGCACTCTTCACATTCGATTCGCCGGTGAACATGCGTTGTTGTGCGAATATCTCCCTCGCCATCTAGTCTTGTTATATCGCTCATTCTGCCTCCTTCTCTGCTTCCGTTAGTTCTTTCTCCAACATAAACCACTGAGTATGAGCTGATTGAAACATTGGATGAGTAGTTGGCAACTTATTCACTATTGCAGCAGCGTGTTCTACTATCTCTTCCAATCGTTCTATCTTCATTGTCGCGCCTCCTTCAGATAGCCACAGTATACACAAAAACGTACCGATTGCAAGCCGCTAACTATATGGTTGACATCATTGGAGTTTTAGTGTATGATCTGACAGAATCGAGCGACTATAGCGAACAAAGGTTAACAGTAGCGTTGAGCAAACGAGTAACCTCGAAAGACCCAGCGGCCCTTATGGGCAGGTAGCTCTTAGGCTTGACTAGTCGCTCAACAACAAAGGGAGGATGTATGAAGACATTTCTAGTGTGGTTTATGTACGATCATTATTGCCAGGGATATGAAGATGCTCGCGCATATGCTTTAGTGTATGCAACATCATTCATTGCCGCCACAATCAAAATAAAAGACGAATACAGAAATGCTAGAGAATTCGAGAACATGACTATTCTTTAGTGGGTGACGATTATTAGGATATTCGGCGAAAAATGGGCTTTTTACGGCCCATCTTCGTCGATTGCCAGTATTGCGTTGGCTATAGCGGCGCATACACTTTCTATCTTTGAGCCACGCCCAACTCGGCCATAGGAGAACTTACAATTGTACATACCCTCGTCTCCATTGAACCAAAGTTTGAACTCGATGTGATCTTTCCTAACATCGGCCAAATAATCTCTAGTCTCTCCTACAATATGTTCTAGAAATATGGGTAGACTATGCATTTTTCTTCTCCTCGATCCTTTTAATCGCAGCTCCAAGCTTCTTGGATTTACGCTTAGACAAAATATTATCGCGGTTCGCCCAATAGTTCTTGTTTTGGTTCGCCCTTATCTCTTCTCGATTCTCTGCGTAATGATCTTTCTGTTGAGCGCGAATTTCCTTCCTGTGTTCTATGTAGTATTTTCGATAGTACTCACTTCTGCGTCTTTTCTTTTCTTCTGTGGATAATAGTTCCTTAGCCATGATTATTCCTCCCCTCCTTCAATATCTATTGCTCCAGATGTATTTATTCCGCCTATTTCATCAAAGAATTTTCGACGTGTTTCGTCATCCAACCCCTCAGTAAACTTAGCCCAGTCAAGTTTATGCTCAACCCTCGTCTCTCTGACCTCAACTTTTTTCGGAGCCTCCTTCAATATGCCTAATTTGGTTAGAATATCAGACTTTGTTTTTTCGGCGGCGTCCATATCATTCAAAAGTTTCATCATAATACCCCAAACTGCCGGTAATGCCTCTAATTCATCTAATGTCAGCGTATCATCATCGTCTTTATCCGGCGAAATCTTGTTAGCAAGGCCCAATAGCCCCTCGAAAAGTTGCTTTCTGAAGTCTTGCGAAAGATTAAACGATCCAATTGTAGTTACAACCAATCCAGATACGTCATTAATGCCGATAACATCTAGCCACCAGTCTGATTTTCGTTGCCAATCTTGGTCAATAGTGGCCGGAACAACACCATATTTGGCACTCAATTCTTCGGTAATCTTTCCGCGCTTAATACCACGTAGGCGCATTTCAAACTGCTCTTTACGCCTCTCTGATACAAGCTCCTTCTCGTTATATTCCTGTATTTCATTCATATTGTCCATCCTGTTCGGGCGTAAACCCAAATCCCTTATATTCGTCGGCGTAAACGTTCGGGTAAAAGTCTACAAATGATTTGTGGAATGATACGTGTACCCTGCCCAGTGGTCCGTTACGTTGCTTTGCAATGATAAGCTCGGCGGGAACAACAGTATCAATCTCTTCGGTTTCTGTATTATAGTAGTCATCCCTATATATGAATATCACCATATCCGTATCTTGTTCCAGGGCACCGGATTCTCTCAGATCAGCTAGCGTTGGTCTCTTATTCTTAACTGTTCGCTGTTCTGTGTTTCTATTCAACTGAGACAGCGCGATAATAGGTATCTCAAGCTCCCTGGCAAGCTTCTTCAGCGTTCTAGCTGTCTTAGCAACTTCGTTCTCGCGGTTACGAGTGAATCCTGGTATCTCGATTAACTGCAAGTAATCTATAAACAGCATATCAATCGCCTCGTTCTCTTTCATTCTTCGCGCTCTTGAAACAATATCCGATAGCGGATTTCCTGGAGTGTCATCTACATATATCGGCGCAGACCTAATCTTGCCAGCAACATCAGTTAGACGCCGCCAATCCTCCATGCCCATATACCCACCGCGCATCTTCTGGAGATTAACGCGAGCCTCACCGCACAGTAACCTTTGTAGCATTTGTTCCCGCGACATTTCAAGTGAAAAGAACCCAACTTTATAGCCATCGAGCGCCGCCCTTCTAGCTATTGATGTAGTCATCGCGCTTTTTCCAACGCCTGGGCGAGCTGCAATTATAATCAAATCAGAGTCTCTAAAACCAGACGTAATCTTATCTAATTCAGCGAACCCACTAGGAACGCCAACGACCCCACCGCCGCCTTGCGCGTGTATCTGCTCAAGAATACTAATTTGTTCAGCTACTTCGTCGCCTAACATAACGTAAGGCGGTTTATCTTCAGGCATATCAATGTCGCCTATTATTTGTGTCGCCTTAGAAAACACTTCAGCAATATCAACGTTTTCTTTATATCCGACCTCTTCAATCTTTGCCCCAGCTTCGATTATCTGCCTCATAGCAGACTTAGTTTTCACAATGTCAATATAATGCTCTATACTTGCGGTCGTAGAAGTACGATCCAATAACTCGTTAAGGTACATTCTACCGCCAGCTTTCTCCATGTCGTTCTTGTCTTCTAGGTGATTTGACAGTATTACAATATCCGGCGGATCACCAGCATCTAATAGCTCTTTAATAGAGGCGTATATAACACGATGTCGCGCTTCGTAGAAATGCTCAGGCTCTAACTTTTTCTCCTGGACAATACGACACACTGATTCCGGCTCAAGCATAACAGATCCCAATACAACCTGCTCTGCCTCTATGTTTTTAGGCAATTCTCGTATATCAGCCATTATCCCCCGTTAGTTTACCTTTCCATCTACTTTTTCCGGTTATCTGTGGCACTATGATGTCTTTGGGTATGATGTAGCGTGATTCCATTTGTTTTGCGGCTTCCATTGCGTATGACGCGCTGTCCGCATAGTGGCAGATGCCTTTGTCATATATGCCCTTCTTGCTGCCGTCTGGCGCTGTTCTGTACGTCCTTACTGGGGCGACTAGTTGGTCAATTGCTTCCTGCGGTAGATTAGACGGCAAGTTCATCCCTAAAAGGCGAGCGTAAAACTCATCAAATTGTTCAGTCTTATTTACTTTTATCGTCATTGTATTGTCGTCAATAATTCTATGCCCAGCCAACCCATCAGACCTCATGCACATCCAGGCATCTATCCCCTTTTCTCTTAGCGCCTCAACCATTGTCTTGGCGGCGTGACCTTCCGGCCCAGCATCAATAACGACGCATTTTGGGTTGTACCTATCGACATATTTATCTAGCTCTCCCCAATCATCTAACAACGCAACGGTCAACAGATTTTCGCCGGACTGCACCCATAAATGTAATCCGCTGCCAACATCTAGACCCATAACAGATTCAGCCGCCTTAAATACCATGTGCGGCTGGTCTTTCATAAGATCGCGTACAGCCTCTTCAGTTAGTTTTTTTGAATTCTCTGCGTACGGAAGACCAAGCACAGTATTGTGAAAAATCCGCATCTTATAAGGAATTCCTTGTGATAGGTTCCACTTAATAATTTGGTCAGAAAGGTCCACGGTAGGACTCATTATCTGGTTAAACTGGAAGCCCCTAACACGATGATCTGGAATCTTATGCTCGTAAAAACCAGTCCAAAAATCTTTCTTCTCAAGACGCTTATAACACTGAGCGCATTTATAGCAGTGGTTCACAACATCTACGTTCCCCTCCCAGCTCAGATTTTGTTTAGCGCCACAGTAAGGGCAGATAAACATCCAAGTGCCTTGACTCGACTCTCGATATGATTCATGTATGCCTTTGCCAGGATATGTCGGGTGGCTCAAATCAAGAATCCACTTCAGGAACGAACCCCCAAGTGCCTCAAGTATCATTGCCGCGTTAGCAGGTGGCATTTGGTCTATTTCATCACGTATAATATAGTCAGCGGGCGTTTCTTCAAGCCCCGCCTCAGACTGCATACCTTTCAGATGGATAGACGCATTTCGCCCTACTTTTAGCTCCAAATTATCAATTGCCGTAAAATTCGACCTTATCCTAGGGGAGCTTCTTATTATTTCGTTAATTCTTGCGCCTGCGAATTTTCTCAGATCCGTCTGCCCGGGTAAGCAATAGATCACATTTGCGGAAAAAACGTCGTTAGCGTAAAATGCCGAGTTAATTGCAAGTTCAGTAGCGCCAATTTGCCTTGGCTTCATTATCACAAGATGTCTTGGTCCGCCTATCGAGCGGCTATAGTAGATTTCTTTTAGAAAGGGATATATATACGGCGGTGTGTCTATTGAAAACGGGACATACTTCAGTTCAATCTTAGACTTGACCATCCTATTGCGCTTACTCCATTCTAAACTGTTCAGCTTAGCGATATCGCTTTCTGTTATTTTAAGTTCGTTCGTCATCGTCCTCCTCTTTTAGATACGCCCAATTTTGACCGCACGCAATAGCAGCAATGGTCGATCTCCCTACGTTAAAATCCGCAGCGATTGATTTATGCGTTTCTTTCCCAATACGCAGAATTATCTTACGCACATCTTCTTCTTTCAACTTGCTGTTTGGCGCCTTCTCCCCGCGATTAGACCTTAATCCCATGGCATACGAATGGCGTTGGTTTTCAGACGATGTTACATATTCAAGATTCTCTAAATGGTTATTCGCCTTACGCCCATCTTTATGATTAACTTCCTTGCCGTCAGGGCATACACCAATAAACGCCGCCGCGACTAGACGATGGATTCTGAAAAACCTGCGGCTCCCGTCTCTATTGAGATAGACACTCCTGTATCCATACTTATCTGTCTGATTCCTGAGAACCCTCCCCACAACTGCGCCTTTCCATTTCTTTACCCTCTTGACATTCCCCCAATCACTAATCTCATACCATCCTTCATAGCCAACTACGTCTTTCCAATTTTCCATCTCCTTCATTCCTAACACCTCATGGTTATTTTGTCAGGCGACCCGCATCGTTCCATGAGATGGATCAATATGACCCACGACTTAGGCCGCCTGCATCTATCATTATACACTATTTTATGCTATTTGTCAAGTATTAGTGTTTCTTCCAGCTTATCAACCCGTCGATGCAAGTATGAACGCTTTTGTGATTGTGTTTGGATGCGCATAGATTAATTTAGACAGATCGCCGTAAGACACAGACCCAAAATCGGAGTAAGCCAAGCCAAGTGGACGTACATCAACAACCTCACATAATGCCTGAATGTATCTTTCCGCTAAACTGTGTTCTAAAAATGGCTTTGCCCCAACATGTATAAGATGTGAATTATCCAAGTAGAACTCGTGATACTCCATCTGGTCTGCGTTGTTGTCGGCAAATACAAGATCAACCAACCCCCGCGCTGCTGCTATATCGTTAGGATAATCTGGGACCCAATCATATTCTTCGTAGTCGCCAGGATAGAATCTAGCCAATTTATCACAAAAGAAGTTGATTCTATTGCCAGGGTGGAGTAATTCATCAGCCTTGACACGTAACTCCTCATCTGTCATTGCGTTTATTTCTTTTTGTGTCATTTGTTTTCCTCCTCAATCAAGTAATTCTCAAACATCGCATACCTGAAAAACGGATTGTCCATATAGTTACCAAGCATTTCATCCGTCCAATTTTCAAATCCATAAACCTCATCAGGATTCCAATTATCAACGAATTCCAGCATTCTCCCACCTCCTATGCCTTGTTCAAATGAATGCGCCTCTATTTCCAAATAATTGCGCTCTATGAATAACTGAGACATGCCTTTAATCCTATCAATAGCATCTTCTCTTGTGATATATCTAGTGCTTTCAATGCCCATTATTTCTCTTTTCCAAGCTCAATCGACGCACTTGTTAACGCTATGCTAATGTCTAATAGTATCATTTTGCGAAACCTCAAGTCTTTTATGCGTTTCTGATCTCGCCTGATTTTAGGAGAGAACCATAGCGCAGGTTCTCTTAGTATCCCTACAATATTCTGGTCAATCTTGTCAATCCTATTAGCAAAGCACTCCGCGATCACCCTAAGTGTCTTTTCCATTGTTGCCTCCTTTTATTTTGCCGTCGTATTGTAAGACTTAAACAACATCGAACAAAGGAACGTCATCCCCAACGCCTGCCAGAAACTAACCTCTGAAACCCCTGAGACTACATTTACTAGCACTCCATTCCACAATAGCCACACGGGAACAGCGCTCAACAGGACAAGTCCGCCAAAAACAACCAATAGACCAATAACGGCTGTAGATTTCATATTATCTCCCTTATACCATCTTTAACTCAGCGAATCCTCTCGCAACCCTATTCTCAATAACGCTCACAATATCAGGAACTCTATAGGTGAATGTGGTGTGCTTTTCGATTTCTGCGTCACTCGGATAAGCAGAAAGTGCATCCGCCCACTTAACCAACTTTAGAATATCGCCAAAAGCACTGTTCGTCCCGTTACCAGCCTTGTTGCTATCGAGCATTTTCTTCCACGACATAGCATCTGAGGATAGGTACAACTTCGGGCTTTTACCCCCACCCTTCGGAGGCTTTCCCATCTTATATTCCCATTTGCCATTACTTGCGGCTTTATATACAGTATATACGTTGCAATTGAGCATTTTCGAGACACCTGATGCAGCAATCCACTTTTTCATCAGTCTAGTTCCGATAATTCGCTTGGTGCAAATACGAACGATTTTAGTTCTCCGCCTAAGAATACGTTAACCTCATAGCCATTGTCTTTAGGTCCGATTACTGTTACGTTTTCTCCCAGACATTCTCCGCGTTCACTATGCTGCCAACATTCTCCCATTAAAGATGTTGCCTTTACTACGTCTCCCGCTTCTAATTTCATAAATCCTCCCTTAATTATAGCTCTTGTAATCCCCTTCGCCTTCAAGTTCAAGGATTGCTAAGATGGCGTCGAACACCTTGTCTTCTTTTTCATCGGATAAGTAAATGTCAAATTCCATCAACGCTTCTTGAATGAATTCGCAAGCATTAGCACAGATATGAGTTACATCTTCCATCCGCATCTTCTTCATGTCGCCTCGTTTGTCAATAAAGCTATTAATATCTGCGTATTTCCACCACTCTCTAGCGCGTAGACTGTCTCCTATATGCGATCTAAGCGCCTCTCGGTTCTTAGAGTTTAGCCCCGCTTCGCGTTGCTTTGACCTACGGTAATCTGTAACGCTACCAGCGCTAGCACATGAACGAGAACAGAATCTGGCTTGTCTGCACCCAGACGAAGTTTCAAACTCTTCCCCGCAATATTCACACATTACGTTTATCATTGGAAGTTTTCTACCCTTGTTGCCATATATTACGGCACAAGAAAGCGAGCAAAAGAATCTATTATTCCCCTTTTTGTTCTGTCTCGTTATCTCCTTCTTGGGTTTATCAAACAACTGCCCGCATTCAGCGCATTTTATTGTAACTGTTTTCATCTTTATCACCATCTCTGGTGGAGGCGTCGGTGATTCGAACACCGAGTCACGATCTACATTCTACACAACGTCTACAAGCATATCCAGTTAGGCATGGATGCCTTGGGGTTGACCAGCTTCGGTCGTTCCACCACTTGGTCGATTAGTATTGGCTCAACCAGGAAAGCCTCTGTAGGTCCCTTGCTCTAAGCTGGGACAGGTACTGCGTTTGCCAGTGTGGCGTTGACCGAGAAGAGTCCACTGACGAAGCTTACGACTCGATCCTTCGCATTAGCGAAGAGTGTTTTAATGTTGAACTTTGTTTTTGTTGCCAGTTTAGTAGTTGGCGCTACGCTTGCAATCATGTCTTCCTGTAACCGCTCGATTCCAAAGTCGCCCCCATATATTTTTTGCCTCCTATATGTACTAATTATACACTACTCTTCGGCGTTTGTCAAGCCGGGGATTGTTGACCAATGAGTCACTTTTTTGTATATATCGCCTGTCCCGTCAACAGCCAACCACCGGCCATCATCATATTCAGCGAAATCACGTTCGCGTTCTCCGCATGTGTTTATGCGTACAATCTCAAGACACCACATTGCCTCTTTGTTTGTAGGCAAACATTCTTTTACTGGAATAAGGTCAAGATTAACCTTGATATGTTTTGGTGTTTCACCGCCGTTAATCTTAAACGCAATGAACGACTCAAGTTCGTCAACGTACATCGGGTAGTCAGATATCTGTCTGTTGTAGATGTACTCAGCTGTTTCTTGTGCTATTTTCATGTTATTACTCTCCTTCCTTTAGCTTCTTTAACTTTGTCTCTAACCTAACTATTTCTCTTTGGTGTTTCTTTTCTTCTTCCTCTTCTCGCTTTTCTATTTCCGCTTTTATTTCCGACTCGTTTTCACTGCACCACTTCTTATAATTTGCGAGCTTTGTGTTATAAGCTTTCGTTCGTTTGGAGAATTCTTCGTCCGATTCATCAGCCTTCCAGTAAAGGTATACAATATAATAATCATCCCAATACTCGCGTTTTTTGTCTATCGTTACACTCGCAAGATCAATACCTTGTTCGGCCAGAAAATCGACTATAGATTTAAGGCTTTCTCCCTCGAATATCTCCTTCTCATATTGTTTGTTCTTTATCCGCGCAGGCTTCTTTGGCTCTTTCTTTATCTTCATTTTTACCCCCTTACCAACGTCTTTATCGGCAGCGTCTTTGCAATTTCACGAAGTTCGCCAACTGTCAGATAATCATTCTTCAGCTTATCCCTCACCTCAATATACGGTTGTAAGTAGTATATATGTGCGTTTAAGTCACTAAGCAGTTTACCTATGGCGTGTATTTCTGAATGCCTAATTCCTGGCGCTGCCGTTGTCCTAAACTCGTGCGGAATGCCACTGTCTGTTATCAACTGAATACTATCAAATATGTCTGTAGTGTTAACATTTGTACCACAACGCATTGAATACATGTTAAGTTTGCCTTTTATGTCCATGGCGATGTAGTCTAGCAAGTAGATAACCTGTTCGATAAGTTTTGGGAAACTGCCGTTAGTATGAACGGCTACCCTGTATCCTTTGCTTTTCAACGCATGGATTGTCTCTATGATTCCTTCTTGAGCGAACGCCTCGCCACCTGATAAAACTATGCAGTCTATTTGTTTAGGGACTAACTTGAGTGCTTCATCCAATGAATACACTTTTCGTCCATCTGTGTCAAATGGCACCAACTCTTTATTGAAACACCATGGACACCGGAAATTGCACCCAGACGCAAAGAACACTGAGGATACTTCTCCAGGAAAATCGACGGTTGAGACAGGTTCTACCCTTACAATATTTATAACGCACCGTCCTCTTCATACTCATCCTCCAATAATCCTACAAGTGTATCAACCTGGCCGCAAATAACCATATATATAGTGCTATAAGAAGGATTGTCAGCCAGTCTAACTAAATTCTTAAGGTTATATTGGATAGATTCGGCAATACTAAGCGCGTCTTCGTTCATTATTCTCCTCCTTCAATCGCATCAACTATCTCGCTATATATGTGATCTAACCCCTCTGATTCAGCTCTGTGTGTTTCCATAGGAAAGCTACCGCCAGTTGTTTGCGGATATGATAGCCAGTCTCGGAGTTCTTCTAGTGTTTCGCGTGAAATTTCAACCATGTCGGAAAGCAACGTAAAGGCTCCTTCTTCAATTTCTCCGCATCCACAATAAGGACATGATGGCTCTCCTCGATTAAAGTCTGTATATTCTAGCTCGTCGTATGTTCCTTCAAATTCACAGTTAAGGCAATGGCATTTTGTTTTGAGGTCAAATTTCTCCATGATATCTCCCTTTGTCAGTAAATTTCGTACACATCCTCGTTCTCTCTTAGTTCTCTCAACGAAGCGAATGTTGTGCCGGGAACAATTGCGCCAAGCATGTCTTCGTCAACACTAAAGTATTCAGCGATTTGCTCCTGCGTGTCGCTATAACGCCTTATCTCTTGCACGTCTTCTGTTAGTAGTTTCATAGGCCATCTTCTTCATCGTATTCTGGAAAATATGCCAAGCCCTCATCTACTAGTTTTTGCGCTACTTCGTCTTCGCATGTAATAGCAATGTAATGAGTGTCGGCACATATATCTATGTGAGTTTTTGAGGTGAAGACACTAGAAATGCTGTCAATGTGTTTAACGACTCCCTCTAATCTTTCAGCAAGCAAATAAAGTGCCTTTGCGTTGTTGCCTTCTTCCTCTATGCAGGACTGTAAATCATCCCCCTGTTTGAAATACCCCAGATGCACTTCTACTGTTTTCATGGTTTCTCCCTTGTTGCTTTAGATTGTGCGGCTGGCCGGGAGCCGTGCCTTCCCGATCTTATGGGTTGCAGTGGTCATATCGACTTGCTTTCCGCCTGCCGTTCGCACGTCAGATCTTCCTAAGAAGCCGCAACCGCACAAAAATCATTATATACTATTCTTTGGTGTTTGTCAAGTCGTCTTCTGGAACATCCCCAGAAACTGTATAGTTGTCTCTTTGGAAGAACTCGGCGACCTTGGCATCATTAAACGCATCAAGCGGCCTTATGTAGCCAACAACACGGGAATATATCTCGCATCTTTCCTCACATTCTGGGCAAAACAAATGTTCTCCAGCAACGTACCCATGATTAGGGCATACGGAAAAGGTCGGAGTTATGGAAAAGTAAGGCAAATGATAGTTTGTCGCAATCTTTTTGATGAGAGCCTTCAACGAGCCAATATCAGGCGCTCGCTCGCCAAGGAAAGTATGGAACACAGTCCCTCCAGTGTACAATACCTGTAGCTCGTCTTGTAAATCTAGAGAATCAAATAAATTAAGCCCAGATGATGCAGGCAATTGGGAAGAATTCGTATAATACGGAGTATCCCCGCCAACAACGTCTATGTTATAAAACTTGATGTCGTCAAGATATTTAAGGTCTTTCAGCGCTAGTTTGAAGCTTGCGGATTCTGCGGGGGTTGCTTCCAAGTTGTAAATATTCCCAGTGTTGTTCTGAAACAATGAAATGACCTCTCTCATATGCGATAAAACCCTAATTGCAAATTCCTTCCCCTCTTCAGACATAATATCTGTATCGAGCAAATTGTACAAAGCATCATTCATCCCAATTGTGCCGATTGTCGAAAAATGATTATGCCAGTATCCTTTCCCACTAACACTAATATCTCTAAGATAAAACTCAGAGTACGGATAAAGCCCTTGTTCTGTTAGCTTTTCTAGAAGTTCTCTCTTAATTTCTAAAGAGTCTTTTGCCTTCCACATAAGCCCAGTAAGAATATCTAAAAACTCCTCTTCGTTATCTGCGATACACCCAATTCTAGGCAAATTAATTGTGACTACACCTAAACTTCCAGTCTTGGGATTTGCTCCAAATAACCCGCCGCCCCTTTTGTATAGATCTCCGTTGTTGATCCGCAGCCTACAGCATTGGTGTGTGACTATACCATTAGGAAGTTCATATAGATGTTCTTTTGTAGAAACTGTAAAATTATAAACAACATCCGATTTTGAGTTCTCAAAAGAAACAGACTTAACATCAACAGTATAATAGTCGTCATTAAAATCGTTGTAATCTCTTTCTTCCAGCTTATAGCTTGTAAAGCGTTCAAAATCCGACTTATCCTTCTTGAAGTATCTGGTATTGTTTTTATTCACAGAATAAGAAACTCCTCTACCAATAGAAGAACAAAGGACAACAAGATCTTCAACGAGCTTTTTATTAGTAGTGTGTGCTATATTTCTTACCTTTTTACTTCCATCAGTATCTTGGTATCCTTCAAACATTCCCTCCCTAAAAAGAAGGCTTGTGTTCCACGTTTTATAGTCTATCCTTTTTGTCTTTGCTGTTGTACCACGAATATATTGAGATACAAACCCAACGGCCTGTCTGCCATAAACGTGAACCTTGAATATGTGCACATCTTCCTGTTTATAATACGATACTTCACACCCGATTGCAGTAAAGAAATCATATATCCTTTTAACTATGTCTTCCCTTTCTATGTTTATGGCGAAGTTTATTTCAGAATCACTATGTGTTTGTTTCCATCCTTCTCCAAGAAAATAACCAACCATTAATCCGGCTTCGTAGCTACCAATTGCCTCATCTATATCATATGCTCTTTTTGCAAAAAGAAGCATATCGCCAGCAATTAGGTCTTGGCTCTCAACGTTTGTTATCTCTCCGTCGCGCACCACAGGGCATTTATGCTGCATCGAGAAATTCTGCTTCAACCCATTATCAAGCATGATAGACACATACTTATCGTATTTATCATACGGGACTTCAAACATGTCTGAGATGCTAACAAATTTTCCATTATTAAGTATGCTATAGCTTGGTTTTTCTTTGCTGCTTATCCACCTAGAAACAATGTTTCTAATTTCATCTATAGAAACCCTCCCATTCCCATTCTTATATATTACATTCTGTGAACCAAGAATAGCCATGCTTCTGACATCCTCGGGATTCATATCGCTGTTAATAAAATTAGAAAAATACGGGGTGCCGTACTTGGCCGTCATTTCCCAAATTGGATTGTATATAGGGTTTTCCCAGTCAAAATCTTCTGTTAGATTATATGTGGGAATTGGGAACGTGAATGGTCTTTCACCAGCATCGCCCTCAATCATAATTTCAGCGAATGCTCTGTTAAACATGTCAACTTCATGCTGTAGTTCACCATACGTAAAATCGCACGGCTTCCCTCCAACGATGGCTGGGAGTTTCTTTAGATGGTCTGGAACGACTAAATCTAAAGTGAAGTTTGTGAATGGCGCTTGCGCCCCAACGCGAGTCGGGACGTTCAAATTGAATATAAATTCTTGGACATTTTGTTTCAAATCTTCGTATGAAACATTGTCAGACCTAATAAAAGCAGCAAGAAATGTATCGACATTAGAGAACGCTTGTGCTCCTGCCGTTTCCCCCTGTAGCGTATACATGAAATTAACTATCTGCAACATCGCAACTCTTAGATGTTTTGCTGGGAGAGATTCGATCTTCCCTCGAACACCCTTAAATCCCTTAGTAAGAAGGTCCATTAAGTCCCATCCCACACAGTATGAGCCCAACGTTCCAAGGTCGTGAATATGAAAGTCCCCGCTCTCGTGCGCCTCCTTAATATCCTTGGGATATACCTCATTCAGCCAATATTTTGAAATTTCATTTTCAGTTATACTCACGTTCAAACCCTGTAGCGAGTACCCCATATTGCTATTCTCTCTGATTTCCCAGCCTTCCCGACTCAAGTACCTATCTATCCTATTTAATTTTGTCATATTTATTTGAATTTTCTCTCCGTTTTAATGCGGACTAATAGTATACCATATATTCAGTTGATTTTCAAGTTTTATTTGTTATGTGTGTTATTTATGGGACTGACTTATGTTTCTTAAGAAGCATCTAATCCAGCCATAACCTTACTAATCCTCTCAACAAGTTGTTCCTCTCCAATATCGCCAGAATATAACCATTCGATTTGATATGCTAATTTTGCTGCGTTATCAATCATTTGTTGTGCAACATTTAGCAGCGAGATAGTCTCTTCGCTGAAGCCATAGAAGTAGCCAAAGTCTCCCTCTTTTTCATTGTTGTCAATTTCACATCGCAACTGATCCGCAAAGTGTTGAATCTTAAAGCATTCGTAATCAAAATGTCCACCGCTCATTATTCACTCCTTGTCATTTAACAAATTCCCTAACCAGCAGCCTGGCTTATGTTTATCGCGCTTCATATCTCGTTTACATACAGGGCAACCACCCTCACATATTTCGTAATAGGCGCCACCAAGACCTTCACGCGCAGAGTATTTGTAAACGCCAGCCTTTTCAAGCTTTCGCAATTTCTTAATATCGACAAGAACCTTTTCGTTGACATCACCGATATGGTGTCCAGTCTCATCCTCAAGCCGCAAGCATTTCTTCATCATTCCTCCTTATGTTTCGCGTATGTATTCTCCTTTGTTATGTGTGCTATTTATGGGACTCCCATTCCGCATGATGCTCGCCAATGCTCATATCCCGCACGAGCTTAAATGAATCAAGCATCGCCACAAATATCCTAGCAGTGTTATAGGCATCGTCTCTTCCACAGTGTTGGACTCCCTCAAATTCCATTCCCAACTTATCCAGCGCCTTCTTTAGGCCAATCAAGTTTGTCATCCCTATCCACATTCCGAAGAAATACTTCAGGTTAATATGCGTTGGCGGAAATGGATAATCAGTTACATGAAGATCAGCCATCTTCCAGAACATATTCTTATCGTAATCGCCCCACGAGATCATAGTGTACTTTCTCGAATCGTACTTCTCAGTTAGCGTTCTAATGGCATCTACATACTTTACGCCTTTGTCTTTTAGTATTTTAGTAGTTATTCCAGTAAGGTCAGTGCAATAATCTGAAACCGTCGATCTTTCTGGATAAACATATATTGATTCACCCTCACCGATTTCATGCGTTCTAAGATCAACTGGAACTACTCCGATTTCTATGATTTCGCTTCTTTCACCCTTTGGCGGGAATCCAGCCCAACAGGTACTTTCTACATCACAGACCAAAATCTTATCTGCTTTTCGTCTCATTGGTACTCCTTTCGCTACGATCACAATCATACAGTATTTCAAGGCGTTTGTCAATGGCTTGCTTTTTGGCGTTGATTAGTGTATAATTGTGTTTGTATTGAAGGAGGCGCTATGATTGAAGACAAGTGCGCAACTAGATTGACGTTGGAGGTTGACTATCCAGAAGGTACATGCGCTTACAGTGTAGGGATTCCTAATTGGGACCCTGACATGGATCAAATGGTAGACGAGCTAATCAGGCCAGTTCTATTGGCTGCTGGGTGGCATCCTAATAATATTGACGCTATATTCGGAGAGAGGTAAGGGGGAACATGGCTAAGTTACAGTACTCATCGAAATGGAATGGAGAAAATGTACCGGACAAAAATGGGCTTAAGGACGACGAGCAAGAAGTTTGTATTTACTTTTCCGCTAGATCGGCCAAAGAAGGGACTGCTGAAGTTGGTTCTCATATACCGGTAATAACACGAGCACTTCTTGAGTCACCGTTTTTCAAAATCAATAAAAATGGGCTTGAGTTGTCAACTACTAAGCATCCTTACGTCATTAGTGTTTCTGGAAGAATACCGATTCAGTCTTTATTGATTAAATCACCGCGCAAGGCTGGCTCATTGGCAAGCGTTATCGCCAACAAGGGAAGATGAGCGTAATCCGAGGGCGTTTGAAGCGTTTTAGCAAAATAGGCGAAAGATGCGCGCGCAAACCCGTACAGGGACAGTGTTTTAGCATGTGCAAAACTGCTATTTTATTTGCACGTAAGAAATCGCCCTTAACTAGCTTGACATACTTGATATGCCCTATTACGGAGGTTTATATAGCGTGACGCATCCAAATAAGGTGAAGGGGAATGTTTTTGAGAGGGAGCTTGTAAATAAAGCAAAAGAAATTGGCATAGAGGCCGAAAGGTCATACGCCAGCGATGGCCGCGCTCTAGGAGAAGTAAAAGAAGTCGATGTGGTTATTGGCGGGGTGCGGATTCAAGCGAAACGCAGGAAGAAGTTACCCGAATATCTTAGAATAGACGACGGTGTTGATATCGTTGTATTTCGAGAAGACAGAGGCGAGGCATACGCGCTAGTTCCATTCGAGAAGATACTTAGGCTTATAAAAGAAGGCAAGTGGGAGGAGGATAACGATGGATAAATTACCAAGTTATGTAACAATTCAGGAACGAGAAGTAATGCTAGATACGGTGAACGCCAAGAACGATACTAAGCGAATCATCTACAGGATGACTACTGCTAGTAAAAATCCATACGAAGAAACTATGCGAGGTATTTGCGAATATCTAATTGAAAAGGAGTCCGATAATGTTAAGGCGATTGCGTTCTTCTTTTGGAAAGGATCGTCTCCTTGGGGCCAGATTGCAGCACTAGCAAGTCTCACATACGCCCCGGGGGGTTCATGGGAAGATGCATTTGATTCATCTGAACCTATGGAACTTGTGCTTGACTTCGATAACTATTGCGATCATTGCGGAGGACGTGTTTAATGACTGATCTAAGGATTGCGATTATCGGAGACAAAAGTTTCAACGACTATCCTGGCATGAAATCTGTCTTAGATACGTTCGTAGACATCCATGCTGAGGAAACAATCAGTATCATTTCAAGCGATAGCAAGGGAGCATCATCGTTGGCGAAAAAGTACGCGCTGGATAGCGACATTGAATTCAAGTGCTATCCAGCAGACAGAGAAAGCTTTGGTGCGATTGCTGGACTTATCCGTGATAAAGAAATGATCGGAGAGTCAGACAGAGTAATTGCGTTTTATAGCGGCAAGCCCGGCGAAACAAAGAACGCGCTGGAGGAAGCCGACAGAGCAGAGATTCCCAATTACGTAGTAGGTTCATAACTATCCACCTTGACTTCCTCTTCAATCAATCCATTCATAACAAAAACTCTACCAGCACGCTTACGCATCGGCGAATATACCTTATCAACTCGTAATAGTATTTGATTGTCGTCCAGCGGAATTCCACCTTCCTTAGCGAATACTGGGCGGCAATGCTTGAAGAAATCATCCTTGTTGCACGCAACGTATAGCTTTTCTTTACTCGAACCATTACCGTTGGGTTCTATCAGCCCATCTTCCACGAAATCCTTCTTAAGATCAGTGAATGACGCTGATCGTGCTTGCAACAATATCTCAGTGTATTTTGCGTTCTCTTCTACAGTAAGAGACGACTTGCCCTCTAGTGCGCTTAGTATTAGTTCTATTTTCGAGTAGTTTACGCCGTCGTTCCATTCTAGCCCTAACGATTCTAGTTGTGCGTATGCCCTTGCTTCTTTCTCAGACTGATTAGGATCTAATCCAAGTCCCGCGACTAGCTGTTGAGGCGACTTAGAATCACCAGAAAGGCTATAGTGCTCCCATACAAACGCCAGGATCTTAGCCCTATGCGCTTCGCTGGAAGCCATTGCTGATAGAGCGTCAATACTCTGTTCCAATAGTTCCTTGTCGTGCTTTATATAGAACCACAACGTATCTCTATCTCTGATTGCTCCATTCTGGAATACTGTCAATCCGTTTTCTTTGTCTTCGCGATCCCACTCGTTATCTTTGATCTGAATGATCTCATCTGTTTTCAAGCTATGACACTTAGAACACAACGTCATTCCATTCTTTCTATCGTCCTTTGTAGGGTCACCGCCAGATCCTCTAGGGCTAACATGGTCGGCCTGCAAGAATCCAACATACTCCTCATCTTCTCCATTGAACCCACAAATAACACAACGATACCCATCAAGCGCCAGCACGTCTTTCCTAAAGTCAGGATCTCTTTTTGCCATCTCTCCTCCCGTTTTTCTTCAGCCTGTAGTCCTCATCTCCATTAAGTAATATAATACAATCTCCACACATATCAGCAAGCCTAGAAACAACACGAGGGCTATACGCGCCGCCCATTTGTGCAAATCCTAAATTGCTTGATATGGCTATTGGAAGCTCTTTATTGTACCTATGCTCTATTATCTCTTCAGTAAGCTCCTTTACATACGGGCTTATTTTTCCATCATTGCCAGTTCCTTCAGACATAAGTTCGTCAATAATAAGAAGATCAGCAGCCTTGCATTCCTCAATATATCCAGAAGAAGACCCGTCTGAAAACCCATCCGTAACAGCCCTGAATAGTTCTTTGTGCGGCCAGAACACTACGCAGTTACCAGGATCAGTAACTAATACATAGTCGTTATCGTCAAGTAGTTCTAGATCAGCCTCTCTATTAAACTCGTTAGCCAGAGACACAAGCAGGTGCGTCTTGCCACGACCAACAGGCCCAGTAAGCACAACGCCGCCAGAAGTTCCATCTAACAGCGACTTACACGCATCCAGGGCCTTCCTATGCGCCGCTGACAGCACTTCAAAGCTATCGAATGAACACTCGGCGAACCTATCTCCAATTAAATCTCGATTGATTATCAACGCACCACTGCTCCATAGTCATCCTTTGATTCTTGTCCTCTATACAATCCGCCCTTCTGTCTCTTTCCGCCTGCCGCCCATGCCCTAGCAGAGTTAAGATACCCCTCAAACTTGGACGCCCTGAAAAGCGTTATTGGCCTGACAAATCCCATCATCTTATCATCACCAAGCCACTCCATGCATTTATGCTCTACGACTAACTTTAGGTCATATTCGACATATCCGTCGTCGCGCATTCTAGGGATAATAACATTCCTAGATGTCTTAGAGTGCCGATAGCTAAAACTCACGTTGTATTTCTTAGCAGTCTCGTTTATGTAATCAGTTATCCTATCGGCAGCCCTATTGCGTGCTTGCAATCCAGCATCATTAGATTCTCTAGAAGCTAATACCTCCTCTAAAAAGTCCGGTATTGGAAACTCGGCCTTTACTTCGTTATCTCGGCTACTGAACACACCAACTATATTCAAATATTCTTCTCCGCCATCAGAAAACACAACTATCAGTCCGTTGTTCTCTAGTTCGTCAATCCACTCTTCTATAATTGACGGCGATGTTTCTCCGTTTATGTGGCGGCTCTCAAACAAACGTCCGTTAATCTTTTCCGGCGTCGCAAAATAACTTCCGTTGCAGTCACATCGGGCCAAGATTCTTGTATAAAGCATCTCAGCCCCAATGCTACAATTGTTAAGCGAGCCAAACTGTGCCTTTCTGAGTGGACCCCATCGCTCGCAAATAGCCACTATCCCCTCCTTTAGAACGGTACTTCCTCGTTGCCTTTATACGGTACGTTGTCGCCATATACTGGCTTTGCTCGCTCTGAGTCCTCACGATTGTCAAGGAACAACACGGTATGAGCGACAATCTTGGTGAAATACTTCTTGCGGCCGTCTTCTCCGTCAACTGCGTCAATTTGTAATCGCCCCTCAACGTAAACTCTCTTTCCCTTTGTCTGGTACTTAGCGACGTTTTCTGCGAGCTTGTCCCAGCAAACAATGTCTACAAACGTTACGTCTTCCTGTAGATCGCCGTGCGCGTCTTTATATTTCCGGTTCAGAGCAAGCCCAAACGTTGTAACGGACTTTCCTGATCCAACAGTCTTTAGTTCGGGATTCCGCGTAAGTCTCCCAATAAACATAACTTTATTTAACATACTACCCCCTAAAATAACTTCTCTTGTCCCACAACGTCGCCGTCAGGGGAATGTTTTACCTCGCCGTCCTCAATCACGAAAGAAAGAGGATCACCATCACCAACGATTTCCATCCATATCTGAAAGTCCAACTCTTCCGCCATTTTTGATACTAATTCCATATTGTCTTCATCTAACAGCGAAGCTTGCGGCATGAGGATGACTTTTATTTCTGGCTTACCTGCTATTGATAACGCCATACACACACGCAATTTTTCGGCCTGACTCGCTTGGTTGAGCGGCACGCCTGCATAGTATAACGCATTATCCTGTATAGTCAAGCCCTCAATAGAAAACTTTGCGTCCCTAATAACGCTGATCTTGTATTCCTTAATTTCTTCCATCCTGGCTTCTATCTTTTCTATCGCAGCTACGTTGTCATTTAGCTCAACGACTAGTCCTACCACCTCTTTGTTCTTGCTTGCCTCGCTATTGTGTTTTTGGATACGTTGTATTTCTGCAAACAGATTGGCGTCGTCAACGTCTACAAGGCCAGCTACTGTTTCCGCCAATGCCTTACCTGACTCCGTTCGCTTGTCTATCTCTTCATTGATCGAACGAAGTTGATCTTCTAACTTTGCCGCATCTTCCTTCAACGACTTAACGCGATCACGTTCTGTTTCAAGCTCGAATCTTAGTTTAGCATTCGCAGTATTTACTTCTCGCGCATTACTATGTTTTGCCAGAAGTTCGCTATCGTCTATTTGATCTACTGGAGAGTCGGCACTATATCCTTTAGTTAGAGAATTCAAGGCTTTCGCGTCCCGATTTAGATCTCGGCGAGTTTCATAGATAGAATCGTATTCTTTGTCTAAGTCGGTGAAGTCAATACCTAAAATATTCTTAACTTCGTTCATTTGTTCAGAAGGCGACAAGCCCATTAATTTCAACGGATCGCAGGTGTATTTATTGAGAAGACTATCCAGGAACTCTTGCGGCCTCTTGATCTTTTCGTCAGACCCTTTATAGACAACTGTTAATTTGTGTGGATCGATTGTTCTTGTGATTACAAAATCTCCAAAATCAATCTGGCCAGCGCCCTGTTTTTCTCCTTCCCTAATAGGCTTATCCGGGAAAGAAGAAGGCCCTCTTAGCAGAATTTCTATGCCGTCTAGTATGCTCGATTTCCCTTGAGCGTTCCTGCCAGTGATTTTTACAATATTCCCCATTGGAGTTATATTCACGGCTTTGATTTTTAACACATTTTGTAGCAATAATTTTGTAATTACCACTATTCCTCCCCTTCTTCTTTTAGATAGGCCCATCTTTCCCCTGTTGCGATCAGGCCAATACAAGAGCGAGAAACATTGAAAAGAGCGCTAATAGATTTATGCGTCAACCCAGCACGCAAAAGCCGCCTAATTTCATGCACGTTCTCCTCAGTCAATTTACTCATATTGTTTTTCTCGCCACCGAGAGAATGTAGTCCAGTATCAAATGCGTGAATCATATTCTCAGATTGTGTTACATACTCTAGGTTGTCCAATCTATTGTTGGTTTTATCGCCATCCTTATGGTTGACCTCTTTGCCTTCTGGGCATTGGCCGACGAATGCGGCCATAACTAGTCGGTGGACAATCGCATCATGTTGATCGCCATTTCTACAAAGACTAATGCCGCAATAGCCACTGCTAATTATGCGTTGCTTCAGAATCTTACCAACGAATGTATGCTTTCTGTCCGCTACATTACGCGCTCTTCCAATATCGCTAACCTCGTACCATCCTTTATAGCCAACAACTGGTTCCCATCGTTCTCCAATAATTTCTTCATCGTACTTCTCTTTCATTCTCGACCTCCTACGGCAAGTTTATTTGTTGACGACCGGGCAACCCGTAGGATAGGCAATGCTGCCTGATGCCCTTGCCGCCAACGTTTATATTATACACTATTTCTAACGTTTTGTCAAGCGAGAAAAGTTCATTCCTCACCTAACTCCTTACAAACTTTATCTAGTTTGTCGCAGAACACATTAAGCTCATCTTCCAAACGAGCCAAAAACTCTTCGTCTCGTTCAACACGAACAACAAATAGCGGAAGACCGGGATAGTACGTCACAAAATCGCACCACTCGCGCTTTGTAACGAGAAGTTGTCCTTCAACTTGTTGGAAATAGATAGACGGAAGTTTCCCACTGCGAAGATACCCAACAGCGGTTTTTGCCAAAGGATTCTTTAGTTCGACTAGTCCATTCTCGCCCACAAATCCATCTGGGGATGCGCCGTATCTGCCTGAATCACTAAGGCAGAACCCAACCTCCTCAACCGTGACCTCATATGTCATGGCGTACACACCGCGAGATAGATCTTCTCTATCAATACCTGTCTGCATAGCAGCCGATGTATGTGTCTCTTCGCGCACACCGGTTATCCTCTCAGCAGCTAGTCTATTAAGATAGTCCTTCTGAGACTTAGACGGCTTACCGCTCCCGTCAACGATTTTCCCGTAATTGGACGCGCTGGGGATTCCCAAACGCGCCTTATACCACTCGTCTGTCCGCTGTTCGCAGTCAATTATACGCATTGTTAGCTACCAGACGCTTCTTTCTTTAGCCTTTCATGATATGCGGTAAATAGATTGTAGACTTCTACAGCTCCGGCGTCTCCGCATTCGTTCTTGATTTGATCCCTATTTCCTGTCCACCACTCAGCAAAAACATCTGCACTGGAATTGCTAGCGGCCTCACACTCAGAGAGCCACTCGTCTACCTTGGACTCATCAACAGTATAATTAGCGTAATTAGCACCGTCCCAGCGTCCAAGATAAATGTCAGCGCCGAAACCAAGCGCCTTGCACGCAACCGAGAAGCTATCCGTTAATGCCATTTTATATGCTTCATCGTTGTTATATAGTCCGTTCCTTTCCTTCACTGTAAATTTTGAACTTCCGTGTCCCGGGATTGCATCCGACCAACCATCGTCGCCTTTAACATACAGAAAAATGTCAACAAACGCGATTACCTCATCAAATGCGGCTTCCTCTAGCCACTTATTTTCAATAGTATACTTCCATCCAATTCCGCACATCCCAAACTGTTTAGTAAGTTCCATCAATCGCCATGTCGGATCAATATCAGTAAATCCCTTCAATCGACCTGCCGGAATCGGCTTCAACATTTCTGCCGGTGGCTGTTTTACGTTATTCCAAATTCGTAAGTTATCTGTCATTCTCCCTCCAATTAAGCGGCCATCAACCATATAGAGAACTTATCTCCCCATTCTTTCCATGCGTCGGTTTGCGGTTCAATCAATCTCAACTTCAGATCGTCAGTGATAACCCAGTTCATAGCGTGCGGATGTGGTATCTTTCCCCACACAATACCTGCTGCATGTGCAGACCGGCGAACTCCATTCCTATACGCATCTATACAAAAACTAGCCTTTAGTGTGAACGAAAAATCATCGCAGTCAAAACGCTCAGCAGCGTATATATTCGAGTCTGTGTTGTCTTGCTCAACTAGGTGTTCAACGTATTCCTTTGACGGACAGTAATATTCCGCGTCAGCTAAATGAATGTGCGAGCGTGATGCCAACCGCTTTCCCAATGCAGCAACAATGATATCGTTAGCCTGTTTAGCTGTGATGTAAACTCCGTTGTCATTAATTGGAGTCGGCGGTTCTGGCACAACTACAGTGTTTTTAAGAGTAAGCCACTTCCTCAGCCAAGCCCCTATTCTTCGTATTGTGTTCATTTTTCTCCCGATAACGCACACTGCCCATTTCCACCAACATGAACATAGAACAACTCGTCGATCGTAAACCAAGTCGCCGGGACTGTGTATCGCCACGAACCAACCAGTTTTCCACCAACATCATAGTAATTAACATCGTAAACTCCAGGCTCTTCTATTTCTGCAACAAATCTGTGTGTATTGATCTTGTCTGAGTACGACACGTCAAGTTTGTAATACCCTCCAGGGTATCTGGTTCCGAACGTGGGGTCGGCAGCAAACTCAACGTCAATTTTGTTGGCCTCTGCCTCAACAAACATCTCGGCGTCACCTTCTGGCATACCATAAGGAAGTTGTGATCCATATTCCATTTTGCAATCAAACTTGTAAGGTTCCCATCCAATGAACGGTGCCCATTCAAATCCATTATACGGGTTAATAGTTCCTGTCCAACCTGGCACAACCCTAAACTGATTCCTCGGCAAGTCTACTGTCCAAAATACTGTGTCGTTCTCACACTTAGATGGCATCCTGAATGTAGCGTTCTTTACAGTATATTTCTCGTCGTCGGATAGCCCAGTGCTTGCACCGTATTGGTCAACGTAAGACGCAAAACTAACAAGCAGCGCATTCCCAGGCTGTGGCGTATTATACCCAAACGGCTGGCCGTTAAGCAGCGGTGCGTTTATAGTGCCTTCTGGCGAAATCAAAACTACTTCGATTACTACCACACTAGGCGCCTCAAAACACCCATACATAAGTGATAGAGATAGAAGAAGAATTAGTGTTAGAATTCGTTTCATGTTTTCTCCCTTTTATAAGATGTGCGTGGCGGCGTTTATTCCGCCACGCTTTTGTAATGCTAGATACTTACGTCTGGGATCAGATCCCCGAACAGAAAGTTAACTCCGATAACAGGAAGAACGATAAGATTGCCAGCTCCTCTTGGTGAAAGATTTAGATCGCCATAAAGTTGTAGAGGCCCCCATGTTTTAGAAACACCAAGTGCAAATGAAAACTGATTATATTGCAGTCTGCCGGTATTGGTGTTTCTTATCTGTGCATAATTCATTGTTAACTTTGCCCCGGCCCTATAGCCAAAACCGTCTGGAAGTCGCGGGGTCCACATAACTGCGGAATTCCAAAGAAGAAATGGAGTCGACAAGTCATCCTTCTGAATTTCAAGATTCACGTCACCGAAGTCATACCCAAATGTAAGCATACTATTTTGACCGTTGATTGGGGTAATAGCAACACCAAGCAATGGACCGCCAGCAAAAACAGCCGTACTCAAAGCGACAAGCGTAATAAGTGCAATCAAAAACTTCTTCATTATAAACCTCCTAGATTTAATTTCCTACTTCTTCATTTTCTAATAGTTCCTCGGCAAATGCCGCCATCTTCCTAATAGCCTCAGTAATCGCAACCTGTGCGTCTGGACCAAGTTTCTTATACAAACTTCGCAGGTAAGGACGAACCTTGTCTGCAATATCAGCCGAATTGGCCTTTTCTAGAATCTTAACTAAGATTCGCCAAATAGCTGTGCGGAGAATCCAAACTAGAAAACCAGCCCCTCGCGCCTTCAGCCACTCGAAAAATGCCCCTCCTTTCTTTTCTTCCATCATGTACCTCCATTACTGATTAATATTATACCATAGTTTCGTCAAAAAGTCAACCTATTTGACAGTTATACTATGCCACGTAGACTTAACTTTTCCATTGCCATCCCATACTGTTAGGAATACCGTATAAATTCCGGCGTCTTGATATGTATGCCAAACTGTTTTTGCCTTCTCCCAACTTTCCTTTCCGGTTGTTTCTCCATCACCAAAATCCCATCTACACCAATAGATTTTCGTGCCAATCGCGTGTGATTCGCTGCCATTAAATATTACGATTGAATCAGTCTGAATTTTAGCCGGAATGTATGAAAACAAAACGACCGGATCAAAGTCAAGCTCGCCTGTGATAGTTATCTCTCTTTCAGCCCGTCCAGTATCCCCACTTTCGTTGGTGACAATCAACAACACGCTATATGTACCGTAATTCGCATACGTATGTCGCGGCTTCTTACGAGCGCTAATTGCTCCGTCACCAAAATACCAATCATACGAAATAGCTCCACCATAAACATCATAGGAATTGCTGCCGTCAAACGTCACCGCAAGGTCGTCAATTGTTACATCAAAGCTGGCCACTGGCACAGCGCCTCCTACCAACTCTCCGGGCAACATACACGACGCCAACCCAATACACATGGCCACTAAAACTCCCACTAGCAGCCCAATCTTAATCTTCTTCATATAAGCCTCCTCAATAATTTAACCAAGTATACCACAAATCTACCAGTTTGTCAAGTCTTTTGGTTTGATGTCCTCCCTTATTGATATGATTATACACTATTAGGAAGATGATTGCAAGGCGAGTTTTATTTGGTAAAGGCACCAGACAGATAGTTCACAAGTCCAGTTATTCCTCCGGCGGATACAAGAGCGGTTCCGACAAGTTTCCACACGAGTTTATTAACGTTGGTGACAAACTTTGTGTTATTTACAACCTTGCCAATGATATCCTTGTCTTTTGCTTCCTCGATGTACACTTCATGGCGAGTCAATTGTTCGTTCATTGTGTCTAGCTTATCTTCTATGCGTTGATTTCCGTCGGCGTTCCTCTTTAGCTCGGCTAATACATGATTGGCCCAATTCGCCCACCCATCTCCGTTATTCTCTGGCATCGTCACCCGGAAATGCAGGAGAACTTGGGATAGTGATCGCAATAAATTTAGCGCCATTGGTCGAAGACACAACATGCGGTATTCTCGGAGGAACAAAGATAAAATCGCCTGCTTTTAGCATAAAATTGCTCCCGTTGCCCATCAATCTCCCGATGTCTTCTGTGGCTAGTCCATCTATGGCAACATCAAGCGTTCCAGAATAGACTAAAAACCACTCCTTTTCTTCGTGATTGTGTCTCGGCAACACGGTGTCTGGCGAAAAGATACAATTGGCTACTGCAATTCCGTCAATGTTCATGAGGTTTTTAGCGGTTCCTTCTCCGCACTCAACGGCATAAGACACTGTAGAATTGCTTATTCCAGCAAACATTAAAGGATCTAATATCGGTAGGTTCTTCGTTAATTCCTCTAGAAGTTCTATATTAGACTGCAATTTGTTGCCTCCAATTAGTTATATTATACTACATAGATAATTTTCTGTCAAGGCGGCGTTTCCATATTTTACACTTTTCACAAGTTCGCTCTTTTAACGACGAAAAGTACGCCATTATTTTCAGCCATATCAGCGAATTGAAGCCATTTTCTTTTCCATGGTTCATAGTGCAAGTCTGCCATAAAGCGAAGGGCCTCCTCATGGTCAGGGTTTATCTCTATCGAGCGCAGGCAATGCTCTCTTGCTTCATTGCCCCTCCCCAACTGAAACAAACACTTAGAAGCAAGCAGGTATGCGTCTCCTTTCTCCGCTTTAAACTTTGAAATCTTGATATACTCGCTAAACAAATTAAATGACTTTTCCCAATCATTCCTGTAATAGTACTCCCTGGCTAAATAGAATTTCCACCTAGCACCATTCGTAATTTTAGCAACCTCTTTTTTTAGGATACGCATGTTCCTGTCAGGATCTGCTTTATGGTTCGGATTTTGTCCCCATGTAATTACCACATCGCCAGCGTAGAATCCTGTATCAGTAATCACCTCGTGGATTGCGCCGCTGTACTCTACATTATCCTTTCGATAAAGATGCGGTAGATAATGGGAATGTTCTGAAACTGTCTTTGATACAAGTTTGACTAGAAAGGAATCATGTGCGTCACCGTGCTCATGTATGATAGACCTCATCTTTTCTATCCCACCTTCTTCTAGTGTCTTAGCTCCTCCGAGGTGGAATACCCAATTATGCGAACACATAGATGCAGCGAAGTTTTTCATTTCTGAGAAACTTTCGGACCAATCAAAATGATAAATTTTATCGGTAAATTCTCGCGCAATTTCCTCTGTATTATCAGATGTGCGGCTATCAATCACTACTACAAGCTCGTCAGCGTCCTTTACTGATTCCCATGCTACTCTGCAACTTGCTTCCTCATTTCGACAAATAGAATAAACGCTAATCTTTGTAGTTTCAATTACCATAAGTATCTCCCTATTTATTATTTAGCTTACGTTTGATACACCGCCAATCCTTATATCAAACAATCCGTAGGGATAGCGGCCCAATGCACAACGGCTGTACTAGATCCATCCGAACTAGTTATCGTGAATCCAGTCCACGCGCCTGCCCCTCCCGTCCACGAGCTGATATAGAATGTCTCGTTGGCTTCTCCGGTTAATATGACGGTAGGTTTCGAGGTGTACGTCGTCTTAAACGTTATGGTTTTTGTGTTAGCTACTAACGTTGTCTCCGCCGCATCAGGCGCTGCGTCTATAAATACATTTTCCGCGTTAGCCACAGCAGAGAAATCGTTAAAATCGCAATGAGTCACCGTTACCTCATCAGTATCTGTCCCAGCTATGTATATTCCATAGCCAGTGTTTGAATTCCCATTATCTGAACATGCAGTTACAACTGTATTCTGACAGTTTGATAATTGTATTCCGTCGCCTGTGTTATTCTGCGCCCGGATGCCTGAGAGAACGCCTGCTCTCATTTTAACGTCCAGCCCATCGCCGCCATTAGCTGAGAATCTCCCGCCAGTTATGATGACATTCCCCGCTTGACTTATGTACACACCGTCGTCTGTGTTGTCGTAAGCGGCGACGGCGTCTATACGTATCTCAGTGTCTTGCCCATTATCTAGGTACGCAGCGCGGTAGAAATCTATTCCTCTAGTGCAGCTCCGGTACTCTCCTCCACGAATGGAGATTTGGTTCATCTCTAATATGCCAGGGCGCATATATATACCGTTCAAACAATTCTTAGCGGCGCAGTCGATGAAGGTGATTCTCCATGCAGTTCCTTCGAGATAGAAAGCAGACCCATCTAATTTATCAGTCCCATCATATCCGCGAATGTCTATGTTGTTGAAAATAATATCATGCGGATTGTCTGACACGTCCCCTTTGAGATAGAAAGCGTGCTGGCATTGGTCACCGGCTTGAGATGGTTGAATCACAAAATCCTTAAACATCACTTGCTCATATTCGGCAGATATTGAAACAGCGTCCAGCTCAAATAGATTGGTTGTCCCGTCTAATTGAGGATCTATTTTTGAGCTATCACCCATACCAATAATTGCAAAATTGCGGCGAGGACAATTCCCACTGCCAAGCACGATTGCTGACGTTACAGGGATCGTAACATTCGCTGGGATGATAACAGTACCGGCTGAGCTTGACGGAAGCGCCGCAATCGCAGCGTTCAGAGTCGCATACACATTTGGATCTGCTATAACAACATTGTCCAATAAACCAAGATTGTCAATCTGCATTTTGTGCATATCCAAGTTGCCAGTATCATCAATTGTTGGTACGCCATCCAACAACGTATCCCCGCTAGCGCCATCCCAACGAGCAATAGCGTGATCTGTGCTTGCTATAGGTCCCGTTACACCTACGCCAGTCGGCCCGGTTGGACCGGCTACAGTAGAATCTGCTCCGGTAGGTCCCGTTACACCTACACCAGTTGGGCCGGTTGGACCCGTAACAGTAGAGGCCGCTCCGGTTGGACCTGTTATGCTCGCGCCAGTCGGACCAGTTACACCTGTTCCAGTCGGCCCGGTTGGACCTGTCACTGTAGAATCTGCGCCAGTTGGGCCTGTCGCACCTACACCAGTTGGGCCGGTTGGACCCGTAACAGTAGAGGCCGCTCCGGTTGGACCTGTTGCGCCCACGCCGGTCGGACCAGTAGGCCCGGCTACAGTTGAGTCTGCGCCAGTAGGGCCAGTTGGACCTACGCCAGTCCGTTTCCACGCTGCATCATAATAAATCTCTGCATAACCGCTAGTTTCATCAAATACCATCGTACCGTCTTTTGCGTTTAATGAATTTTTCTCGGCGGTGGTTAGCGAAGGTAGCTTGAAGTAAGATCCACGACCATCTCGAATCGATACATACCGTGCATTGTCTATTACTAAGGGTTGCTCAAAAATCGAGGCCACAACTATCTTCCTCCTGTTTTATTCCTTTCCAAGTCTTCTCCTTGAACCATGCTCTATTATACCATATTTTGTATCAAATGTCAAGTGATTGCACTGAAACTATATTATTCAACCGGCGCAACCCAAGCGTCTCCAATGTTCACGTCAAGATCTAGATATGAAATCCATTCATCGCCAATGTTAACTAATATGTTAAGAGGTGCTACCCACGCATCGCCAATGTTAACCAATGGGAATGATGGTTCTTGTGCTACTGAGTAGACCACAACCAGCTTTGGTCTATACGTAGTCAGTTTTTCAGCCGCATAGAATATGAAACCTGCGTAATCATCAGATCCAAGTCCCGATGCACTATCGGCAACATCATATTCCCCCTCGCGCACGCATAGATTGGTGTCTCCTCCAGCAACAATGATGCCCGTATCAAGCACTATGTCGTTGTATTGGGATATTGTTGCGTCGTCATACGCTAATGATCCGTAACTGCCTGAGTATTCTGTATAATCGTAGTCAGTGTTTTCCAACGGGTCGTGCGGATAGCCTGTTGCCCCCTTTTGAATGACGAGTGACGAATCCCTGTCTGCCTTGTACTTCCCTTTAATATAAAGAGATAGAGTAGCAGAAATAACAGTAACTCCGGCTGGGATGCCGCTTGTATCGAAGAACAGATACCCGCGATATATGTTGTATGCGTTAGTACCAGCATTAACGTAAGCATAGATATCATCCCCGGTTACATCCTGGTCTACAGAAGTATAAGAACCCCCAGCACTTCCATCGCTATCGTGCGCCATATTCCAAGTTGTAGACCAATTGGTGTGATACGATCCCTTGCAATGAATGTAGCCATCGCTTGTGGATGAGTAAAGAGTCGCCGTTGTTTCAGTTCCCGTGTAGAATACGTCTAATGCTCCATAGGCAGTCCCATCTTCAGATGTAGTAGCATAAGCACGGATGAAATATGTTGATGCCGAAGTAAGGCCAGTTATTGGGTCATTAACAGACGTAAATGCACCTTCTGCTGGCGATGATTCAGCGCCTTCATCTGTGTAGTTATCTGCGGTTGTTGGATCAGCTGGCACCCCAGGATCGCCGCTAAGTTTGTAGACAAATCCGTATGCAGTTACATCGTGAGCTGCATCCTCAATAATTGTTCCATTGGCAGTCACGGTTGTAATAGCAACGTCTGTTGCTGCCTGCGTTGTTACCGTGAGGATAGTTGAGTCAGCCGTAGTTGTGAACTGGACTGCTGCGCCAACAGATGTACCATTCGGGCCGACATCCTCTGCCCACGACGTTGCATACGCCCTGTAGTAGTACGATGTCTCTGCATCGCATCCAGTTATCTCTGCTGTGAATGCTCCTGTTCCGCCAGCAACCGCCGCCGCAAAATTGTCCTTACTGTCCCAGTCAACAGGATCAGTACCATCATCATTCCAGATTACTCCGCGTGTTGTGACTGTTTCGCTACCAGCATCTGTGACGTTCCCATTACCTGTAGCGCCGCTCGCCAGAATTACTGTTGCTGCCCCTGTTGTCACAGTGCATTGAGTTGCATATGTCAGCTTTAGTTCTGGCCAATAACCATCTCCTTCTTCGTTCGAGTAGAGCGTAGTGAACATTTTCGTCGTAGGGATTGTGTACCCAATATCTAGCGATGACATGACAACAAACTTTGATGTTCCTGTATCGTTTACCCAGAGTGCTTTTCCGACCTCATTAAATGTGAATGTCTTATAGCCTGATTGCCCAGTGTAGATAGATTGTGAAGAAGCGCCACCGCCAATATAGAACGCTCGGTCAAAATCGCCCACAACAAGAGGATCGTGAGGGTATGTTTCATCTGTGTCTTTCATAAGAACAAGAGAAAACCCAGGTGTGATTATAGTGTATTCTCCTATTGCATATAGTTTAATCTCTGCGGCTATGATCGTTGCCCCATCGGGGATAGATGATGTGTCAAAGTATAGATACGTTCTGTAGAAACGGTATTTGTCTCCAGCAGCATTCGGATAGTCAAGACCAACTCCAAGACGATCAGTTACTGCATCAATCCCGTCGGCAGTCCCAGCATCTCTCGCTACACTAAAATTGGAGTCTGTCTTAGAGTACATATACCCATCACTGGTAGTGCTGTGGAATGTTACCTCGGTACTCACGCTGCTGGCACCTGTACAGCAAATGTACCTCTGGGGGTAGTATCGGCATCTGGGATGTTTCCAGTCGTGTAAAACAGCACGTTGACAATGCTTGGAGTCGTACTCTCTCCGTGGTCTCCAACAACTACTGTGCTCGTGAAGAGACCTGTCCCTGTTACGTGTAGCGCATCTCCCGTCGATGGATCAGTCGCCCTTCCTACGATTAAGTCGTTGTCTATAATCACTTCGTCGTTACCTATATGTGCTACAGTCGCTGGCGTCGATGGGAATACGCTCAACGTTGCAGCTGCTTTGGTTCCTGAGTCTCCATCCCAAGCTGATCCGAAAACACGAATGTCGTCTGAGTTGATTGAAGCGCGGATTCCAGCAGCATCGTATGCAAACATGTTGTGTGCATCGGTGCCAGCCCCAAAGATTGCAAGGCGCTCTCCTGAATTAGCCGTCTTCGTCGTTCCTTGCATAATGGCAGTAGATGTGGCTACATCCCATGTAAAAATAGTAACTCCAAGGGCCATATTGCCAACTTCATCTACACTGAATGGAGCGTCTACAAATGCCGTCGCCCCAGCCCAGAATCCAACGCCAGGCTTCATTTGAACCCTAGTTGCCCCAGCGCCCGCATAGAGGCCATTATCAATGTCTATTGTAAATCCACCAGCGACTAACGCGCCCGCATGAGTTACGCTAAATTCCGCGCTAGCGGGAGTATCATTCCCCGCCCAGAACGCATAGGTAGCGTCGCCTTCCGTAGTTGCCATGCCAATATCAGTTGACGTGAGTTTTCCTGCTGCTATAACCCATCCGCTTGTTCCGCCAATGTACCCTGTGTCCGCTGTAATTACACCTGTTAACGTCGCGCTAGTAGCAATTAGGTTTCCACTGGCATCAAGTTCTGTGTTCGCTCCTTTCCATCTTGTGTTGGTTCCGTCAAATTGAAAGAATCTAGCAGCGGCGTCCGCAACAGCAGTGCCGTTACCTACGTAAAATCTAGGATCGCCTGAATTATATTCTGATTGTATCCCGTCACCTTGCCAGCTGTCAGCCCCGATATGTAGGTAACTTGATGCGTAGAAATTGTTTCCACGGACTTCGTTTACGGCAACTATATTCTCTGCAAACACAAGCTCGGCTACAATTAAATCATTGTTAGAGCCGCTTGGCGTATATCCAGAATCGTCAGATTTTGCCTTATCTGGAGTTGTGCTCTCTTCGCCGTCAGTAGAAACAACAGTAGCTTTGTAGCGGTAATCATGAGTTGTGTCAAGCCCTTTGTGTATATAGCCAATACGGTTGGTTGGGGATATTTCAACCCATGCGCCAAATCCGCCGCCATCATCTTCAGCATACCATAGACGAAAGTGATCGAAGTTTACCCAAGTGTCAACTGGATTTAGAAATGCAATTCCAAGGATTCCATCACCAACTACCACGCCTTCCGTCCCTACAGTATCGTCGAAGATCAGACCACTGGCATCTGTGGGGATGTCAGTTGTAGGAGTAATAGGACCGCCAGTAGAATTGACTTCACTGCTTGCGGTAGACTCGTTTCCAGAATTATCTAGAGCTGTGATGATATAGTAGCGAGCGGTTGCAACGGCTACAGTATCAGAGAATGCAGAGGAAGTTCCAGCGCGTGCAGCGACTGTATAGGATGAATCGCTTGTTGTGACAGGAGATGTTGCTGAATAATACAGTTTTGTCCAGCGCATATCATAACACACTGAACCATCTGAGTTTGTAGATGGGTTTTGCCAAGTCACCTTAATACCTTGTGGGATCTGGGTTGCTGAAGGACCTGTCGGAGCGGAGGGGCTTAATTCATCACCAACTACCGTGATGGTTGCAACGTCAGAAGCTATTGAGACGCCAGTTCTAGCGAGGTTTGTTTGTTCGCTGTTCAGTTCCATTATTAATTCACGATTAGGAATTAGAATCACCATCCATTAGCATGAATTCGTTGAATTGTTCGCTGGTGTTATTCCCGAGGCCGTAGATGCGGTGAAAGTTTTTGTGACAACCGGCGCATAATGTAATTCCGTTCTCTAGCACAAGCCTCAACCCCTTGTTCAGGTTATGAGATTCTATATGATGCGCCCGCAAATCGCCTCCAGATTCCATGCATTTTTGACACGTATAATTATCTCTTACCACAATGGCTTTCCGCCATTTTTTATATCCAGGATAACTACGTTCCCTTTTACGTTCTTCATCTGTTTTATCATAACTCCAGTTTGGGTGCTCCTCGCCGCGCTTAAACCTGAATTTTGCTATTATTTCCTCATTTAAACACCCACAACTTTGCGTATGCCCAGAAACAAGATTGCCTGATAACACGCTTACTGCGCTACCGCAATCGCAACGACATTCCCATGATGTACCTCCCCACCCTCTTCTTCCTTCTTCTAGGCTAATTGCGACGAGCCTGCCAAATCTTTGCCCACTCAAATCTACAACTTCTTGATTCGCAGACCTTTCAATATTATATTTGTCAATACGTGCAAAAATAGTGTGGTGACCGACACCGCATCCTCTCGCAATATCCCTGCCGGATCTTTTCTTAACTACATATTCTTCTATTAGCCACTCCATATTATTGTATGTATTTTCAGCTTTAGTTGAACAAAGTGATGCTCCAGCTTCTTGCAGCCTCCTAAATATCGGCGGCGAAGTAATGCCAAGACTAGTTGCTATTGATAACTGGGACTCGCCAGATTTGTATCTGCGCACTATGTCAGCATCGTCTAGATCTAGTCGCTTTGGCATGATTAGATAGTCTGGCTTACAGCCCCCAAACTGCACAGCGTAATTGATTGTGTAGTATCTAGATTATGAACCCTTGCTTTAATGAACATCGGAGTTGGCGTCGTGGAAAAATACGTCGCGGTAAGAGCGTGCGCAGCCACAGAGCCGCTCTGTGTTGCCACACATCCACTATCAGACCCCGTGAGCGTTTCAGTGTCTGTAAACGTGCCTGTCAGGGAACTTAAATAAACATTTCCGGCGGCAGTATCCAAAGCCCATGTTCCAGAATCTAAAGACCAATTCTCGACCGTCCCAGTACCACCTGACTGCCCAGTCACAGTCTCCCCGAACATCCACGACAGATCGCCAGCGGTATATCCGATTTGCCTAACGTTATCTACTTCCCAAGAATCCCAAGCCACGCTGTCCCAGGTTGCATTATCTGTGCTGGTGAAAAGGTATACCATAAGCCCCTCAGTTGCAGAAGCGTTAAAAGTAGCATGAACTGTGTATATTAATTGTGTTCCTCTTGAGCAGTCAGTTGCGGTGGCCGATGCCAAAATAGATGTCTCTCCGGCAGCAATCGTTGTTGATGCCAGCACGGTCGTTAAACTTTTGTCCATTAGTCAATCCTCCTGATACTTACATTATACACTATTTTTACCTCTAAGACAAGCCACTTGCGCTCCAATCGACTGCCTGTACCCAAATTTTAACTGTTGCTCCTACCGGCAAGTCTTTTATGACCAGTCTTGGTTTAGTTTCTACACGACTTTCAGTTTCCGCCTCGCCTACAATTTGCCAAAAAAACCTATAATGAGAAATGTCCCACTCAGAATTCGGCGTTGCCGTCGCCACAACAACCGAAGTCTCTTTCCCAGTAGCCGAATCAACTCCTCTAAACGAAAGCAACTCAGGCGTCGCAGGTTTCGCTGGCGGCATTCCATCCCCTTGTAAGAATGCCAATTGCAAATCCCGCATAACTTCTGGCGAGTGGGCATCTTGAGCGAGCCAAAGCCCGAACTCCCCAATTACCCTATCGGTAGTTCCACGAACAGTTGTAGTTCCTATTTTGTTATCGGTATTCCAGTCCCAGTTAACTGAGGTTACGCCCATGGTCACAGTGTAGTCATCTCCTATAAACGAGAGAAGGTCGTGTATCTCAATTCCAGGGATGATTCGTGGTATCCTAACCTCGATATCTGGAACAGGCTCTTTCAAGTCGTATAACACGTAATCGGCAAGGTCTTTCGCCTCTGGTCCTGTGTCTATCAAACTATAATTCGTTCCGGTACCTTGAACCGCTAGCCACATTGTTTTATGTTTTCTGTTTCCACTCCCATCAGGAATCCCGTACTTGTCTCTTGCTGCTTCGCTCTCGGCCTGCGCGTATTCAATTGTTCCGCTGTCTCTGTGCCTGTAAATTACTACAACCTTTGTCCTTACATCCGCCTCGCTTATATCTATTCTTCTGTGTTGGAATGTTCCTGCAAAAGCTGCGTCTGGAACTGTCTTAGTTCTGTCTGGGTCGTATACGCATGGTTTGAAAGCAGACGTTACGTCCTCGTTCCATTTGATTCTGTATATATATCCTGTAGGGCCAATTAATGCTTTCTGCGCAGCCCAAACATTTGTTTCTCCTGTGCGAACCTCTTCAACGTGAAATGCAGGGGCATCAACCTCTTCTACTGTTTCGTTAAACCCATGGTCGGTGAATATCTGCGTCATTATGCTCACAGCGTCCGCCGATTTGTATATGAGGCTGTCATAAAAGTGGAACTCTTTGTACGGGAAGCTCAAATCGCAGGGCCTAAGCGTTATTGTATCATCTCTGTCTGTTGAAGTTGTAACGTTGACTGTTTCCGGGCCTGCGTATCCACGAAATACTTCATAGTAATTTACGCCGTCGTTTTTGCTAACCTCAAGCTTCACTTCGTGGTATCGACCGAATATCGGCTCAGAATTTTTGTAGTACAATGAAGACACGTCTAGTGGATCTAGATTGTAATTAGATGCACCAGACACGTATTTGTCCGAGTTATTTCTAAACTCAAGACTCACTGACGCTGAATCTGCCTCTAAACTATCGTCAAGGCTAACTGAATATAGCCGATCAGTAAGGTCTATCCACGTTCCGTCGCCATCTTTGACTTTAATGCGAGGCAAACATTCTGTTGTTGAGTCTCCGTTCACCATACTACGCACTGTTCCACGCCCTCCCCCCTATTGACGATCCTGTTTTCCTTCGTTGTTCTCGTTGATTTACTTTTCTCATTCCTCTATATAAAACATTGCCGTCTAGAACTATTGTGTTATCTATAGCCTTCCCGCCGCCACTATAATTGCCAAGCGGAGCTGTTCCTGCCGGTGCAACAACTTCTCCCTTATGGACTAATGCAATTCCGCTACTCAGTATTTCACCGCCAACATCCAGGCTTGGATAATCAATATAGTCAATATTGGTTGAAAATGGTATAAGATTATTCCACGCCCATATAACTGCATTTAAAACAGCCACTACCGCAATCAAAACTCCTAAAACAACGCCAGCTAATATACTTATTCCTGCCGTAAGTAGAAGGATAGCAGCATAAAATATAGGCCCAACAAGCGGCTTTAGCACATCCCACAATAAAACAAATGAATCTTTAAGATTGCTGAGTGCATTAGCCATTGGGTTGCCACCAGTTGTCCATTCTTTCACGGTTTCGAGAAAACCATCTAATTCGCTAAGAAGGTCGCCGAGTTTCTCTGCTAACACTGTGGTTAAGAATTCTGATATCTCATCCCAGTTTTCGTCAACCCATTCACCAAATTCCTCAAACATTTCAAGAACAGAATCAACAAAAGGTTGTATTGCATCCCAAACTGGACCAGAAAACCAATCCCAAACATCACCTGACAGCCATTCAAATATTGGATCTAAATAACCATATATGGTTTCCAACCATCCAGCTATCCTTGGGAAGAAGTCATCTTGAAGCCACGGGTCCATATTAGTAATCCACCAACTACCAAATGCACCAAATAAACCCTCAAGATCAGGAATAAACGTGTCCCTTATCCACCCAGCTAATGGAATTAATGCTCCTTCTAAAATTGTCTGCATAACTGGTGCCAATCCAAGCCCTATTGCTAGCCCCAAATCAGGGAGCAATGTACCTATATCGCCAAGAACATCAAATAAATCTGCAATAGAGTCCAAATTAGGCAATGTTAGTCCAACAAAGAAGTTTATTATTCCTTCAACTGCCCCGGCTAATAGATTAAATGCGCCGGTCACAGTTCTAACAATGTCATCTAACGCCGTAAGTTCGATATCACTAAGATTTTCATTCAGCCAGTCAAAGAACGGCGATATACCACTAAGCATATCTTCCCAATCAATGTCTACATCTCCGAAAAAGTTAGTCCAATCAAAACCATCTCCAAATAAGTTAGTCCAATCGAACCCCTCAGTCCCTATTAACACGTTTATAAGAGTTGATATGCCGTCGATTAAAGAAGTTATCGCGGGGCTTAATCCTTCTGCAAGTTGTTCTGCAAGCCTTGGAAATTCATCTCCAAGCAGTCCAAGTGCGATTGCAAATCCTTCTATGCTCGGCATCGTATTTGTCAGTACATCAACAAACAATATCGCGACACCTTCGATTGCCCCAGCAAAGAAATCGAACAATCCTGATATAGTGTTCGGCAGAGTATCTTCAAGCACAGGCAACAAGTCTGTTCTTATCCTTTCCGCAATTCCAAGCATGTTTGTTCCAAACTCATGTACAGACTCAAGAAGCGCATCCATTACTCCAGGCATTAATACTTGCCACATTTCTATTAAAGCGTCGCCAAATCTTTTCAGTGGCTCTATCGCGTCATCAATCGCACTACCCCACTGGTCTATGAATTCTTGTACCCATTCAGGTAGGTCCGAGTCTGGCTTGTCTGGTATGTCTGGTGTGTCTGTAGTTGTAGTCGGCATACCAGGTTGCCCAGGGGTAGCTGCTTCCCACTCTGCCCTAGTTACTTTGTATCCAGAAGGCACATTAAGGCTTGCCATTCTCGCCTCAGTTTCTTTTTCTATTACCTCAGCTACTTCTGTAGTTACTCCGAAGAGCGCCTCGAAAACAGCAACGATAGGCCATAGGAATCCTAGAAGCATGTTGAATATTGTACTTTGCGCAGAGGCTAGAGCGCTTTGCAATCTCCCGTATACCTCAGTTTGTGTGAATAGGCTTGCAAATCCATTTATAAGTTTCTGTGTTCCATCTGAAAGATCGCCGAACAACGATATTGTAGTAGTAATGGCGTTCTTTAGGCCGTCGAATATATCGGAGCCAATGGACACTATTTCAGAAAATGTTTGCATCGCTTTTTCTTTAGCTTTTTTCATCGCGTTGGCAGAGTCAGTTATAACACTTGCAATTAAAGTTCCGGCTGCTGCTATCCACCCAACAGGTCCGCTAATAAGCCCAAGAGCATAAGAAGCAGCCGTTGTTCCTAGTCCAATTACAGACGATGCTGTGCCCTTATAGTTTGAATCCTCTGGCATTATTGCTGATGCCAATGCGTTCGCAACAGACTCCATTCCTTCAATAATGGCACCCCAGAGATCTGCTCTTCTTATAGCATCTGCGGTTGCCTTGGCCCTGGCAAGTTCAGCAGCATCGTATTTTTCTTTAAGCGCCTTTAGGGTTTCGTAATGCTCAAGAATTTCTCTCTGTTGTTCCTCTGTGAATTTGTCAAGACTCCCCATGTCTATCCACGCCCCAATTCCTTCTATAATTGTTCCAAGCGATGTTGCAATTCCTACAGCTTCCTGTATTGCACTTACAAATCCAGATAGATCTGCGCCTGCATTTAGAGACTCAACTCCTTCTATTCCGGTTTCTACAAAACTTTCAATGCCTTGATTGATCTTTTCTATTCCACCCGTAAATGAGAAAACTGAATCGCTAAAAGCCCCAACCGTTTGGTCAATACCAGAAAAGGCTGAAGCAGATTGATCAATGTTGGATGTACCTGTTGGCGAGATATCAGAAGGAATATATCTAGTAGATAATGACTCCTTAACTGCATCTACCATTAATGTGTCTAGATTATTAAGACCTTTCAAAAGATTTGAAAGTTTAATTTCGTTCAGACTGTCTACTAAGGATTTAGTTTCTTTGTTTGTTATCCCTATTGCATCCCCAAGTTTTCCTATGGTTAAAACAAGCATATTTGCCTGGGCTTCTGTAATCTCGTCTGCTTGTGCTAGAATCTCCACTCTCTCAGTCCAATCGTCCAGCAAGTCGCTCATTTTTTTCCACTCAGCCGCCTTGTCCGCAAGGTCCGCCTCGTCCATCGCTTTCCACAAAACGTAAAACTCACTACCTAATTTAGACACAAGAGGATCAAGCCCAGTCGCCGCCAGAGACAGGCTAAACATGCCTTCGCTTATTCCGGCCATTTCAATCTGCGGAACATTTGGCATTGTTGCGGAAGATTCAAGGAATGATAAATATTCTTCTATAGTCTTACCAGCCGCGTCTAGAATTGTTTTTATCATGCCAGGGGCCGTCCCGACGAATCCTTCACTTATAAATGCAAGTATTTGATCTGCGTCAAGAACATCTAGCAACGGTTTCACGGCCAGCTCAAGAGCCTTTCTTGCCTGTGCTGGATTATTTTCCCCCTTGTAAGCATTTATGGCCTCATATATTGCTCTTTGCACAGATATTGTATCTATCTCTTCTGAAGCTAGTCCGCCATAAATAGCGGCCCTTACTTCCGCTCCTTGTTCTGCATAAAAGTCAAGAATGTCGCCAATATTTGCTTCGTCCATTGTGTCTGTTCGCAAATTCCTTGCTGCTGTCCAAAATGCCGAAGCATCCTCACCCATAAGCATTAGTTCAGACGAAGTTGGAGTGGCCGCACCACCAGTAAGTTCTAATACTTTGCTACTTCTCCAAGCAGATTCAAATGAAGATAGAACTTCATCCATCCCAGCAGAAGCAATAAACGACATGTCGCCAAAAAACTTCTTGAACTCAGAGGCTGTCTTTGTAAGAACGTGCGTTTCAGGCGTAAGAAAATCCCACTCAACATCATAAAATCTTTCAAGTTCTTTCACTATAGCATCAAGTGCACCATCTGGAACGTTATCGAAACTGCGTAAAAAATCTTCTACTGTTTCTATGGTTCCTTTTATTCCTTCAGGAAAATCAAACTCAGCTATGAATTTACTTTTCAGCTCTTCTATTCTTGGAGCGTCTAGTTCTGCTTGAGTTGTTCTTATTTCATGGACTATTCTTATTATTATGCCAACACCGGCCGTCACGCCACCAGCAAGCGCTCCCCACGGCCCGCCAATCATAGCCCCCATTACTGCTCCACCAGCAACCCCACCAAGCACATTATTCAGCGAATCACTTAGGGCCTTCCTTGCTGTCGCGCCCCCTTGCACCTGTCCCATCTTTATAACGGGCTCGACCTCAATATTCATTATTTGTTTAACTGCAAAAGCCCCGGCCAGGCCCGCCCCCAACAACTTCAAGGCACCAAACTTTGAAATAATTTTACCTATTGATTTTTTTAACGATGCTAAAAATCCAACCGTCCCAGCGGCACCGGTAGCCCCTCCAGCAAAAGCCATAGAAACGTTCGGAATAAGTCCGCCAGTTGTATATGTAGACAAGGCTAATGCTTGTTGGGCCTTCGTTAAAGCAACAGTAGCCGCCGTAGCAATCCCCATCGCGGCTGCCGCCTTCGACACCGTTGCCGCTAATGCAGCCCACGCCTTTACGGACAACCACACAGCAACAGCCATAGCCCCGGCAGTTGAAACGACCCCCAATAAAAGATCCCCTCCGAGCATCTTAAATAACGCCAAAACGGGCCGCAACGCGGTTGTAATTCCCTCTATAACCACCATTACGCCCTTCAGTGCTGGCATTAATAGCTCGCCCAGGCTAATAGCAAAATCATTAAGCATTGTAGTAAACTTTTGTATCTGATATGACCATGATTGAGTCTGTTTTTCAAACGCAGCAGTTGCGGCGCCACTAGAATGCGCCATTCTGTCAAGATCTTTTGCGTACTCGCCAGCAGCAGTCGTGGCCAAAGGAAGAACAGCAGTGATGGCACGAACGTTGGTGAACATTTGCTCCATCTCAATGCCGTTTTCTTCAGCGTATTTAGTGATCAGCTTCAGCGCGCCAGCAAACCCTTCTTGCTTGATTAGCACAGCACCTGACTCATATCCAAGAGATTTCAGCGCCATTTTGAGATTTTTAACAGGTTTGATGAATTGCATGAGAGTTTGGCGCAGACTCGTGATTGCCCAGTCAGTTCTAATTCCTTGTCTTGTTAGCGTCGCCACTGCTGCACTCATATCCGAGAATGAGGCACCTACCGGCGCAGCAACTCCGCTCAAACGACCCATTTGGTGCGCCAGCTCTGACATGGTGGTATTGTGGGCAATAATATCTTCCGCGACAAAGTTGTGCAAATCTGGAACAACTAAATCGTATACCTTCTCTTTATGCAGTTCTTCGATCTCAACTATCTTGTCATATCTATAGTGTGTTTTAACGTCAAGTGATTTAGGGAATACAAGACTTTCCCCTCTTCTCTTTCCGCGTACAATATCAGAAACGTACTGTTGGCTAATGCCGAACATCTTTGATATTTCCGTGGCGGTATGTTCACCAGCTGCGTATAGCTCGTGAATGCTAATCACATCATCAGACGATATTTTACAGTTAGCATGATCGCGCCTTTCGGCGAATGGTCTATTAGCAGCCTCTTCAGCAAATTCCCTGTCTATTCCTATAAATTTTACAAATCTACGTATATCAGTGTTCCTAGCACATTCCCATACCCAAAACTCGTTATTGTTCTCTCTTACAAGGCTCTTTATTATTTTTTCAGAGTATCGTCTCTTCCTAACTCTGCCTACAATGCCAAAGCGCAATAATAGATGGCTAACTTGCCTAATAAGGATTTCTGACTTTGAACAAACGCCAAGCTGGTGATTATACCCTCGCCCTTTATCTATCCCCCTGTTCAACCACCCATCACCGTTAAAATACCAATGCAAAAACTCAGCCACTGATTCTTTGTCCCAAGAAAACACTTCATCTGGCACGTATTTTGTCGCAGTAGTGCAGTTGTCTAGCCCAGTTTCGCGCAAGAACTCCATCGCCTTATTCCCGTTATAGTTATTAGAGAAATCGTACACCGGAGTCTTGCCAGGCCTTTTCTCAACATTATTAATAGTGCATCCAAAATATTTAGCAACTTCTTCTAGCTTGTCTTTATATAGAGAGGTTGTTATCCTCGGGCAACCGGCTTCTGGCGCACTCTCAGCAATCCATAAGCCTAAGAACGCTGCTTTATTCTTATCAACATGAACGTTACCAAAGTATGGGATGTTTGTCGGTACTGCTATCTCATCACCGACAGAAAGGTCCATCACCTTTTTCCAGCCGTCTTTTGTAAGATAAGGATGATTAAATGTCGTTTTAATCTCGCGACCCAGTTGTGTCGTAAGTTTTACAACAATCTTTTCACCTTGATATACCCATTCAGCGTTTTTAGGAACAAAACGCTCACCATCAAACGAGACAACCTCTGCGCCATTCTCTAAACCATCGATTCTCTCGTATTTTCCGTTTGACAGAAGAACTCTAGTATCGCCTGTCACACACTTCCCGTAACGGATTGTCTGGAACAAATAATCACTAATTGTAGTAGCCTCGCTAGCAGACATTCTATACGCATTCAATACAGTTGTGAGCATGTCGCCGGTAGAGCCAAGAGATGCAAGTCCAGCGGCTGCGCCTTTGGTGGCTTCTTCTAGAATGCGCATGGCATCTGCATTATAGAAGGTGGCGCTGACGATATGATAAAGCGCTTCTTGTGCCTCGGCAGCGCCTGTTTGATACTGCCTAGCCATTGTCCTTACACTATTGCCTGTAGCGTCCATCTGTTTAGATGACGAATCGAGCAATGTCCATGTGTTTTTCAATTGGCGATCAAATTCAATGAATGCGCTTGTAGTTGCTTTAACAGCAGCGACAACAGCATACAGGACCATAGCAGCTTTTCCAAATGTCTTCATGGACGTTGTCGCTGCGCCCATACCACTAACAAGCTGGCTTGTATTCGCTCCTACAGTTACCCATGCGCTCCCTATATTGCCAGTAACAGCAGATCCAGCCATTGCTCCGAGTGCGGGCATATTATATCACCATAAGATTGTCGCGGATACGACACAAGCTTGTCTCTGGAATTGCTAGTTTGCGGGCAGCACCCTTCCAACTCCCTGCATCCTTATATGCGGAAAGAATAATATCTTTTGTTATATGAATATATTTTGATTCAAACTTTTTTAATGCTAATATTTGTTTTGCAAGATCGTCTTTTCTGTCTAGCGCGATACGCACATTGCTATATAACACAGACACAATATTTTGCGGAAGCCCGAGGCCACAATAATCTATTTGAAATATGTTTTCCTTTTTATATGGCTTTGTACGCGAATTCGTAAACCCCAAAACAAACTCTCTAAACCCATCGACTATCCAAAAACTACCAGCAAGTGCAACTCGTGCCTGTAATTTGCCAGTAGATCGATGGCTTTTAAAAATACGCAAACAACCATCCCCATCTACTACTCCTCTCCAATAATGTCTTAACAGAGATTTTGAAATGCCCGGTGTTGGGCGCACAATGAAAGTTTTATTCGGAACGATCCCAAGCATACTCAGATCTTTTACAACCTTCACCGAGTTTATTCGTATTCTATATTTTGTTATTATTCCATCTTTTCTAATCCCTTTGATTGGGCAATCTGAATTAATAGCAGAGGCAAATTTTCTTAAATGTCCTACGTCGGATGATTTTAATGTAATTTCAAGCGTGCGCTTATAAACCCCGCCATCAGCGGCTATAAATCCCAACCAGTATGCCTTCTCTTCAGAGTCTATAACCCCAAAGAAGTCCTCGTCGAGCGAATACTTCCTATTGCCTCTAGACTCTTTACCAGCCCTTCTCAGAACGCCATAAAATGTACGTGTAGACTTACCGCAAAGAGCAGCAGCTTCTTTCCCAGTAGCTCCATTCTCGTATGCAGTTATCATTAAGGCGCTTTCTTCCGGCGTTACTCTTTTTACGCCCATCTATTCGATACCCCTCTCCCCATTTTTTATCAAACATCCCTCTTATTCGCTTACGTTCTTTCTTTGCGCTATTCTTCTATTCTTACTATTATACCATATATTAGGGGAAAAGTCAAGTGTATTTACATAGAAAAAGGCCTCGGTTTTACCCGAAGCCTAGTGAAAGGAGATGCATCAAGAAAGTAGGGACTACGCTTGTGTCTTATCTAAAGTTGGCTTACGTCTGTTCTTCGTTTTGTAGATTCAATTATGCTGTCGAATTCCTCGGTTGACAAGACACTGCGAGCCTCTTCGATAAAGAATCGCTCAAAGGTAGCTGACTTTTTCTCGCTCTCAGATTTCCGATGCAGGCTAATAGTTCGATCAAGGCGGGCCTTCATTTTGCGCTTAATCTTGAGAGCGTTCTTAGCACGGCAATACCAATCTGGGTCAGCAAATACTCTGGTCTTGTGATATACGGCCTCCGCCGACCTTATTTGTTCTGCAATCTCATCGGCTTCATCCTCTAAACAGTCACGTGTCGCTTGCATCTCTTGCAGGCTTTCTAAACTTGGCGCATTTTTCGTATACACCCTTATTTTATCACTCATGTCTGCCCCCTCTATTTTTCTACTGGAATTACTTCCGTATCAAAGACAATCTCGCCCTTAACCAAGTACTCGTCGATGATTGTTACTGCTTCATCATCTACTATGACAATTTTGTCGTTTTCTTTCTTGTAGCGATATACCTTGATAGTGTTACTATCGTCGCTAGGAGTAGCTATTTTAATTTCAACTAAATAGACTTCTGGAATTGGCTCTCCGTCAATAAATACGCCCTTGTAGTAGTCGTCCTTAACAAGAATTTTAAGGTTCACGTTAATCACCTCCGTTGTCTGTGATTTTATGCTCATCAACATCCAACCTGTCGCCCTTGCTCCAATTCTCCTCTGCCCATAATGGCTGCAAGTTTGTGTAGTGGCACGCCTCCAAAAATTGAGCGCGGTCTGTAAGATCAAATGATGCTAGCGGGCGGATATGGTCAATGTGCCAGCCATCCAAAGCCCAGTTGTCCCAAGACATCCCCGGCTTAAATTGCAATTCAAGATATTCCCTTAGTTCATCTATAGTACATCCAAGATCGTCTATTGCGCCGCCAGCAGCTTGGTCGCTATAAATTGCCGATGTTAGCCTTGAGCGCAGGTTATGCGCTAACCGCCCAGGACCCCTTTGATAGTCGCTCATAAATGCTTTATATTCTGGTGATTGTTGATAAGCTTCTCTGGCTGCCTTGACCTCTGGCCTTTGGCGATATTCTTTCCCGTAGGCAGCCTTTAGATCTTTATGTCTTTGCGATTGCCTATAAGCTATGCGCCCAGGAGATTGATTGTATGCAATGTTGGCTGCTTTAACTTCCGGTCTTTGCCAATATTCTTTTCCATAAGCTGACCTATGTGCCTTCCTGCTCGCAGATTGTTCGTAAGCTCTTATAGTAGCCTTTCCTTTTGGCGATTCTCGATATTTCTTGCGAGACTCCTTGAACTCCTTAGAGTCCTTATATTCCTTCATATACAAACTTCTCGCATCTTTATAACGAGGGGTGTGCCGATACGCTTTCATATACGCCTTTTGCTCTGGCCTTTGGTTGTACTCTTTAGCATAAGCTTTATATTCTGGCGTTGCTCTTCGTGCCTTTTGTTTTTCCTTGCGCTCTGGTGACTGTCCGTATGCTTTTGCATAAGCCTTATATTTAGGATCGCACACAGAGGCAACTGTTGTTCTCCCCCTTCCAATCTCTAAACCAATCGCTTTATATGTCATCCCTTGTTCGCGCATACTCAGAATCTTAACCCTCTCTTCATCAGTTACACGTTTAGCCATATATCTCCCCGCTAAACAACGATATATTTATCTAGCATTTCTGTAAATTCCAGAATTATTATCCCGTATTCGTCTCTCTTTATATTTGTGCGTTGAAAATCAGTGTGTGCTTCTCCCTTCCCATCTAAGTTAACTTCAATCCAGCGACCAATACCACCAGTTATCTCAAATACTCCGCCAGCTATTTCTCGCTCTCCAATCAATGCTACATCATCTGCATTATAGTCCAACTCTTCTTTTCGCATGTCGATCACTCTCCCTTGTGCTTCGTATATTAACCATTATACACTATTCCCCAACGTTTGTCAAGCAAGACAAAAGCCCCGCTATAACGAGGCTCCTGTCAAGTAATGATATTATACGTATCATCCTGGAGTGTCAAGTCTCCTAGACGACACCGATATTATACACTATCAACAGCCGTTTGTCAAGGCGCACTAATCTACTTTATACCCCTCTTCCGATTTATATCGTCAGCCATCTTCTGATACATCTCTTTCCTGCTCTTGAACGCTTGTAGCTTTTCTGCCTCTTCCTCATGATATTGCACAGAATGTGGGAACATTATTTCCCAGATTCCTTTCATCTGTTCTTTTTGCTGAGTCCTAAACGACATCATTCCAGAAGCATCTGTCATCGGAAGAGCTTGGCGCGAGTTCTCGATTCCCTCAAGTATCATTACGCCCTGAGCGTTATCAAGAATCTCGCTCCAATACATCTGGCACATATCCTCCTCTTTTATTCCATACCACTTTCCGAAGAATATCTTAATTCCGCCCCAACTTATAGATCTTCCTCCGTATCCCCAACTTTGGCCGTCTTGTCCTTTGGCTCGTTTTTTGTATCACCGTCTTCCTGGAGATCCTTTACTTGCTCAGAAGTTACGCCGTATAGCAAGAAGTTAACAATCTTGATGTATTCCGACTGATTCATACCGTATGACACAATCCAGTCAACGTCGTCCATTTCTACTTCTTCGTCATCTCGTCTTAGAGATAGATAGATCATAACAATCTGCGACTTCTGATCGATCTTCTTAAGCAGATTAATACTTGTCTCTTTCTGATGCTCTGCCAATTCATCTTCGTTCATATCGGCAACTTTCGCACTGTCCGAGCCTGCACTGACGGAAAGCAAGAGATCCCAGATATCAATGGATGTCATGTCCTTGAACTCTCCCCAGTCACCGGATGTTAACAACGGAAATCGAACAACTACCTCTTTGCCATCATCCGTCTTAACAATACCCTCTGCATACTTTACACTGATCTTCTTTCTTAGTTCACTTGCTTTCATATTTTCACTCTCCTTATTAACCTATTATAACATATTTTTGTGTAAAAGTCAAGTGTATTAACAAAGGAGAGGCCCCGATTTCTCAGGGCCGGGAGCAACAAAGAAGAGTAACGTTAGTGATTATACACTATTTTTCGGAGTTTGTCAAGCGTGCTTTGCCTCCCTTAAATCATAATTCCCAAGAGCAAGTGCTCCACAGAATCGATATCCATCTGGCAAAAACGACGAATCAAATTCTTCCTTGTCAGCCTCGCGAATATTTGGATTAACGAAACACGCACCAACGCCAAGAGCCTCACCGATAAGATAGATATTCTGCGCAATCACGCCTGCGTCAAGAAACGGCATAAACCCAACCTCTGCTGGCGATTTATATGCGGCCATATCAGCAAGCAACAACACAACAGCGTTCGCATTTTCTAACCAACCAGATCCACCTACAAGAAGCTTCGACAACAACGATATATCATGTTCCGACCTAATCAATTCTGCCCTAACGGCTTTGCGATTACATGAAGAAGGAGCAAGTTCTGCGGCTTTCATAATACCCTTTAGCCTGTCTGTATCTATATTGTCATCGTTAAACAATCTCTGGCTTCTGCGTTCGTGCATTACCTTAAATAGCGTCATAATCTCTGTGTCTGTGTATTCTGGCTTTTTATCTGTAGCCGTCATATTCTTCTTAGCCTCTTGGTGCTTTACATAGCGTTCTTGGTAAATGTCTGTCATATTTCCTCCCTCTCCATCTATTACATTAATCCATTCTCTTTCCCACTTTTCTTTGTTGTGTTCGCTAATAATGTCTTTCCGGCTTTGAAAACCAAGCCTGTTGCGTAGATCCTCATCTGCAATTAACTGCTTAATTTTGTCAGCCACATCCTGCGCATTAGGCTTACACAACAATCCGTTTACTTTATCTTCTATAAGCGTTGTTCCGCCGTCAATTCCGATACACGCACAACCGCTAGCCATGCTCTCCATCAACGTCAAGCTGTTACCGCGAGATGATATATTAAACACCATACATATTGATGCGTGTGAATAAACTTCATGCATTGTGTCTAAAGGAACGCTTATTGCGCTAAAATTACTATACTTGTCTTCCAGCGTCTTTAGTTTATCAAACTGTGCTCCATCCCCAACCCACGCCACCTCCCAACCAGTATCAGAAAGACGCTCAAGTACTTCCTGCATTAGTCCTGTCCCCTTGAAAACCTCCGCTCTGCCAGGAAATATAATAATTGGCTTCTTATTGGCTGGCTTAAATATATCTGTATCAACATAGTTACCTATGCAAACTATCTTATCTGCAACATCGTCTAACCCAAGTTCTCGAATTGTTTCTCTCGTAAATTCATGGACGACAACATTCTTATAAACCTTGCTCCATATCTTACAAAGTTTTTCTTTCTTATCGTCAGGTAGTTCGCCGACTGGCTTATTGCACCAGAGAACCCCGTGCGTAATTAGCGTTGCGTCGCCGCGAACTTTACCAGCCGCGAAATCAGGAAGATTAATAAACACACGATCAAAGCGCTTCGTGTAATCGTAAAAGTAATCGCACATTCCAGTCCACAATAGTCCGTCGCCTTTGAAATTAGGAATGCCGTGAACGTGCGTTCCATTGTGCATTTTGTCAAATCCTACCGGAGAATACTGATATATATGAACTTCGTATCCAAGATCTAATAGCAATTGCGCAAACTGTAGCGAAAACCGTTCTCCTCCGCCTATTGCTAGTTCGTTTGGGTTTTCCCATAAAAATAGTTGGTTTGTTAAAAGTGCGGCCCTCATTTAATGTTTCCTTTTCGCGTTGAGGCAATAACTTTCTCGTAAACTGCCTCGATATCACCAGCAATCTTAGCGTGTGAATACGTTTTACGTACAAAATCACCAAGAACATTGGCTTCCTTCATTTTCAACGCGCCTCGTAATGCAAAAGTCATTCCTTCGATATCAAATGGATCGCAGTAGAAGACCCCTGGTTCGCTGCCAAAATACTCAGAGACAGAACCACGGTCTGCTACGACGATAGGTTTGTTGAGGGCAGCAGCTTCTAGGTTCACTAATCCCGGAGTTTCGATGAGCGATACTAGAACATGGACGGCACATCTACGCATCATCTTAGCAACAGCTACAGGAGGGCCTGGAGGACAAAATAGAATATTCTTGCCTTTAATCTCTTCCTTGATGTAATCTACGTATGGTATTGACTTTGCCCCCATCAATACTAACTGTAGGTCTGGATCTTCTTCCCACAGTGGTTTCATCGCTTCGACGAGAGATGCTTGGTTTTTCCTAATTTCGACCCTGCCAACGCATAGAATAAATCTATCTGCTAGAATATCCTCAAGGCTATCGTCAAATAGCAATTCCTCGTAGTTAAGGCGGAGCGCCATGTCTGTTTCGTTCGCAACATCAACACCGTTGCTGATAACTGTATATCCAATTTGATCTATTTCATCGTCATAAAGATTTGATGTATCGCCATACAATAATTCTGCTACTCTGTCCATCTCAATTTCAGCGTTTGGCAACAACCAATCAGCCTCTTCCAACATGCTCTTAACGCCTTGTAGATGTGCGCCAAATTGGTCTGATACAAGTTCTGGATTTTTTTTGAACTTTTCCGCGATTTCACGCTGCATCTCATCTGTGGGCCAGTAGACAGGAGAAATCACAACTGGTATTCCTTTTAACTTGCACATTTGCGCTGTTAGAATCGGTGCGCCTTTCCATCCACCTGCATTTACCAGATGACAAACATCATAATCAATGTTCCAGTCAGGAGCCGCTCTAAGTACGTTTACAATTGATACTACGTGCCCCCTTTCCGCTAAAGCCTCGGAATAGCCAAGCATTTCGCGTTCCGATCCCATTGACGGAGATTCTATGTCTTGCTCTGTAGATATACACATCAAGATATTAATTATGCACTCTCCTTTATTCTCTTTTTGGGGCAGTACTCAATATTTGTTACTGTGCCCCAGATTCTACCAGTCGCTATAGCCGATATTGTTGCGGAAGAAACATGATATTTGTCTGCAATCTGTTTTTGCATAAAATTCTTGCTATCAATCATATACTGTATCTCCACAACATCAGATTCTAACAGTTTGCTGCTTGCATTATTTTCGCCTACAGGATTAAACAATCCTGTGCGAATAGCGTGGCTAGAGTTTTCTTTACTAGTAACGTACTCTAAATTTAATACGTGATTGTTGGTTTTATCACCATCTTTGTGGTTTATTTGCATTCCTTCTGGGCGTTCACCAATAAACGTTCTCGCCACAACAGAATGAACAAGCGCTGTTTCTTGCTTGCATTTCTTATATAGATTGACTCTAAGGTATCCGTTGTTAGACAGTCTTTTACCTTTTATCTTGTTGTGAGACAAACTAAATATATCCCCATGATCGGAACACAAATAGTTATCCTCATAACCAGGAATTTCTCTCCACTCTATTTTAACCGCCTCCCATCAATAGCATGATTATACACTATTTAGCAAAGTTTGTCAAGTAAAAAAGGGCTTGGTTTTTACGCCAAGCCCTAAAGTACGCTAAAACACGAGTTTACGGGCAGGTACGATACAGAATATCTGTCCCCTGAATGTCCGCACTAAGAGTGGCGACCCCGTCGTGCGACTGCTCAACTGTAAAGTTTGTAGTATACCCAACGCCATAGTGATAAATATCATCACTAACATGGGCGTACAAATCGATTGCAGTTCCGTCATCAATTGAATCTTCGATATCCTCTTGTGCCGCATCGCCGCAATAGTAGAACCCGCTAATGCTGGCGGTCCAACCCACTGACCCATTAACATAGCTCTTCCATCGCGTTCCGAATACAGAAGTATCAATCGCATCGGAAGTTTTTGTTATGGTGTACCGGTTAATCTCGCCAACCAATGCTGCACTGGTAGTAGTTGCGGCTGCCATAAAGTAGCCTGATGCGCCCTGATAAACAGTCATATTTCACCTCCATACCTATTTTCTAGGTATATCCTCTTAATTAAGTAGTACACGCCATTCCTTGATATCCAAGTTGCGCGTGCCACAGTCCTGTTTCTTCTTCTTGCGTCGATCTCTCTGATACTAACTTGATAGTCATATTCTGATATCCAGTCATTGTCAGAGATGCACCGTTAAAAACGGTTTTTATGTAACCTGCTATGGGTCCTGCCTCCGACGCCAAAAAGTCGTTCTCGCTAAAAACGTCAAAATATATGCTAATGGATGTCGCTACTGGTGAACTTGACTGAAATACGTTCGTTGATGGTAGATTTGGGAAACTATACAGTATGTACGGGAAAGTCCATCCGGCAATAGGTCTGCCGTTTTTCATCCTTCCGCCAACTTCATCCAACAAATCGCTATCAGCGACAGCCAAATTATAGACCGCCTCTTCTAGCTCTGTAGATAAGTCTGCCATAATCTACCCCTTACCCATTATTTTGCCGAGCAACATTCGTAATCAATTCCATTACTTTGTTGCGTACTGCCTCTGTCGTTTCTTTAATTATAACATATCCCATGTTGTTTCGCAAGTATACCATTGTTCCTTGTGGATGTACCTCGAATGGCCCTAATAGATCTATAGGCAAATTGTACTCGATGTACTTTGGTTCCGCGCCCATTACTCCGTGTTCTGTGTCGATTCTGTGTAATACTAAAAACATTCTAGCCTCCCAAGTTTTGCATTTTAATTACGTTAAGTGCGCCAGTTAAGAAATGTCGTCCGGTCATATTTACAGTACCTGCCTCAACAAAAATTGCATATGGGAAATTAGATCCATACGCGCCCCACAATCCTGTTGGCGAAACAAACCACTCTATTGAGTCCTGCAAGTGAGCCTTTTCTAGTCCGCTTCTAGGACACAGAGCAGTCGCCGCCGCCGCTAGTTGTGGAAGCAGTCTATTCAACATAGCCCTAGTGCTCTGAATACCAAATTGTGTAAATGTATTGGTAATTAATCCAGAACTAAGCGTTTGCGTTCCAGCTCTATCATAGAAACCCTCCAACTTCCATTGTACAGAATTAGCCATTTTCTATCACCCGCGCCCATATCGTACTTGTTATCCCTGTAATATCTTCTCGTATAATTGTTCCACCGCCAGTTGCAGCTAGATCAACTTTATACGTATCCCCGCCATAAACTATCTTGTCACCAGATTCCGGCGCAGCACTGTCAGTCCCGCCAGAAGTGTTCGTCTTTGTAGTTGTCGCCATGTTTGTTCCGCCGACACTTCCATTAATAATTTCAGACGCTCCAAACTCACCAGAAGCTCCGCTAACCCACACTACTCCAACTGCTGTACCAGCAGCCCATGTCCCGCTGTCTTCGTATGAGCTAACCACATTTGCTGTTTCTCCGCTTGTCGCACCTGTCAACAATTCTCCTACCATAAACTCTGTCGCGCCAGCGGTGAATTTAATGTATTCTTCATTTGTATGCGACGTAAACACATCACTAAGAAAAGCAAATGCCTTATCACCTAACTCAAGCCTGCCGCCGCTCTCCTCGACATCAGAGGTTTTAACATCATATATAATTGCTTTGAAAGTTGGCCACTCCCACAAAATGTCAATAACCTTAGATGGATCAGGATTCCACTCGCCAGGCGCTTGCAGCCGCTTATACGTGACTGTCGATCCTAGTCTGTTAAGCATATACTTTATCGACTTATCTACTTGGCTAGAATATGATAATGCCATTACCTATATCCCTCATCGTCCCATTCAGGTGATACGTTCTGTCCAGCACCTTCTCCTCCAAACTGATCCCTTGTAAATGCAGGTTCTACTCTGTCAGTTCGTTCTTCTTGCGCCAGCTTCTCGCTTACGCTAATTCCCGCAGACCACGGAGATGCATGTTTAGATGCTTCTCTACGCAACACAACAGCCATAGCGGAAAACTGGGAGGAGAGTTGAGACGCTTTTATGCTAAATTCCCCACTGGCTCCAACCTTGACGTCCGCTTCAGAGGCATATTTCACAGCTAACGTCTCGCACGCACGCGCAGCAGCACCTATATTAGTATCTTCTTTAGTGCGCAAAAAAGTAAGCTCTTCGTCACTTAACCGTTGATCGTCAGTATCTGTAAGTTGCGAGTAGAATCTAATAGCATCAATGTTGCTGTCTCCTGGGTTTCCGCTATAATGCCACATCTTCTAATTGCCTCCTTTTCGTCTACTAATTATACTATAAATACGTTTACTTGTCAAGTTTTTATGATCTGGTTTTATCACTCATCCACCTCTATCTGATAGTGGCACCATACATCGTCACCCGTCACTGGGGCCTCAGCAGAAGTTATAATCAGTCCGCTCACCGTGAAATCTTCCGTTGGTAATTGTTCCATATTCACGAACATTCTAACAGTCCCAGTTATTGGCGTTTCCGATAAAGTGAATGTCTTATTCACACCGTTAACAACACCAGAAACTGGATTAGTCGTACTGCTGCTGTCTCTGTACCATCTGTGCATGTGATAAGTTATAGTGTCCACCATCCCCATAAATGATCTCCAACAACAGGAGCCTCATCTAAACTTATTCCGGTTGCCGTCTTTGTGTAGAGTTGCGGTATTCCGTTCAACAAAATCTCCATGTAGCTACCTTGGAATGTAAAGTCAGTTCTCTCACCATCAATCTGTTCTGACGGCACAGCAAAATAACCGTGTGTATGCACCCAAAGCGGCAAGGATAACTCTGTAATAGAATACATTATGCTCGTGTCTGCCGATCTGTATAGGTCGGTTTCATCCTCTCCAGAATATCCTATCGTAATATTACTAACTCGATACTGTCCCATTATACTTCCTGTATTGTTAGATAATGTAGTAAGCGTGCTATTTCGTCACCGTACACTACTTTCCAAGTAACAACTAATCGCCTGGCAGTGTCAGTAATGTTATCTGTGTTTATTGGGTAATATACTTGGCTCCCAGAAACGCCAGCGGCTACCTCTGCCATAACTTCAGTTCCATCGGTTGTATCAACTTTTATTGTCGCGGAATCCGGCGTAACGGCAGCATAGCTACCTGAAACATTGCCACGAGTAACGCTTATCGCTAAATCACGCGCATCGTCAACGTATAGACATGTTTCTGGTATGCTTCCTTGTACTGTTGCCAATTTAATTACCTCCTATATTTGTCCTAACTAACATTCGATACTCCAAGGAATGACTTCACATTGGCGATAGGCACTCCCATGATTGTCTTGATGTCGGCAATTGGTACGCCGAGGACTGTTTTTATGCTGGTTGCTCCAGACGCCGTGTAATCAACCTCAACATAGACTTGGGTGCATTTTGCCACCGTGCCGTTATTGTTATTAAGGGCAACACCAATTATTAAAGCATCTATATTATCCCAAGTCCAATCAAGTCCTGTATTAGGGTTTTTGGTCCATGTCTTGGAATAAGATGCCCAAGACGTAGTTAAAGTCTCTACGTCCCCGTAATATAAAACGCTATTAACATAAGCTACACATTTACTCTGTTCTGTTCCCCCGAGTCCAACCATACGACAGTATACTTTAATATTGTTGATAGTCCCTGAACCATCAGAATGGGCTGGAAATGTATAGTGGTCTTCGGACCATGCCGTAATAGCCTGATATACAAAAGTGGCATCGTCATCAGCAGTAACCTCATCAACCTGTTTCCAATTCTCCTCTCGCAGGCCACCATGATAACTACCATCATAATAACCAAACGTGGCAAAGGAACCTCCACTGGGTCTAAGGGTTTCAACGTCATTCCTTAGGTCAAGTTCCCGCCTGATACCATCAGGAGACAAAAGGACAGCATTATACCCCTCAAGGCTGATGCATTTCCAGCCCTCTCGCAGGCGGCGTTCAAAGTATTCTTGGCAGGTTTCTCGCTTGACTAACTCCATTTTAACCTCTCAATCGAAGTGATGCCCAGTTTCTCAAGGGTGGCGACAAGCTTCTCCAAAAGCGGCGCGTGATCCTCGGATATGCCCTTGTGCCAACCGCCTGCATGAAGTTTCGCGTGGGCTTCACGGTAAGCGTCAACAGCTTTACGGCCGGCTTGTATGTTATCTCGACTTATTTCTTTCTTGCCATTCATTATCTATCTCCTATGCCAATGTCGCGTATGCCTGTTCGCCAGTGAACGATATGCTGTCAGCCGTTGGAGCTGCCGCCACGATCCTCACAACGAAGTCAGTTGTGCCTGTAGGCGCTGTTTCTGTCAACTTCCCGGCATTAGCAGCACTCAAGAAGATGTCACTACCCTTGGTGAATGTATCAAACTCATCATCTGCACGAATCATTCCACTCATCAACAACGTGCCGGTCGCATCTGTCGCAGCAGCGACAACGCACATACCAACCTCACCATGAGAAGTGGCTATCGCAGTAGCGTTTGTCAGTTCCCATTTCCCGGTAGCAGCCATGTAGTAACAGTATCCGTAGACAAGAGCAGTTGTTCCAGCTACCACATCACGAGTAGTACCTGTCCACTTCGTATCCGCACTGAGAATTGGATCTAGCTTGATCGTCACGTTCTCAGGTAAGTTCGCAGACAGTACCAGCGTCTGAAGCTGTGCTACTGTCAACGCTGCGACATTGCCACTTGTGATCCTTCCTACGACTGTTTGTTCGTCAATTGTAAGTTTCACAGGAGTATTATCAGCGGTAGCTGCCAAGACACTCTGAGCATCAAACAGATCGTGCATAACGAACTCATGATTAGCAGCCCCATCTCCAATATATACCTTGTCTGTGTCTGTCTCGCGTCCAAGTTCACTTGCCTCAAGCGCCCCCAGTGTCACAAGGTTAGCCGCTGTCCCACTACGAATCTTTACTGTATTTGACATTACTTCTTCCTCTTTTTAGCTGGCTTTAATTTTGCCAACTTTGCTTTCAAATCAACGATTATCTTCTCTTGCTTTTCTAGTTTCTCTGTAGCCTCATCCGCTAATTTTCTAGCTTCTTCTTTAACTGCAACTACCTCTGCGTCCGCTTTAGCGCCAGCATCTTCTTCTGCTATAACTACTCTTGCATCAGAGTCTGCTTTAGCGGCAGATATACTTGCTGTTGCATCATTTTTAGCAGTTGCTATCATCGCCTTAGATTCAGACTTAGCTGTTGCAACTATTGCATTAGCCTCGTTCTTGGCGGCGTCTATTCCAGCCTTGGCCTCAGCCCTCACAGCTGTTATTGCATCGCCAAGTTCTTTATTCTTTGCGCCTAGCTTTGAGTTAGACTCAGCTAATGGAGCCGCTGCGTCTATCGTCGCCTTCATATTTGCAATGGCAGCCGACTGTTGTTGCTGGATTTCAACCATGCGGTTGAGGATTTTGTCCTTGTTGAGCGAGGCCACAACCCACCTACCAATTTCGAGCTGAAGGTCATCCTCTGTAACTAGCATTGGCATCCCAGCAGGCTTCGCCGTTTCATTTGCTACTTGGCTAATTTTTGCTTCTTCCATCATATTAATACTCCTCCCTTTTATTTATTAAGATCGGGGAGAGATTGCCTCTCCCCTTTTGTTATTATACACAATTATAAGTTAAATTGCAACTATTATACAAATGCTCCTCCGTCAATAACGCTTGCAGCTGTTGTTATTAGCACATAACCAGACTTATCTGGGAATGCCGCAGTTCGCGTTCCAGATGTGCTTGCACCAGTTAATTGGAAATTATTCGTGCCTGGAGTTCCAGAGGTACCGGCAAAGAACATTGTCTTAAACGGCAATGTAGCAGAGCCGAAATCGTCAGCAGCTGCTGCGTCTGGAAGCAACGGTAGGTTAATTGCAACGCTTGCAAGGTTGCTTAGTGCTGTATTTGCACCGGCAGAACCAGAAGCAAAGTTATCAGTAACCCACTTGAAAGTAGCAGCGTCTTGATCTGCCGTCGGATCTTTTACTGCGGTGATTTTATTAGTGTTCATCGAGAAATCAGCAGTAGCGCCAGCAGAAAGGTGTGCCATTGTCTCAGCCTTAGATAAACCGTTAATGCCATTTGCAGTGAACACTGCTACTTCTGTATCTAATGGAGTACCGTCTACTTCTAATAGATTGTCATTTGCAATACCAATTGTCTGCTCTGCAAGAACATCTGTTCCAATTGCTAACCCAAGAGATGTTCTAACTGTATCTCCAGTTTCCCACGCCAACGCCCCAGCGGCAGTTCCTGCCAAGAAGTAATCAGCGCCATCTACTGGGCCAACTGTGTTTAGATCTTCAAGGTTCCCATCGGGAGCAATATCGTTGCCGGTCTTTGTTAATCCGGCGCTTGCTGTAACGTAACCAGTGCTGGAGAACTGCGCCCAAGGCATTGCTGTCGTATCGAGTACGAAACCGTCTGGATCAACAGTACATGCCCATCCGGTAGATCCTAGCGTTGTTCCCCCAGAAACGAATGCGAATGATTGCGGCACTTCAGCAGCAGCATCCATATCGGCAGCACGAGCCCATGCACCGGCAGCAGACACGTAAATACCATTCTCTTCTGGAGCTGTCTGATCTTTAACAAGCACTCTGCTTGTAGATGTAAGGATTCCGTCAAGAGTCTGTTCGGCAGTCAATGAAATATTTGCAGTTGTAGCGCACGCCACAGCATCGTGAATTTTTAATCCCTGAACTAGAGCGTCTACGTATGCTTTAGTCGCTGCATCTTGTGCGCCAGTAGGGTCGGTTACGCTTGTAAGTTTGTGAGAATTCATCGAAACATCAGCAGCTGCCTGCCCGGTAAGGATTGTCCATAGGTTTGCACCTGTCAATGCCGCTACATTACCGCTAGTAATACGCCCGACAACACTTTGCTCTCCAACAGTCAACTCTGCCGGTGTGTTATCAGCGGTAGCTGCTATAATCGATTGAGCGCCAAACAGCTGGTGCATCACGAACTCATAATTCGCAGCCCCACTACCAACGTGCATCTGGAATGTATCTGTACTGAACCCCAACTCGCCTGCTGCAAGGTTACCCTTGGTAACTAGGTTAGCAGCAGTTCCTCTCATAATCTGGATCTGGTTAGCCATTATTCATATCCTCCTTTAATATTGTTTCTAGAAACTTCCGCCATCAATAACGTCCTCGTTTTTCCATTTGCTACTCGCGCTATCATAAACAAGACGATTGCTATTAGCTACGCTTGTTATGCTAACATCAGTTAACCCTTCAAGTGTTTCAGATCCAGCCCCAGATTGCAGGCCGAAATCTTCCCACGCGCTTCCGTCATATCGCCTAAATCCTAATGTTCCAGACGCTGTATTTGTTCCGTCGTCTAGATAGAGATCTTCTTCTGACGGATTTGTAGGTGGAGTCGATAGCACTCGTCCGCGAATCTGTTCTGGCCTTATTCTTACCATCTGTCTCCTGTCGCTATAATTAAGCCGCGCCTAAACTATTTCTTCAAACCAATCCATACGCGAGCTGTAACATCTGCCCTACTGGAGCCAGTGTTGTTATCCAAACGCAGTCTGACAAACGCAGCACCGAGAGTAATTGCGAATGAATGGATTTTATTATCCGCAAGTGTATCATATCCGTCCCATCTCGCTAGTGTATCCCACACAACGCCGTCATTGCTAGCCCACACGTTGCAATCAATACTAGAAGAAGTGCTCGCCGTCGCTGTAGAGTCTAGTTGGATTGTGCAATAGTCAGAATTGCGTAAATCGATCTCAAAATCAGTATCTGGAGTAACGTTAGTCGTAGTAGCGTTTGTCCACGTAACCGTTTTAAGCGAGCCTGCTTTTCCGTTAGTTACTTCATTGGCCATAGCTCACCTCTTCCTAGTAGTCGCCGAAGCTGCACCATGTAAGCGTAACAGTACCTGTAACTGTAAGTACGCCAGTAGTCGTGAAGTCTCCTGAGTCAATTATGCAATTGAGCCATACCTTCGTCGCAGTGCTTGAGCCGTCATATGGAGCGCCGCTACTGATTATTGCCGCGCTCCTTCCTGTAACATCAACTGTGAAGGATGAAAGAGTAATCCCAGTGCTGGGAATTATATCTTGATCCAGGCCACTAAGAGCCCCGGCAACGTCGCAGGTTATTGAGCCGAGGCCAAAGTCCCCTTCAGCTCCGGTCTTTACGCCGTCCGATCCCAAGATCGTTAGGTCAGCAATAGCGCCTAAAATCAGAGTGCTTCCGGCGGGAGCATTAAATATTTCTTCCGCAAACCACATAATCGTATTATCAGTCCCAGTCATTGCAACAGAACTGAGATCAATAACAGTTTTGTGAACAACTCCAGACCCATCAATTGCTGTAACGCCAGTACCTACAGGAATGCCTGACGCTCCGCTATTTTGCGATTTTCCTGTAACAAGCTTTGACCCGTATTTTACTATTCCCATTTTATTCCTCCTTCTTAACTTTCTTAGTCTTTTTAGCGGCGGCCTTTTTAGCGGCAGCAACCTTATCCAAATGAACCTTTGTATATTCGGTCTTCTTCACAACTGGCTTTCCGTCTTTATTTAGTCCAACGGTTCGCTTCTTATATTTATCCGGCGGAATTTTCTTTCCAAGTCGCTTTGCGCGTTTACCCCTGATTGCGCTTATAATCGTCTTAGGGTCGTCACCAAGAATTGCTTGTAAAATCCCCGCTGGCGTCATCTTTTTCTTATCTGTCATACTTATCGACCTCGTCGGTTTAACCCGCGTCCGCCGCCAGATCCGTCACGCTTTCCCCCTCCACCTTGTCTCTGCCAGCCACCATTTCCAGCTCCTCGTTCATAAACAGATGTTCGTTCTGTTTCAGTTTTAGGCTCGCAATCTCCAAGCCCTCTACCAGTTTTGGGGCCTCTCTCTTGAGGGCCTTGTCCGTTTCCTCTAGCCATCTCATACCTCCTATACTAGCCAGCGCATGTGCGCCTCTTCAATATCGTATCTAAGCCTTGGATTAGACCTGATTTTATTTATAATGCCAGGCATCCAGACCTCAACTAATTTCTTGCCTTTTTTTGAGTTACATTTCCTACAAGCATACACAATATTGCTTAGTTGGTGCCAGCCACCATTTGAGATCGGATTTATGTGTTCAACGTTATAATAGTTATCCGCATAGCAATTCCCATCGCGAATCATCGGTTCTCCACAATAAAAACAACATCCGTTTTGTTCTTCCCAAACAGCACTGTATTGATCTTCTATTATCGTATCTCCAGTTTTTATCAGCGTTTTCCTCTTTCTGTTGCGTTCGAGGATTTCTTGTTTATGCACTTTATTATATTCTTTCTTCCTAATACGTATTTTCCCCTTATTTCTTTCCTGATATTCTTTCCGTTTTGCCAGCAATCCTGGATCGTTTTTATGCTCTGAGAACCAATGCCTACTCCTGGTATCACACTCGTCCTTGTGTTCATAATAATAAGCCAGGCTATTAGCACATATTTCATCTTTGTTCTCGGCGTAGTATAGAGACCTCTTTGTTTTTAATTCATCTTTATGCCCAGCTCGATACTTTTTGTTTAATGCACTTAATTCATCTTTGTGAGTAAGACGATAAGCTTCTTGCGTTTTTCTAGCCCTATCCTTATTTTCATTATACCAACGAGCAGAGTTTATGCGGTCTTGTTCTCTAACTTTATCCTTGTTTTCTTCTCTATACCGAGCTTTATTTGCACGAACTGCTGGATTTAGCCAGTGTATTATTGTTATATGAGCTTTAACGCCAAGCGCGGAGGCAATAGCCCTATAACTAAGACCGCCTTCCCGCAGCTCTTTCGCTTTAGCTATAAGTTCGTCCCTATTGGGATATTTCATTTCTCGTTATTACTCCTCTTCTTCGTCGTCATTATCTGGCGGCGTAAATGCTTTCGGGTAGCCCTTTTCCAGTAAATTCCAAACTGCAACATGTTGTGGTGTTACTTCCCCGCCCTTGTCTAGCTCGGCAAATACTTCAATAAAAATACCGCGCTCTGCCTTTTTTAGTTCTATATCGACGCCAACGTCTTTTGCAGCATTCCATATAGTTTGTCCTGGAGAACCTTTAGTGTCTGTGATCACCTTGTCACATACGAGACAGTGGTATTTCGGCTCCGACTCTGAACCAATGTTCTGTACTGGGTTTCCGCACTCCTCGTGAATCACGCCAGTAGTTAGCCCAAGTTCCTCTACTTCATCTGCATCCATCAACAACTTCTCACGCAGTTTCTGCACAATAAGCTGTGTATGCAATCCGCCCTTTTCTGGCAAAAGGCTTACAAGATTCCATCGGTCAAGCACTTTCAAACCCTTCAACATCTTTTCACTCTCCCTACTACTTTTATTTGTATGTCAATTATACTATAAATCTTCATGTTTGTCAAGGTAATATTGACGGGGCTTTTACACCCCGCCAGTTAATCCTAGTTTAAGTACGTTGCCTCAAGCTCTATTTGAATCACTGGGTTCACAGTAGATGCTGTATCATCAGTAATACAGATTCCGACAATGTCATCCGCAGCAACAGCCAGTGGCGTTGTGGGGGTGAATGTATCGTTGTACTGAGAAGCAGTCCACGAAAACTCTTGCGAGAAGATTCCTGTGGTAAAGTTTCCAACAACAAACTTTACTATTTGGTCATGTACTGTAATGCCCATATCAGTCGCTCGCACTTCTCCGATAGTTGCCTTGAACGGAGTGTCGAAGGCATCTGCATTCGGGATAACAGCGCAAGGAACCGTAACAGCGCCAGCAACACCACACGCAGTGATCGCGGCGGCGGTGCAAACCCACTGAATCCAATATCCTGTCTTGTCGGTATCATAAGTAGCCGTAGCCCAATCAGAAGGCGGAGCAAACGAAATCGCCCCAATTCGTTGAAGAGGCCGCAGGCCATCTTGTGCTGTCGAGTCTGTTCCATCGTACACTGTCAAATCAGACCATGTGCCTGCGCCAGTAGAATACTGCCACTTGCCAGCATCGTTAGAATATGTCGCCACGGCACCAGACCCCGTCGAAAGATCAGTAAAAGCAATCTCGCAGAACCTAGTAGTCATTCCCACAGCAAACGCATCGTTGGCTTCCTCAGATCCAGCATCCGGTTGGAACTGATAGTCGTCAGTCCATCCTGTCAACGAACTAGATGCTTTAAGGTCTTCCCATGTAGTTGTGCCATGGTCGTAAGCCAAACACATAACATCTGCTGCACCATATGCACCAGTATTGTAAGTGTGCGTAGTCAGATCTACAACGCCACCAGCCATTCCAGCACCATTAGTTGCAGCCCCGTCAGTATCCTCACCGGCAAGACCGATAGCAAAAGGCCACCAAGTCTTGTAAGAATCCGTCATCAAGAACGCAGCATCTGCGCCAGCGTCAGGAATTGTATAAGTCCGTGCGGCAGCCTGAAGAGCAACGTTGATATTCGTGATAGTATCGCCAGTATTGTCGGACATAGTGATTGTAGTCGTTCCTGTATTAGTTGTTCCAGGATAGAGTTCAATCGTTCCAGCAGTCGCGTCCAATCCTGCGGACAACGTGCCTGAAACTCCAAGCGTTCCAGTAACTGATGTATTGGCAACCAAACTCATTGTTGGGACGGTCCATGTCACAGTAGCGCCTGAGCCCGTATGTGTAATTAAAGTAATTCCAGTCGTTACGGCAGTCGCAATCTGCATATATTCAGTTGCATTTAGACCAAAACGGTTCGCCGGAGATTCGTGACTCGTAAATCCAGCACTAATTTCTCGCGTAGACGTAGCGCCATCAAGAACAACAAGAGTGCCGTCAACCGCAAGGCTCCCTGTAATATCTGCGCCAGTTCCGACATACAGCGTTTTAACTACACCAAGCCCACCTGCTGTTCGCAGAGAACCAGTTGTAGTGCTTGAAGAGTCTGTGTCTCCAGCAACAGCAAGTTGAGTTGCTGCTCCGACTAGAAGTAGATCGTCTTCGCTTGCATCCCAATGTAGATAGGTTGTAGCGGTGGTGCCGTAGAAGATCGTGTCTCCTGCCGGAGTTCCACTTACGCCGGTTTGAATCGCTGCGGTGGTACAGGCCGCCGTGATTAAGATACCATGGCCCATAGCTGGAGATGATCCTGCTGTTTCCGCCAACGCAATACCTGCCGTCATGTACGGAGACCAGTTATCGAGATACATTCCGTAGTCGCAATACGCATTACCATGTGTCCACATATAAATCAACGCGGTAGTGTTCCCATAATTGATATCAGAGCCGTAGTCCAACGACAGTGCAAATACCTGCCCATCGTAAGTTCCAGTGCTCGTGTTGGCAATGCTACCGCGTAACGCAGCAATCTGGCTAGACGCAGCACCTGCTGTAACAGGGCCAACAATCGTTATTCGCCCGAACACACCTAGCATGTCGTTTAGAGTGCATGTTGCCGCAGGATCTATGTATACATTAAAATATCCAGCGTATGCCTCAGTAATTTTCATATCAACATGGAGATCGGATCTTACACCAATCATTCCGCCGCTAGTAGACCATGTACCGGCAGCAAACGCTGCTGTCTGTTGTAAGTCTACGTCAATACCATATACATACGCATCGCTAGCCAATGCAACATCAACGTCAACGCTGAACGCTTTCCCAGTAGCCAGTGTGTCTACAATAGTAAATTGTCCTAAGATCTCGATGTCGCCAGCAAGATCAATATCCCCCCCGATTGTCATGTCGTCGGCGACGGTTAAATCCCCGACCACCCATTCGCCTAAGTCTTTCCTTGTTATGCTCATATATTCGCCTCAACTCCTAGAAGCCTATGCCTCCCAACATTATCTTCCGTTCTAATTTGCTTCTTTCTCGATGAAATCCCGATTATCTAACATTTTATAGCCATAATCCTTATAAAGTTCTTTCGGAAAAGGCCCAATATAGTCAAAAAACTTCTGTACTGCATCTTTGTGCCCAAATTGTATTTCTGGGTATTTTCCTTTGCTCAACCTAAAGTTGATTCGTGGTGTGTTTAGTAAGATTTTTAGCCTATCTATAAGCATACGAACATCTTCTTCTGTGAACCAATTCGTATGTAGTCTAATTGTGCCCAAAGTGCATCCACCTTTCGTGTAAAAAGAACCATCTTCTAGAAACCACGTTCTCATTGCTAATGGCGTTAATCTAACATCCTTAGGTACAATCTTTATTCCTCGTGGATACCATCTATCTAGTTGTTCTAACAGTTCTACGCAGTCAGCGGTCTTAAAAGAAAACAAATTGCTTATTGTGCCGCTATCGTTAACTCTATACCGTTTATAGATATTCCCACAAGGAACATCGAGACTCTTAAAGTAGCTGGCCATAAATTCTATATATTTTCTGTGTTTTTGTCCCAGCGTGTAGTATGCAGAAGTCCGATGTTGAGTTCCCATAGAACCGTCACCCAACAAACTCCCGTCCAAGATTTCTAAAAGATTATCAGACACATCTATATGATTCGACGGAGAGCCCCCGCGCCTAGCTGGAATGCCAAAACGACTAAGTCTTTTAATAATAGTCGTTCTATGGCACCCAACCTCATCTGCAATTTGAGTCGTAGTTTTGCCGTTATCGACATACTCGCGCCTCAAGAATTCGCTAGACGCATCAATGTGCCTACTCATTATTTTACCCCCAGGGCCTATGCCTCCCTACATCATCCCCTTCTTAATTATTCTCTCTTTCCTCCATGGAAAGTTTAGTTACGCTTCTGCCGGTCGTCCAACAGATCGCGTTTTAATATTTGCGTTCTTCAAAGCCGTCCATAGTGTAGATCTTGAACAGTTCGCTTCTTCAGCCATTTCTGGAATAGAAGCTCCGTCACCTTTATATCTCTTGATAAGCCAGCCTATATTCTTGTAGAGTTTAGGCGGCTCTAGGGGGCCGGGAGTAGCCCCCATAGAACCTTGTGGAGAGTGTGTCAACACTTCTTCCAATGTAGCATATCGGAGATACTTAGACTCTAAAAGTTTGACTTCGTTTCGCCAGCCTCCTTCTCGAAGGTCAACAAAATCGTTAAGCCTATACTCTGTTCCTTTTCCCGTGAACGTTCGATTCGCAATATAGCAGTGCGGTACGAATTCCCGGCCATACCTGTCGGCCATCTTTTCGATATATCCATCTGCTCTCAGCGATACATAGTTTCTACTATGTTCAATATCGCCATCTTCGAGCATCGTGCCTCTATTGATCCTCTTTCCGCCCATGTTGAACGGCGTAAGTACTTTATACATCTAATTACCTCCCTTATTTATTTATGCAACCGCGCCGTTGAAGAATAGTCCAAGGTCGCTGCCAACTATTTTAGCATCGTAGGCCATTTCGCCCTCGATTCTCCATGATCGCGTATTTTGCATCCACCACTTGCTCATGCTTGTGTTGTAGCCGAGACCGTTAAGACCCGTCCACTCAAATGTATACCCAGACGCTGGCTGAAGAAGCCCGGCAGACTTAGGTACATAACACAACAGCATATTCTTTGCAAAGTTAAACGCGTAAGCAGCCGTCTCGCCTTCGTTGTTCGAGGCATAAACGCTGTTGCCAACAAAGTATCGGTCAACGCCAAACAGAGATGCCATCAAAGCATTTCCGTGAAGGTCTGCAATACCAGTCTGCGTATACTTAATCACTTCCTTGATGTCAGGATGCAGTGCAAGAATATCATGCACTTCGCGCCCAACAACCAGTGTATTAGGATCAAATCCAGTCGTGGACAAGATCTTCTGCTTGCCTGTTCGGATTACTCCGAGAGGATCAGAATCTGCGCCATCACTGAAATAGATGAAATACGGCCACGTAGAACTAGTAGCGTGTCCGGTAGCGTCGTGTTCTGTGGTTTGGTCTGCCCATAGATCTGTGGTAAAATAGTTTGTTACAAAGTCGCGTTCTCGGTCGATAAGCAACTGTTGTACAACCCACTCAGCCATCTGCGGGGAAAGGTCTGCAATATCCGAGTTAGCCAAAAGCTCTCGCGGAATATCATTATGCATTGCATGAACATCGCAGAAATACTGATCTGAGATGTCGATGTCGAACCCGCCGCCAGCAGACTCAGTGCCAGGAGCGCGAATCTTAGCCTGGTTACGGAGCCAGTCATTCTTGTCAAACTTAGCGATGAGATCAGATTGCTTCTTTACTGGTACGTTCGGGAAAACTTTAGGAGCAAGGAACATCTCCGCAGCTTCTTTATAAGCAACCGAAACCATCGTTAAGCCGGTATCTACATGGACATCACCAGGTTGGGCAATTCCAGTTTTCTTAATATAAGTCATTTGTCATCGCCTCCTTAAGATTTCCCGGCCAGGCAAAAGCCTGTTAGTACCGTGATAATTCCGTTCTCGGCACCGCCTGTAACTGCTCGTCCAACAGTATAAGTTTCGTGTGTTCCGCCACTCGCGTATGTAAATGCAACGGCCCGTCCGGCAGAATCGCTCTCAAGCAAATCCCCGGCGGCAACAGTATCTCCTACAATTACCTTCGCCATAACACCTGGCGCGGTAAGAACATCACCGTATGCGCCCAACTCAGGCTTGCCATACATAATTCCAATAACAAGACCTTTCTCGCCACAAATAGTGACCGTCTCGGAAGCTGAAATATACATAAGGTAATATTGCTTATCTGAATAATCGGCATCAGCCTTAAACGACTGTTTTACGCCAAAACTTTCAGTAGACATTTAACCATCCTCCTATTTTTATTCCTCAGCGTCAAAAGCAGACGGGTCTTCCTTATAGATAGACGCATATGCTTGTGCTACTGTTGGGAAATCTCCTTTCGCCACAAGCTCTTTGGCAGACTTCATTGTCTTGACATGAGGATCAGATTCGTCTTCCTCTATAGATGTGCCAAATTCATTGAAGAATCCACTTTGCTTAATCATTTCGCTATTAGACTTCAACAGCCCATAAACTCCGTCAAAGATCTTGTCGGGAACTCCAGCAAGTCTAAGGGACATGAGCAGATCGCCAATTTCATCAGAGGCTTTACCTAGATGACTAAGATCATTAGAGGCTTTCTCTACCAATTCTTTTCGCTGTTTCTCTACACGAAGAGACTCAATCTCCACTTGCTGCTTCCTAAGATCGGCCTTCGCCAACTTAAGTTCCGCAGCCTGCTTCTCGATTTTCTCCGAGAGTGATTTTTCGATCTCGTTATCCATTACGTCTTCCTCCTCTTCTTCGGCTTCCTCTTCGTCGGACTCTTCGTCCTCGGATTTTTCGACAGGATCAGGTTCGATAACTTCCTCTTCTTCCTCATCCTCGTCTTCATCCTTTACGATAAGTGCCTCGGCCTTAGTCGCCCATTCGCCAAACTGCTCTTTGGTAATCGTATCGCTTTCGCCAAATGCCGCCTCAAGGTCATTGAGTAAGCCATTAACGTCTTCCTCGTTTTCAGATTTCTGTAAACGATCTAAGACATCAACAGCTTGATCCGCAAAATCCGAGTTATCGGCGTGCGCAATCAGGCCTTTTAGGACTTCGATAAGCTTGTCCATGTATTCCTCCTTTTTAACTTCTGTGTTTTGGTGTTCGCCATCATTAGATTTCAGCAAAAGAAATTTACGTCCAATGGCCGGTGAACCAACTAAATCTGTTCTATCGATATCCAGATCCAGCAGCTCGCTAACACCCTGTGTCCCCGTCAATTCGTTCCAGTATTTTGTGTCATCCATAGCAATTATGATTATACGATAATTAAGTATAATTGTCCAGTAGTTTTTGGAATGTGTGGGATATATGGGAAAATGGCTCTTGGCTTGCAATTAGCCGAAAAATGTTGTATAATATTACTGTTCAGATGTCCAGCTGCGATAGGCTCTGACCAATCGCAAAAAAAAGAACGCCCGTCGTTATGGCGGGCGTCTCTGCGTTATTGCAAAACTACTAGTCTAAATATTTATTCCTTCGATCAACTTTGACCCTTTTATCAAGTTACAGCGCGCATGAGTTATCTTCAGATTGTCTGCGCAGTGTGCTCCTCCCTTGCTCACGGGGAAAACATGGTCAACGTGGCGCATTCCAAGATCGATTACCTCGCCACATATATAACATATTATACCTTCGTCCTCATCAGCCTGGCGGTATATTTCTGAAATTTGTTCTAAATCTCCTATTGTAGCCTCTTTTATTAAAGCCGCCCGCTTGGCAGAATGGGCCGCGCACTTATCCCTGTTCGCGATTCGATAAGCGATTGCCTCTTCCTTGTGAGTATCCTTATAAGCTTTTATCTCATCCTTATGGCAAGCACGATAAGCTGCGTCGTAAACCCTTCTCTCCTCTTTATGTTTAATGTAATAATCAGCGCTATAAGATTTTATTTCTTCTTTGTGTTCTGCGTTGTAGGCTTTTTTCTTCTCCTTATTGTTTGCACGATAAATAGCATTAGTCTCTTTTTTCTCTTTTCTATGCCCTGTTGCATAAACAGCGTGATCGGCCAAAAGCCTCTCCTTGTTCTTGACGTAATAAGCAGCATTTTTGGCGCTTATTTGTTCGCGGTTTTTCTCGCGATATCTCTTATTGTATTCTCGCTTTTTTTCTTTATTCACTGAATCACCGCTCTTTACCCATTATCTTATGATGTCTTTTCAGCCAATCGTCGAGTTCGTCAACAATAATCCTGTAAGATGTGCCAATCCTGTGATGAGGGATTGGGTCAACAGGGTCATTCAACAAAGTGTATATTCGTGACAAGCTGAGCATAAATTTTGTACGCAACTGTTTAGGTGTTAGATATTCTATTTTCTTTTTCAATTGCTCCCTCTACGCTATTGGTTTCCTTTGGCCAGTACCCTGCACCGAATAACCGGAATACTCGCCGCTTAATACGCGATCAAATTCTTCATCGTCGCTAATTAAACTGACTATAATCCAGCTCCCTTTTTCTACTAGATGATCTGCGTCGTGAGGAGTTCCGTCAAAGTAGAAGCTCACTGGCGCAATGTAGGACTCTACCACAATTGCCGCCGGAATAGGATAGTCGTGTTGTGCTCCAATCATCGATGGCTTCTCTTCAGCCCACAAATTCAGTAGGTATCTGTGAGCCGCTTTCTCCACTTCAAGAGGTACCTCGAAATCTCCTTGCAGATCTACAGTGTTGACATCTAGAGCTACGCCGTATACAAGGTGTCGAAGCTGATCGGCCTTTTTCACTACAAACCCGCCCTCGACAACCTCTTCCACTTCCTCAACCTTCCCCACCGCCTTCTCGAAAGCGACCCCACCATGATTCTTGCAGTGTTCTTTCGCTTCAGAATCCGACCATTCCGCCTTCTCATACATAAAACTCGCAACTTCCCATCGATTTGTACCAATCACGCGGCCATATAGAATATCATGTTTTTTACCATCTTCACTAACGCCCTTCCTAATCTTGTCGAATTTACTTGAAGATGCGTGCGGACAGGTATGGCAGTCTTGTTTTTGTATTTCAACGACCTCAGTTGCCTTGAAAAAGCTTTCTGGCGAGAAATCTCCGGGAAGTTCTAGAAACGTCGCCGAATACCCTGCGTCTACTTCGATAACTACTAGGTCATTATTCTTTTCTATAACTTTTGCGTTTGTCATTTTTGCTCCTCTATATAAGCTTGAGTTGTTCTGTTTTATTTTCCCAGTGCTTTAATCGCGCCTCTGCTATTTCTACGTACTCTTCTTCCATTTCTATCCCAACGATTTCTTCCCAGCCAGCTAATGACGCCCCGATCATTTCTGATCCTGAGCCTGAAAACGGCACTAGGATTCTGCGCGGCGCATACTCTTCTGGTGGCAATAGTAATGTTGCTAGCCATCGTGTTAGGTCTATAGGCTTAACGGCATTCAAGTAGGATGCGAATTCCGCACCCCACTATTATCACCCCCGGAATTTCTCTTAAAATATTTCTTCAAATGCTCTGGCACATCAGCGTATTTAACCATCATGTTATCACCATTGCCTTGACAATTCGTTCTGTATCGTGTATAATATACACATGCCAAAAATAACTAGAATTTGCGAAGTATGTGGGAAGGAGTTTCAGTGGTCCGATTGCGCGTCTAATAAAAAAAAGAACGGAGGCCGTTACTGCTCTAAGAAATGCAAAGGCATCGCGAGTAGGCTTCCAATCAGCGAATGCGAATGGTGCGGGAAAGAGTTTCAACAAACGTACAACCAACATATGTTTTGCTCTGCTGAATGCGGCAATAAGTCGAGAAACGCAAAGAGAAAAACCGGGAAAATGTGTGTTTGCAAACAATGCAGTACTGTCTTTTACGCTCCAAAGTGCCGTTCCGAAGAAGCCAAATTCTGTTCTATTGCTTGTGCTAATAAATGGCAAGGGCGTAATAAAATAGAATTCATCTGCAAAATATGCGGAAAGAGATATAGGTTGTCGCCTTCTCGTGCCGAGCAGACTAACCCAACTTACTGTTCTATTACATGCAGAAACAACGACCCGGCAGTTAAGAAACGCCTTCTTGAGATGAATGCCATACAACAAACACTTAGCCCGAACAAGCTTGAGATTGCTGGATATAAAATCCTTGACGGCATGAAGATTGGCTATACAAAACAAACTATGTTGTTTGAAAAATTCGTCGTTGACGCATTTATTCCTGAGCGCGGACTTGTTATCCAATTCGACGGCGACTACTGGCACGGCAATCGCGATAAGTTTTCTAATCTTGATGCCAGACAATCCAAGAGAGTGGCGCTCGACAAATCTCAGGATGCCTATATGAGAAAGTGCGGTTTGCGCATTCTTCGCTTTTGGGAATGTATTGTTCATAAATCTCCTTCCATCGTTCGTTCCGAAATAGAATCCGCTATTCAAGAAACCCATGTTTCCTCAACTCCACCATAACATATTCACGTTCTTTGTCCGTTAGATTTTCTCTAATGCTAGCCATGTCATCCAACCCCGCATCCCTCTCTTTCCTAGACGTCTTCGCTTGATACAGTACAGGATCTGATTCGTCTATCTGACGGTTTACGTTGAAGAAGAATCTTGCGGCTGTGCCGGTGTCATCGTAGCCACCAACATCAGTACGTTTGCGCAATTTCTTTCTCCCAAGAGAATCGTGGAATCCACATGTGTCTCCTTTGCTCGTATCGTATATCGAACTCTTTCGCTCCCCGCTCTGCTCGCCAAGCCTTGCCGCTGCTTCTTCGTCTACGTAGAAATTTGCGGGCCAGCGGCCTTGTACTGTTTTACTGCCGATAGATGTTTGTTTTGCGCCTATTCCGTAAGCTCCGCAGCCCTTAGCTGATTCGGAATCATGTCCATCTTTGCGAGATAATTTGTTTAAGTTTTCGCCGCCCTTCAAATTGTACTCTCTTTCCTCTGTCCCGATCCGCGCCCCGTCAATGTTCAACGCCCCAGCACCTGTCTCTACTATGCTCTCTACTGGCTTTCCTTCGTAGTTTTTCTGAAAAATAATGATCGGCTCAAGTGCTGGTTTCATTGCCTGTAGACCATACCGATGGCCTTCAAATACCTCAGAACCCTTTACCCTTGTAGCTTTTGGAAATCCCGAGCCAAAATTCCAACCAAAAATACTTGGGTGTATACGCAATCCAGCATCCTCAATCGCTACAGCTAAACGATGCCATCCCCTCGATGATGCAAACGCCATCCCAAATCCACCGGGATATAGATGTTCGGCCAACGCCTCCCAAGTCGCCGGATCAAACACAATGCCTGTCTTATCCCAATTTTTCCCCATGAACCCTAACTCGTAAGGAGGGTCACATAGAATTGCATGGAACTTAGGCCCATCGTATGTTTTGCACCACTCCAGCACATCTGCCGTAATTATTTTAGCCACGTTAACCATCCTATATTACGCTTCAAATAGATACTTCTGCTCCAAAAGCTCCACCAAACTCGACGCCTCAGCGCATCTAGCAATAATAGCATCTGTCGATGACTCGCTGATGTTTTCAAGCGCCCACGTCAGATCCTCCGGCGATTTAGTATCCGAGAATAGATCCAGCAAACTCGCCAGAACACCCATCATCCTCTTGATATCAATCTCTCTTTCTGCTAGGTCTCTTTTGTGTTTCTTTTGAATTTTATCGAACTCTTGCTTGGCTATATTCATTGTTGTCACCACCTAAGTCTGTGCGATATATCTTCGGCAAATTCAGCCATACCGATAGACCGCATCCTATTATTGAACGCACGTTGGCAAGCACCATCTGAATTCTTCATTTGGTACAGCATCTCGAAATACACATCTCGCCAAGTCTGAGTGGACATAAGTGTTATTATTTTAGAGAACTTAAGTATGTCCATGTATCCTCCTTTTCTATATTATACTACATTTCTTGTAAATGTCAAGTGTTTTTATCTTACGTTCCAATGTTCTACTGTAAAACATCGCCAGTCTCGGTCTTCAGGCTCAATAAAACCAATAGTCGATGTCTTCGCTCTTTCGCGTTCGTTGTCGTCTCTTTCCTTTTCTAGTTTTGCCGCCCATTCATAAGCGTCAATCTGTTCAAAAAAAATGCCTATCACGTCCTTAACGGCGTGTCTATGTTCGTTGTCTTCATATACTAAATAAACTGAATACATTTCACACCTCCAATATCAAGTCAACTATCTTTTCCGCCGCATGTCCATCTCCAAACGGACACTTTGCTTTTGCCATTTCGTCGTACAGTTCTTGCGATTTCAATATTTTCATTACCGCTGTGTATACGTTTCCGGCGTTTGTTCCTGCTATAACTGATGAACATTCTGGCCTGTCTGTAACGTTTCTAGCCACAACTACTGGAATTCCTAATGCCGATGCCGACTCTTGTATTCCACCTGAGTCTGTGATGATTAGTGTGGATTTTGCCATTTGATGCGCAAACGACACGAAATCCATTGGCTCTACTACAAGCATCGTGCTATTAAGTTGCAGATCAATGTTTTCCAGTTCTTCCTCGATGATTTTCGACACACCGGGATTTGGATGCTTTGTTACGATTACATCCACAGGTGTTGTTTCTGCGACCTTCACAATATCTCTGCAAACATTTCGCATTGGCATTCCTATACTTTCGCGCCGATGTAATGTAACTACGATTGTTCTACGCCCGTCGTCAACGCTGTAACACTTCTTAGGAACGCAGTTATCGAGCGCGTAATATATGGCGTCTACCTCTGTATTTCCAGCTACGTATTTCTCGCCGATTACGTTTTCACTGATTAAATTGTTCATTGCGTTTTTAGTAGGGCAGCAGTTAACGTCGGCGATTCTTGCTATGATCTGCCTGTTTATCTCCTCTGGATATGGTTCTTTTTTATATGTTCTCAGGCCGCTTTCCACATAGACCAAAGGGATCTCGTGATGAAACGCGAATAATGCACCAGCGAGCGTAGTCGAGGTGTCGCCCTGGACCACAACAACGCTTGGGCTTATGTCATTGATGATAACACCGTCTAGTTTGTCCAAAATATACGACAATGACGAGTTGGCGAATCCCACAGAATGCTCTATCGCCGAGAATTCAATGTCTGGATATATCCCCAGGGCTTCCATCGTTGACATCGCTAGGTCTGTATGTTGGCCGGTATGCACATGAACGCACTCAATGTCTCTGTTTCTAAGCTCTTCGATTATAGGAAACATTTTAATAATTTCCGGCCTACATCCGCTTATTACCATTACTTTTTTATCCATAATTAAAATAACCCGACTTGCTTCTCCTCTTCCTTTTTTACTTTCGGCCTTCGAGAAACCATCTTCCACCTTCTATCACCTTTTTTTGTTACCGTTATTGACGTATCGCTTCCTTTTAGTATTTCATCAAGTTCGCTTTTCGCCAGTTCAAGTTCATCCTCTGACAATCCTGACATGCGAGCCACTTCATAGTCGTTTAGGTACATTCCGCTGTTCTTACTAAGCGCCGCAAATAGTTTCTGTGCTAAACTCTCAGTCATCGTATTCGTCCTCGTCCTGGCTATTTTTGTATATATTCGGGAATAGTTTCTTCCTATACAGTATAAGGACTTTTATCCCTCTATAGAGCTGCCTTTCTGCAACGAAATATCCAATTACCTTATCGCCTAATGAAGTTTCATCCCATAACTCAGGGCTGAAGAAATTAACCAAAGAGCTGCTGGCTGCCCAAACCAAAGTGTGTCCAATTAAAACCCAGCACCATATCGCCATTTATTTCCTCCGCCCTAGTTGCCAAGCAACTCCAAGAAGTCGTCTGGAATGTTCCCGGACACGAGCATACTATTTGCCTTTCTTTCAATCTGCTTATAGGATCTATCCCGCCCAGTAAGTTTATACCAATGTTCGGTACATTGAGTAATCCCAAGAGTGTGATACCATCTACGTAGCGTACCTTCCTCGCCTGGCGACCACAGCGGGTATTGGTATGGATCAGGTGTTTCTTCTGGAACAATAATCGTCTCTATCTCGTTCACATTTTCACCGCCTTTACTTGGTTCCCTTTAACACGGGCAATGAAATCGTCAAACCGGTATCGCTCGTTATCTACGTCGCCATACTGGATTCCCCAATGGACTGTTCGGCTGCATCTACGACCACCGTACTTTGTCCCAGCGGCTTGTAGCGCAGCTAGACGGATTGCATCCCATCGTCGAGAGCCGCGATAGCCGTAAGATCCGTGACAAATATGGGCGTGTGCTCGCATAATTACATCAGCTAGCGGTTGCCCCTCATCGTTCATCCACCATTGTTCGTTCCATGTCTTGTCTTTTTCGATTGCAGTGCCGCTTCCGTAAGGAACTGCTGAACTTCCAATGTGGTGTTTGATGTCGAACGTTACGCCATCTACATTGATGAATGGGTGATCTTTGATTACCACCGTGACTTCTTTGTTAGGGTATAGTTTTTCTGTTTCGGCTAGAACTTTTTCGGCAACTAGATCTTCCCAGTCTTCTCCTCCCCAGCTCGTATGATAATCTGTCCCACGAGAAATAACTACTTTTGGTGCTTTCCACTGCATTATGCACTTAACCGCCATGTCTCGTTGCGTAGCTAAAGATGGGGCTATAAGTTCAGTCCCGCCGCTACGCTCACCGCGCCCGTCGATGCAATCACCGTTAACAATTAGAATATCTGGAGTATCAAATTGCTTTACCAAGTCCAAATAGCGAGTCCATAAGTCCTCTTCTACATCACGCCATTTAGGATCTGGTGATAGATATTGTGTTGGCGTCAATCCGGCTCGATGGCCACAATGCATATCTGCTATACTTGCTATGCGTTTCATATTCCTCCCTTACAATGACTCTATAATTTCATCAAGAATTTCTACTTGTGATCTGCTAAAATCAAATAAGTGTTCTTCTAGCATTGATTCAGTTGTTGCGCGTATATGTGATGTTCCTGCCTCTATGATTAGCTCAACCATATCGGCTTCTTTCTGTGAATAATGTTTTCCAGATTGTTTTTCAATCTCTTCTCTAATCTTTTCCGCAATTCTCATCCAAATCTTCAACTCCGAGTATTCCCGCCGCCAATGCTGTTTCGCGAATAGTTATTCCCGCATCATGCGCCATGTCTGCAACATCTTCTAGCGCTTCAGCAAGATCAGTCAATGAGTCTGTTATTCCCGTTGCTGCAAACACATCGACCATATATTCCATTGCTGACTTCCCGTCTTCAATCGCGTCCGCAAGCATCCCGTTAATCTTTTCTTTATCCATTTTAACTCCTTCAGTCATGTCTGTCTGGCCTATCAGCGGAAAGATCGGCGGCTATTGTTTTTCTAATGCTTTTAGCCGCTTCATCCACGTCGATCATTCCATCACCACTATTATACCCCATTTCGGACCCGTTGTCAACATATCCATGCATGTGTTCAAAGAATCGCGGTTGGTGTTCTCGCAACATTGCGAACATTGCTTTGGCTAGTTCTATGTGCGCTTCCTGCGCCGACGGCATTAGCCTAACATTAAAGTAGTTCGCCCATGCCGGGATGTCACCCTGCACGAAGAAAGACGAATAGGCAGATTGTAGTATCTTCGACCTAGCAATTTCAGGCTTGTACCCTTGCTTTATTAGAGAATTATACGCTCGAATTGAGTGGTCGTTTAATTCAGTATCTTCTATTTCCGCTGAATCATACCAAAACTCAAACGGAGCTTTTTCGTTATCCTGATACCTGCGAGACTGTTTTTGAAACGCAAAACTTCTGTGCCGTAAAATCTGCTCGCCAATAAACATCGGGACTTTCAGCCTGAATGTAGCGACGCCATTAAAGCACGCGCTGGTAAAGAAAGCAGGACCCATAATGTCTGATATTGTGTTCTCGAATGTGCGTAGTGTTTTGTTGTTTCGCAGGCTTCCGCCGATTGATGTGTCATCCCAGTCACGACAGAACTCAGCGCTTGATGTAGGCCCACCGCAATGTTCTGTCATAAGTTTGTTGTATAGTTTTTTGCGATCAGTTGGTTCAGATCCATAACATTCAGACGCTACGAGCGTCACTGCTTCTTCTCGTGATTCTTGGTTTAGGTTGGCTCTGGAGAAGTCATACAGGGTAATCTTCCCTGCATTCCAAATGTCCGCTTCTGCTAACTTCTTAATGTATTTTAGATTCATAATTATTTTGGCAACCAGATAGAATCTTGGCCCTGGTAGCTACCCCCCGCATCCTTTTCTCCATATCCAGCAGACGGATATTCGCCTGCAAAGAATACCAATTGCGCTATTCCGCCGCCAACAATAAGGTTTACATTCTTGTATCTGCTTTGATTTGAAATCTCGATAACTAAGCGCCCTCGCCACCCCGCCTCTAAAGGAGACATGTTGACATGCACACCACAACGGCAATAGGTGCTTTTTCCGAAACAAATCCCCATAACATTTCTTGGAATTGAAAACTGCTCTACGGACTCAGCGAGGATGATTTCCCCAGGTTCAAGGATAATAAAGTCATCCGAGCTAAATTCTTCCCACTGAGAAGAGTTATCAGTCCCAGGGCTAATCGTTCCGCTTGTCTTTGTCTGTCGCTTAAAGTTTTCTCCAAGTGTGATATCGTACCCAAAGTACCCGTTTCCTTTGCTTGGATACCCAACCTGTTCGTCGATGAAAGGGCTAATCATTGGATCGCCAGTACTACATAATTCCTTAATCTGTTTATCGTTCAAAACGCCAAACATCTTCTTCATCTATTCCTCCGTAAATGTGAACTCTGTATTATCTTCATCAAGGCACTCAATAACAAACGGTCCGCTTACTCCGGCACTAAACCTTTCGGCGATTTCCAATGCCTTCGTTATTTTTTCTTCCGGCGTCATATCTGTGTCAAGATAGTCTTCCAATAAGGCCATTACGCCGATTGCATAGTTAAACGCGCACCCGCAAGCATCATATGGCTCAACCCGCTTGCCTATTTGGAAATCTTCGTATACTTGATAGAGTTTGCCGTTATAGCCTAAAAGGAACGTACCACCACGAATGTTATTGTTCTCTATCGTGGCATATCCTTTGCTTTTAAGGCATTCGATTAGCGCATCAGTCCAAGGTCCGCAAAGATATTCAAAATCAGTTTGCCCTACAGATTGCGCCGGAGGAGAAAACACATATCGAAGAATTTGCCCCATACGGAAACTATCAGTAAATCCAAAGATCATATCGTTTGAAATAAACACCTTTTCATCGACACGTACAGACCTATCAAATCCTTCTGTTACTCCAGCAGAATCCCCGCCAATATAGACTTTTCCGTCGCGCTCCAGCCCAACAATACAGGTGCTTGTTTGCATCATGTTATTCTCCCTTTTCTTTTAACGCATCTAAGATAATGTCCATGAAGTCATCGGCGCTATAAATATCGTATACTTCAGCGATTTCATCAATCCACTCATGGAATTTATCCCATTCTTTGTCTTCTGGTCTGTTTCCTGGGATCATGTCGTCTGTTACTCCTGGTGGTAGATTACTTAGATACATTATAGTTCCCAATCCTCTACTGTTTGCGGCGGTTCGCACCACCAAGGGAATCCCGGCTGTACATTCTCAAAGAAACAAACCTCGTTATAGTGGACAGCGATCTGTAATTCTTTGGTTGAAGACAGTCCGTATGGAATAGTTGCTGTTAAAACAACTGTGTATTCTCCAGGCTCATCGTAGTCGTGTGTTGGATTAGCACCGTATTCTTTCTTTCCGTCGCCAGTATCCCACACAAGCATCGCGTTGTCATCAGCAACGTAAGCCTTAAGGCCAACGGCGTAAATTCCGTATTCGTTTGTTGCGATCATGTTTCCGATAACCGGCGGCGTCTGCATGTTAATGCACCCCGCTAGCGTGATAATAAAAGCAAGAGCAAGTATTGCGATTGATACTTTGGTTCTCATATTGTCTCCCTTTCATGCTATGTTAAGTTTGTCGAGCAGTGCTTCTGGATCTATCTTTTCTGATCCGTCAACCATTATAACACATTTGTTACCAAAAAGCCAACTTTCGTGCTGGGCTTCTAAAAGTTGCAAGTATTCTAATGATACGCCTGTCTCCTCCTGCCTCCCACGACCGCCCATCCTTTCAAAGCATATCTCCGCACTCGTCCTTATGTATACCGTAACGTCTGAGTCGTCGCACCATCTTTCATTCAGCCAATCCCACATCTCGCAATAAAGCTCCCATTCGACATCTAGCATATCGCCAGTCTCATGCAATAACTTCGCGAATACGAATCTGTCTGAATAGATACTTCTTTCCAGAAACGTATTTGAATGGTCTGTCATTTCTAGGATTTCTGACCTTGTTTTTTGCGCGACTTAGAAATGCGGCATTCTGGAACATGTATGCAAATCGTTTTTTGTCTTTATAGAACAAGTCTAGTAGGTTCTCTGAATACTTTGTCTGCCAGATGCCTACTGGCTCCTCTATGAAAGAAGCCCTGCCTGTTTCGGCTATTGCGTTCCCAACGGTTGTCTTTCCTGACGAAATATTGCCTTCCAGAGTTATTATCATAGTCTCCCTGTTCTATTTTATAAACTTGTTGAGATTTTTCCTGCCGACATCGTATCCGTACAGATCGTGGAGTTCGTCGTGATGCTTTTTACATAATGTAACGCCGTTTGAAAGTTCTAAACGCATCTCTTCATTGTTTGCGTAGCCATCTATGTGATGTGCTCTAAGTTTCCCGCCTATTTTGCCGCACTTTTGACAAGTATGGTTATCTCTCTCGAAAACTGCTGTCCGCCACTCATAATATTCTGGGTACATCCTAGCCACAGACCGTTCTTCATCTGTGCGGGTTGGGTTCCAGTTCGGATGAAGTTCGCCAATTCTTTCCTTGCACATCTTACTAGCTGTCTCCTTTTGCAGACACCCGCAAGATTTTGTGTGGCCTCCAACAAGACTCTTTGCTGCAATCTCCTTAAAATTTCCACACGCGCATTTGCAAAGATACTTGACCACACTACCCTCTTGTTTATCAAGTCGCTTAATAGCTACAAGCCTCCCAAATTCTTTTCCAGTTAAGTCGTGCTTGGCCCAATCCGGGTGAAGTTTCCCGGCCATCGACTTACCTGTCGCACGAGCGGATTCCTTCTGAAGGCACCCACAGCTTCTGGTGTAGCCAGATCTTAGACACTTACCGCTGACAGTCTTTTCTGTGCCACAGTCACACAGCACATTCCAGTGCGCACGTCTAGATTTCACAGTATGTGAGTACGAAATGACAAGGAGTCTTCCAAATCGCTTCCCAGCCATGTCAATTCTTTTGCTCATCACTACTCTCCAATTTCAAGCTCACTCTAATCTTCTTCCTTCGCCTCTATCGACAGGCTCTCCGCTCCTCCAGCATCTTCGCTGTTATCGGGCTCCTCATTGACATCATCAGCTTTCCCAGGCAACATTTTCCCATCTACAACGTTGTCAACTAATTCATTATACTCATCATCAGACAATTCTGGCAATCCGTATGATCCTAAGATGCTGTTCAAAATAGGCTTGTTAGAAGATATGTGGAATGATGCAAATGCAAGTGCGCGGACCATTTCGGCCAATTCTGCATATGACGGAACTTTTGGCATGACCGGGACTATTTCTGGATAATACTCCAAGTTTCTAAATTCCTCATTCACCATCATTAGCTTCGGTATTAAGTGCGAATTAATCACGCCAGCAATTAGTCTAAGCCATCCTGAGATAGCGATGTTTAGAGCGTCCTGCTTCGACCGGGCAAGCGCAAACGAGCCCACATTAGCGTGTCCAAGCAATATAAAGTCAGTCAAACACGTTGATGCCATCTCTGCCTTTAACCTCTCAATGATTTTATCGGTATCAAATGTTTTTTTGCCCGGTGATGCCATAAGCGTAACATCATACAATTCCGGGTTTTGCGGATCGAACGGGAGAATTAAGCCATCCATCTCGTCCACTCGCAAATTAGATATGAGGTTTTTCCAGTTCTGCAACTCTGTGGCGAATTCGGAGTTTGTGAGTAATTCTGCCGGTACTCTCACTTTTGGAATTCCAGTTAGGTCTCGTTCGCAACCAATGCCTTCAATCTCCCGGAAGTTTCTAAGGAAAAACCACGAAGTGTACGCGCCAGATAGAATAGAATTTCCTTCTGGGTTGTCTATATTCTCTTCCGTTCTAAACAACAGGCACTTTTCAATGGGCAGCCATATTTCCTTGTCTCCCTGCACATCGTGCTGAACCGCACCATGCACGCCACCATGCGAATCAAATTTCCACTCATCTATTGTAAGTTGAGAACGCCCAGCTAGCTTCTTGAGCCCTATGCGTCCATCATTATACTCAGATGGCGTCTTCGAGTAACGACCGTTTCTCTGTTTATAGCATATCTCCCTGTAGTCAAATCCATACTGCATCATACTACAAATGCCAGAAACAGTGCTGGTCCAAGACCTAGACATGTCGTTTAGTGCCTCGTCGACAAATTGAGCTGCTTTTTTGCCATCTTCGGAAGAGTCTTCCTTATGAGGCCTTGTATCCCAAGTAGCAGCCTGTATTATTTGTCTGATGGCGAATAACAGAGCGCTAATTGTAGGATCAGTACCCATCTGTTTGAATACTCTACGACCAGCGATGCCGCGAAGTTCTGGCAAGAATTGCTCAGTAACCTTGCCTCCCCATCTGCTTAAGCCCGAAACTCCAAGCTCCTTCATAATCTTCCTTGGCCGCGCCTTCTCTACATCCTTACTCGTCATCTCTTATGAATGCTCCTTTTACTGTATTTTTGTTTTCGCCGCCTATTCATATTATTATACACTATTTCCTTTCATTTGTCAAGTGCTTTAAGGGCTTTCAGTTACGGTATTTGTTTCGTCGCCCACTTCCCAAGATTAAGTTGTTATCACCTTGAATTCCACTACCCAAACCCACGGATTTACGTCCCATCCGAATCCACGCTTGGCGTTGATGGAGTCCCAGAGTTCCTCGAATGCGAGAGGTAGGCCCAATTCTCTTTCCTCCGATCTCATTACCTCGATGCCTCCGTATTCAAATACCAACCCCTCTCTTTCGATGTCGCCCACAGAGATATCCCGCACTCGTTCAACGCGAACGTCTACGGTCTCAAGCAGGATGCGTGATGCCCAGCGAGGCATGTGGATTGAGGGCTTCCAAGGTCCAGACTGATCTGGGTTTCCACTCTTCCATTGAACTGCATCGCCGTAAGATATACCCATTCTAGGAATTCCGCCACCCTTTAATGAATCATCTGGTTTCCATGCCTCTCTTACCCAAAGCCTGTCTCCAATCTGTCCGTATGGATTCTTGAAATCATACTCTGTCCCAGATCCTTCCCCAATAAATGCAACGTGGCTAAGGTCTTCGTGCATACCCACATAACGCAATCCAGAGTGGGCTAGTATTCCAGTTTTAACAACCCGTCGCGTTTGTGTCTTCCTTCCGTCTAATACGGCTCTAACCATCTCTCCGTTGAATAGTATTGCTCTCTCTTTCATGTTATCCCCCTTTTAACATCTCAGTTACGGTATTGGTTTCGTCGCTCACTTTTTCTAATTACATTACTATTCATTGGCAGTCTGGATCTCTGCCCAGTGGCTACAGTCAGTAGCAAATTTAACGAATTGCCCTGCTATGATCCGATAGGCTGGTGTTACAACATGAGATAGGCACAGACATTGCTTGTCTTTCAATCTTTCGTCTGGCAACCGTTCGGTTACAGGGATAAAATCAAGCGTCACTATGATATGGTCGCTTACAAACTTATCAACGTAATGACTGCCATCCAAAGGAACGTTTATACAATCAGGCTTGATGTCTTTCTGTGTCGCTCTCTCTTTCACGTTATCTCCCTTTTAACAGCTTCAATTAGTGTGGCGTTTGTTCTCGCCGCATTTCTACAGGTTTGTCAAACCCTCTAACTGCTTTCAATTATGGTTTTGTTTCAACGCCGTTTTCCAACGATTCAACTGTTCCTATCAACAACCGCTCAGTAAATTTCCTAACCAGCAGCTATCAGTGTGTCCGTCATCCTCAAACTCTTGACACACTTGGCAATATCGCTCATCATATTCAGGATCGTTTATCCACTCAATCTCTCGCAGCTTTTCGATGTCAACCAACGCCTTTTCGATCAACTCATCTGGATCTTTCCACACATCCCCGCCTAACAATAGTGCGAGCACTGAATCAGTATCAATCGTTCTCCCCTTATCCACTTTTACTCCTCTTTGTCAAACACTTCCGACGCTTTCCCTTTCCCATAATACATAAACGCGCACAACAAATCCCACGCCGCCTTCCCCCACAATATCTTTGCCCATGTTGGGAATCCAGCGTTAAATGCAATAAATCCAGCGCATAGAAAAACAGCGCACAATGTTTCTTCTATCAACCCTCTGTGTGTGTCAGTGTTCATATTTATTCTCCTTCTTAGTTTTCTAAGTTCGCGGTAATATCCTTTTGCGAATTTTTCATCCCGCAACATCTTCTCTAGGTATTCTTTATGTGTTTTCACGCCGACATCTCGCTCGCATCCATTTTGCAGCCCTGTATACCCGCTCTATTACCCAAAGTACCGCTGGCGGAATAACAACTAGTGGCCAAATTATAATCATAGCCCAATATTCTTGCATACGATCACGGCGATAATCACACGCCCACCAGTTTACCACCATCCCAATACCTAAATATCCAATAATCAAAAGCACTATTCCCCATGTAGGCATTTATTCCTCCCTTTTGCTATTTGTTTTCGCGGCGCTAATAACTTCCGTCCATTTTTCTTTGCGGAACTGGGTACGAAATGCCAGAGCGTGTAATTTTTGCTCCGTCTTTAGTCAGCAAGTCAACAGTTGTGAGTCCGATTATATACCGTGGATACTGTGGCCCATTGTGATAATAGGTTCAACGTCAATGTCGATATATGTAACTTCTAAGTCATTTTCTTTTTTCCACGCAGTAATTGTGTTTGCAACTGCTTTTGTAATAGCGCACTCTAGTTTTCCCTTGGCCTTTAGCAGCTTATTTACTTTAGCGTTGTCCATAATTTACTCTCCTTTCAAGAATAAGTCTATTGCGTTCATCGCTTTTGCGTTAGACTCGTCAAAGCAAGACTCATCTGATATGCGTTGCAGCAGATTCCTCATCTCATCGTTCTCTTTTTTGAGGGTTCCAATTTCAAGTTTTATACCAAACCCTGTTTCTTTGTTGTTAGGTATCCAGTATTCGCACATCATACAATTCACTCCACCAGCAATGCTGACGCCTATACCGTGCTTACATTCGCCTACGTGTTCTGCTGGTTCAACTGGAAATGGTTTACCAAACGGACTTTTGTATTCATTGCCAGAAAACATTGCGTCAATTGCGATAGCTATGTCTTTCTCCAATGGTTCTCCGTTAGCGTAATCGTTATACGTCTTATTCACTGGCATTAACGAGTCATTTAATTCTACGCTACCATTCACATCACCGACATACAAGTGAGTAGATCTATCGGCATACGCCTCTGCCTCAGTTCTCATTATTCCTCCCTTCATATTCTATAATTTCATCAATATAAGGACAATTATCAGGGTATTCGGTTATATGCATAGAAGGCCCGATTAGCAGACACGACACGGCTTTCGCGTCCTGCATTCCATATCCAGCGGTTCTGTATTCGCTACACATGTGTTTGCATCCTTTAAATTCGCAAAATTCGTCGAAGTTTTTTGGCCACATAATGTCTCCTTTTGGTGACGCGGCTACGTGCCGTTAATCTAACTTGCGCCTGGCAGCGGACACCGTAACCGCGCCTGCTTTTTGACCTCCCCAACTAGCCTTGTCGCCTCCTGCGCCATAGGGCATTATCATCGGCTTTAACTACGGCAGAACCCCCTGGGCTCTTGTCATCGGGGAGGAACCTTTTCAAAACCAGTATACACCACTTTCAGTACGTTGTCAAGTGTTCGGATTTTCTTAATAGCTCAACTTACAATTGTTTCTTGCGTCTATACGATACGGATGGAATGGCTTCCATTTCAAATGCCGTGCATCCCACCTCTACATCATCAAATCCCATAGACTCGGATTTAAGGGATATCGGCCCACATACGCCAAAGAACGCATCGCCCAGCTTGTAGACGACAGTTCCAATGACGTACCAACGGTGCTCGTCACGATCCACTGTCGCCACTTCCTCGGCATCGTCCATATCAATTTCATCTTCTACCCAATGAGGTGAGCAGATGCCTGCTTCGTTGATCTCGTTCACTATAGTTTGAACTGTCTTCATTTTTCCTCCAGTTATCTGTTTTAGCCATTATACGCCGATTCTGTCGCTTTGTCAAGTGTCTTCTATGGGGTTTGTGTTTCCATCCAAGTTTTCATGAATCGGATAGTTCTTTTCAGTTACGGATTAAAATAATCGTTGCGCTTTGTCTTTGATTGTGTCTTCTATTCGTTTCTTCGCTATTTCGTAGTACTTCTCGTCCTTTTCGATTAGGATGAAGTTGCGGTTTGTGTTTATTGCGGCGATTCCGGTTGTGCCTGAACCACAAGCAAAGTCCAATACCGTATCGCTTTCATGGGTGTATGTCTTGATTAGATATTCCATTAACGCTACTGGCTTTTGGGTTGGGTGAAAACAATTTTTACCATAATTGTCGGCCGATATTTCCAGCAAAACTCTTGGGTAATTGGTTTTTTCTTGCATGTAATCGTCCTTTTTTACCTCTGTAGACAGGCCAGAAGAACCACTTTTGTTACCACCAAGTTTCTTTGTGCACTCTACTAAACCTTGAGGATAATACACCCCAGCGTTAAAAACAATAATGTCTTCTGTGTTTCGTAATGGCTGTTTTTTTGCCATAGCGGGATTAGACACGCGCTTCTTGTTCCAAACCCAGCAATACTTAAATGCCTTCATGTTGCTAGAAATTAACGCAGTTGTAAACGGCTGGCTTGCAGTCATCATAATTGCGCCGTTAGGTTTAATGATACGCTTGAGATGTTCCCACATAGGCTCAAAAGGAATAACTGTATCCCATTTGCATTGGACTGTTCCGTATGGCGGATCTGCTAAAATCAAATCAATAGAACAATCGTCTATGTCTTTCATAACTTCAAGGCAGTCGCCTTTGTATATTTTGTTAATCTCAAGCATTTTCTCTCCTTTCTTCCACGAACTTTGCCAAAAGGTATTCTTTTTCTGACAGGTATTTTAGTATATGCCCGCACTTTGAACATTTAAGCGCGTGCACATACCTGTGAGGCTCATACATGCCCATATATCTCAATACCCTATCAAGCGCATACTCATGTTCGCACTCAAGGAATTCAATCCTTAATCGCAAGTCGGTTATTTCTTTTTCTATCGTATTTACGGTATCTCTTAATCTCATACTACCCTCCCCCGCTATATGTTTTTATTTACGACGCCACCACTATATAATTGCCACGATAAGTTCGACAATAGAAATGCCTCCCCCTAAAACTGCAACAATCATTGTAATCTCATTCATTGTAATGATGTATTCTTCTTTGGCCAATCCGCACTCAACCGAAACAATACTAGCTAGCGCGGCAATAACGGCGTAACAACATATAGCAAGTCCTATCATTTTTGCCCCTCTTGGTTATTGACCGTTTTTACCACGAATACATCCTCTAACTGCTCGGCTGTTACCGACGGGTGTTTGAGCAATGCATGGTAAAGTTGTTTACTCATGTGAAGTTTCACCCCCGGGCGCAATCCCACATCTTTGCGTTGCCGGAATATTTCTTTTTGGGCCTCATCACATGGGGATATCCCTACAGATGTATCTTTATCCGTCCAGCTTGTTACAGTGTCTTCGTTCATTCTTGCTCCTTCTTGTCTTCTATGAATTTTACAACCCCATTCTAACACAACGATTTAGCTTTGTCAAGTGTCTTCTATCAGATTATTAATTGCATCTGACAGAAATGCGTTGTGCCAAAGAACTATGTGTTCGCAGCCTTTCTGCGCCTCTAATTCATCTATCCACGTATCCCACATCTTATCCAATAAAGCCACAAAGCCCTGATCGCTTCCGCGCTTCTTATATCGTTCAATGTATTCATTTTTGCATTCTCGGCAAGGATAAACAAGTGTAAATGGCAAGTGTTCACGCACAAGTTCTTCTCTTACGTCGGAATGTGTGCTTATCAGTATAATATCTGCTTTGTCAAGATTTTGTTTAATGTGCTCGATATAGTTTTGTGGAAAATCGCTCTTGTCGAATGTGCTACTATCGCTGTCTAATACTGTTTTGCCGCTATTTGTATATAGCCATGTTTTGCCGCACCCAGGGAATGCTGACACTAATAGTGCTTTATTTTGTTTCTTTTCAGTTACGACAAGGCCGTTCTTTTCCGCTGTGCGCCTAAAAAGATTATCGTATCGCCCAGATACTGAAGCTCTAATAGGGTCTGTATTTGTGATGTATCCACTGGAAAAATACGAGCGGTTTTTGGGAGGGATAGTTGATGGGCCGTTACGTAACTGCGGTCTTTGTGTTGTTTTGGTAGTTGAGTCCTTAGTTTTTAAAGGAGGGACAGCGGCTATGCCGCGTTTTTCTTTCTTTTCCTTTGTTCCGATTTCCTTTTCTTTCTTAGTTTTCTTAATTACTCTGTTTTCTTCTTCTGCCACATTTGACCGACTGCTATCGGTCACATTTGACCGGTCATTGCCGGGTGATTGTTTCTTGCCAGAAGACTCTATTGGATTCCCTGGTTGTTTTAAATCTTGTGGAACATACAATGTGTATTCGTTAGTCTCGTCAAACCCGCGATGCTTAATACTAACAAGTCCCAATTCCTCTAATTCCTTAATTGCCCTAAATACCGTTGACTTTGACATGTGTATAGTCTCTGCTAGTTTTTCCATTCCAGGGAATATCCTGCCGTTAATACGGAAATGGAATGAATGCAACGCAACCCACAATCTGAATGCTCGATTAGATATATCTGGATGGCTTAATATCGAGTTTGGAACAGAAGTGAAATCATGCATCTTTGCTAGCCAGTCTGAAAGAACTATTTTCCCGCCGTTGTTACTCATCTAATCCTCCGTGATTTTTCATCGATTGCACGAAGTACCACGGAGGTTTTATGGCGTTAGCCAACTCCGTGCAACCAATGTTTATTTCAAACGAATAGCAGCGCCCCGGATAGTGAACGGGATTTGGGCTTTGATTGCCCCCGAAACGCTGCAAATTTTGTGACTTCCTTTTGGTGTTCACTATGAAACTATTATACACTATTCTCCCGCATCTGTCAAGGCGATTCAAGTCGGCCTTTCCACACGTTCCAATTATACCACCACTCACTACAAATTACAAGGGCTTGACTTTCTTCTCCGAATGCAGTATAATCATTTCGATGGCTGAGAATCCGACGGCTAAGCCAGTAACCGCTATCGAATGTGCTGCCTGACTGCAAACCTTAATCGGCGAACAGGCTATGACTTAGGCGAGTTGACAGAAATTCGCAAGATCTGGCCAGCCATCAAATTGACTTTCTATCTTGAATAGTGTATGCTTGTGAAACGCTCGAAAAGGAGAAATTATGGATAAAAAACGAGAATGGGTTGTCAACAATTCAGGACACGTCGGTTGGATAGATGGTAAGTATTTTCATACGCCAAGCTATATGACCTCAGATAAGCAAAACCTAAGACCGGCGACGGAAGACGAGATCGCAGTGACCGTAAAAGAAATAGCGCGAAGAGACGAGGACCGCAAGAAACGACAGGAAAAAGAACAAGCAATTCTGGATATGGTTGGCGTAGGTCTGACAAGCGATGACTTCTGTAGATTCAGAAGCGCATTCGTAGAGGATGGCTGTGTATGTGTTTGTACAAGAGAAAACGGAGTTGGCGGATTTAGCAACGATGCGGTCAAGAAAGCAGGCGATATGCTTGTCAATAGAGAGAATGATGATGGCGACAGCACCTACGCCTACTATACATTCAAAAAAGGAGAAACCCATGAAAACTGAAGCGATTAAGAGGTGCATAGATAATGGGTCTGATGTTCGTGATGCACTTGAAGCGCAGGTTGAGTTGTATGCGATTGAGGCGGAGTTTGATAAGGCGGAGGATATCCGCAAAACGGTGATTGAGGAGTGCGAAGAAGTTATGTCTATGGCTTGGGCAAAACAGCAATTTGAGCCATTCCCAGACGCAGACGCAGCGCTTACTCACTGCCACATCAGAATACGTGCGCTATCAGAGGAGAAATCATGAGCAACGCAGCGAAAGACTGGCAGTACGATAAGAATTATGACGATTATTCTCCGCTTGACTTTTGAGTAAGAACAGTGTATAATGGTACAAATGGGAGGTGGGAACATGAAATACAGACTCGTCCGCAAGGGAGATAAATATGGCGCACAATTTAAGGGACGTTTTTGGTGGTGGTATGGATTGTTTGTAGATAACTCTAGTTGGTGTCTTCCATACAAGCCAACGATTAGGTGGGTAACTAAGGAAAGAGCTTGTGATTGTATCGAAACTTGGAAAGAAGACGAAAGGTTGAAGAAGGAACTAAACGAGTTTAATCGCTTGCCGGAGATTGTTTGCGAGCAAGACGATCAGTGTAAAGGAGAGTGAAAATGACCTACGAAGACGCAAAGATTATTTGTCATGTGCGATCAGCTATTAGGCGGGAATCAAATCCAGACAAAAAGTATTGGAAGAATCACACTATTATGCTTGATATAAGAGTGCCGAAAGAAGATAAGATGGCGGTTGATTGGGAAGAGTACGATCCGCGAGATCACGAAGAATGCTCGGCATACAATGAGATGCCAGCATAACAAGGAGAGTAAAAATGGAAATCACATTTAATGCAACCTATTACGCGACAAAAACTGACAATGAACTAGACTCACTTGTAGCAGAGGCTTCCGGCCTTGAACTTAGGAGTCTTGCAGGTGAAGGCGGATGGGTAGATAAGGATGGAGCATTATGTCATTTACAGACCGAGTTCTGCCCGACAAGTAATGCTAATTTTGCATTGGAGCTTTTACGCGAAGTTTCAGCAGATGGCAATGGATTGGCCATCAATACCGCCGACGTAAATACAAAAACACCAGGGATACTGATTGGAGGATTTCCATTCGACGGCGAAAACGAGATTCCTATTATGTTTACTGAAATCGAAGATATAAATGATTTCGGCGAATTTAGGAAGAACTTGCTGAGAAGTATTTGTATATTCTACGTGATGTACAAAAACTCAAGGGAGGAATAATGGGAGGTTGCGATGGTTATTTCTGCGCTAATTATCAAGGACGAGCTGCGAGGTTTGACCACGTAATAAATCAATTTAACCTAAAGCCTGGGTGCCTTATCAACATAATGGACGGAGCAATGGTTGTCGGCAGATGCAAAGATTGCGTATGGTGGGATGACAGCAACACTCTTGCTAGCGCAGTAAGCGGCAAGCGCGTTAAGAGCAGTTGCGATTGGGGAAAGTGTGTTAGAGTTCGAGAAGAAGATACGTTAATGGATGATGAGGAGTACGGCGTAGTTGACACCAATGCTTTCTTCGGGTGTGTTATGTGGGAGTCAAATGAATAAAAACATACTAGACGATAGACTGTTCAGTATAGAACAGATCAAAGCTGCGTTCTGGGATAATTTTCACAGGGCTGGTGAAGTATGGTTTGATTATTTAGGCGATGCAGAGAACGACGCAGACAGCACAGATTGCCACTGGCAAGATTTTCTAGATACGTTGGAACGGCTAGGTGATAATAGTGAGTAAGAATGTAATAGAGTGGGTGCGCGATGAAGTAAAAGAGTTTGTTAACAAGCAGTCTGTTGGTGAGCTGTTATCAGATACTACAGAAAAGTATAAGAACATGGAAGGCGATCTAATTGATTCTCTCCTACGAGCTATGAGCTTTATGAAGGAGAGTACTATAGGAGAACCACTTCCTTTGGATGACTTATTCTCAGTTATAACAGATGTTATGCTTATTGGCGACAATCCATACGAATCCAATGATTTCATTCAATCCCTAATGGAAAAGTATGAGCTAGAGGTTGCTAAGTACAAAGCCGCGAACTCAAATGAAGTAACTGATGAAACACAGTTTGGAAAGCAAATCGACGGAATGCATGTAAGCGAACTTATCCTAGCAATAGCAAGAGCGCACGGAATATCAATATACGATAAAGAATGGCCTTGTTATTACTTCGCAACTGAAATGTTTGCAATGACAATAGACGAACTCAACAATTTCACAAAAGTAGAAATTGACAGAGACCAAGACATAGCATGGCCAGTAACATGTAAGAATGGATGCGGAAAGGGAGAAACACCAGTCCTTGAGCCGATTCTAGACTATAGCGATATTACCCGCGCACTGTTACTTGTGTCCGACTTGAAACCGCAGGGATTCAGATTATCAACAAGGGAGTCGCTAGTAGACGGAGCGTATACATGTTCGTTCACTAAAGACGAAACAGTATATTCTGGACACTCCAAGCGGCTGCCAATTGCAATAAGTAAAGCTTATCTTAAAGTACTTCTATTTGAGTTAAATCCAGATGCAATAAAAAGAGTATTTGACGATCTGGGTAAAGGAGAGTGAGGACATGACAAAATACCGAATAGTCAAAAAAGGGAGACAAGTACAGTCCTGAATGTAAGTCATTTTTGTTTTGGGACAACTGTGAATCTGGATGGATGTCTAAGGAGGCCGCATGTGATCTTATAAACGCGTGGAAAGCTATTGATAAATTTAGATCGTCAAAAAAGACATATCACGGGCCAGAAAACATTTGTTAAAGGAGAGTGTTCCCAGATGATGAAACAAGAGTCGATAATGACAATGTGGGAGAAGTTATTCCTGTATGAAGCGGTGCTAATTCAAAAATACGGAATGGAAGACTATAAGGAGAAGGTTGTCTTTGTAATCACACAAAAGCCTGCTGAAAATTGTAAGCGCTGCTTCGGACGTGGGTATACTGGAAGATATATTGCAGTGGATAGGGTAACTCCGTGTGGGTGCGTAAAAGGATTTAGGCTGCAAGAAGTAGATACGCTTGAAAAAGATAGTATTGCGATGGATTTCGACGGGAATGTTTATGTTGCGGAAGGAGAGCGTGATGGAAGCTAAAGAAACGAAAGCTATCTATGACTATTACGGCGCTGAAAAGTTCTGGGAAGGATTAACTGAAACAGAACAGATACAAGCGGCTGTTGTTGTATTCCGCACGTTAGTTGACCACGCACAAACTGAATCTACGTTCCGGCATATGCTTTATAGCGAATTTGGATGGAGTGCAAAAGCATACTCGGCGATATACGCGGCTGGCGGAATGGTAATACATAATATGCTTTATGAGGCGGCGGAAAACAAAAATGAATAGAAAAGAAATAAACGCAATGACAGATGAGGAGTTGTGTGTTAAGGCGGCAGAGCTTAGTGGATGGGAAGACGTTGCTGTTCGTTTGGTAAATAACCTGATTATGGAAGACGTTATGTTTGAAGCAGTTTGCGGGAAGCCCGATAGTGGCCCAGAGCAAGAGTGCGGGGGCTGGCTAGTTGGCGATGGCGAAAATATGTTTGACGTTGTAGACGATTATCCTAACTGCATTACTGCCTCGTGGAAACTAACTAACTACGTTCCGGGATGCCGCTGGTCAGTATATGAACTTGATGAAGGCGGATGGGCTGCTGTTGTAATGGGAAAGATTGAGCCAATAAACGGTCATGCTACATGGGATGTTGTAGCTGAAAGCGGACCAGACACAGCGCCAAGAGCAATAACAAAAGCGTTTATAATGGCAATGGAGAACGAATAGATGCCAATTTACCGGTTTAAGTGTACTAAATGTAATAAAGAATTCAAAGGAACATACAAAGTAAATGAAACTAAAGTAGAGTGCCCTGAATGTAAGTCGAATGAAACAGAACGATTGATATCGAGGAATGTTGGGATTACATACGTGGGAAGGGGTTATACGAAAGCATTAAAGAAAGCTAAGAAATCGGCGAAGGAAATAGTGGAGGGTAATAATGGGTGATAGGAAGTCGTTAGAAAAGACGTTAGCACAAATCAAGAAAACATACGGCGAGGGTAGCGTAATGTGGATGGCTGGCGAGCATCCAATTAAGAAGATTGAGGTTGTTCCCACCGGATCTTTGGCGTTAGACATTGCATTGGGCGCAGGGGGGTTTCCAAAAGGACGGATAATCGAAATATTCGGAAATGAGGCGTGCGGGAAATGCCTAACTGCCGACACTTATGTGTGGACAGACGCTGGGTTAGAGACTATATCAGAGCTTTTTGACAGGGCAGGAGAACCGGCAACATGTACTTCCAGAACAACAGACGTATCTGGTAAAAATATACAGATGGTTAACGAGAATGGCGCTCTAGAAAATATATCTGTTATAACGCATAATAATAGACGAAGTGTATTTAGTGTAAAATTACGTTCTGGAAGAACGATAACAGCTACGCAGAATCACCCTTTGCGAGTGATAGATTCTTCTGGGTTCATTGTGTGGCGCAAGGTTGGGGACATAAAAAAAGGAGATATGGTAGTTTCAGCATTGTTTGGGGCGACTGAATCAAAGACAGATGAAAATATAAGCTTAGACGAGGCGCTCTTGCTAGGACATTTGATTGCCGAGGGGCACATAGCTGGGAAAAACACACTTAGGTTCTCAAAGCAGGACCCGCAAATTACGGCTGAATTTACTAGTTTAATGGAAAACCTATTTGGGGCAGAAGTTCACCACTACCACGGAAAAGAACACGCAGTTTATAGCAAAAAAATACGCACAGAAGTATATGATAGATATGGGTTGGACTATGTGACTTCTCATTATAAGTCAGTCCCTCACTGTGTCAGGACTGGCGGGATAAATGTACAGGCCGCATTCTTGTCTGCGCTGTTTGATGGTGACGGGTGCATGGAGAAATGCTCATCAGTTAGCTACTCGTCGTCATCGAAAGTTCTTGCACACGAAATTCAGTTGTTACTGTATGGGTTTGGGATATCAGCTACAATCGCACCAAAATATGCTAAGGGATATGACCATACTTATTGGGTTCTACTTGTAAATCCCGCGTCAACTCATAGATTTTTAGAGAGGATTGGGTTTAGGTCAGATAGAAGGGCAAAGCAAGTTGAGGATAACTTTAGGAGATCAACATATGATCCGCGATCAGAGAACATACCGAATATATATGGGCTTGTTAGGGCGTTGCGGGACGACTGTGGCGGAGACAGAGAATTTGGCGATATAGCAGGAGATTTGATAATACAAAAAACTAACTTAGAGTGTTCAAAGCAAAGATTGGCAAAAATAATTGATTGGGCGTATAACATTGGAAGGCCGTTGCCGCAAACGAGCATATCCATTATTTCATATCTTACACATTTGCTAGATAGTGAATATACGTATGAAGAGGTTGTAGATGTAACGAGTGCTGGTCAACAACCCACTTTTGACGTTGTAGTCCCAGAGACACACAGTTTTATTGCTAACGGGATACTATCGCACAATACAAGCCTTTGCCTGCATTCCGTTGCGGAAGCACAAAAACGAGGGATGACGGCCGCATATATTGATACTGAGCATTCGCTGGACGCGGAGTATAGCAAAACTCTTGGTGTTAACTTAGAAAATATGTTAATATGTCAACCTTCAAGCGGGGAGGAAGCACTTGAGATTGCTGAACAGCTAATTCGCGGCGGTGACATTGGAATAGTTATAATCGATTCAGTGGCAGCACTTGTTAGCCGTGCCGAGTTAGCCGGAGAAATTGGAGATGCTCACGTGGGTCAACAAGCGCGGCTCATGAGTCAGGCTTGTCGCATATTATCTGGAGCTATAGCTAAATCTAATACAATGGTTGTGTTCACAAATCAATTACGGAGCGCTATCGGCGGTGGTGGATTTGGCCCTCGATCAGTTACGTCTGGGGGCCGGGCCTTAAAATATTACACCAGCGTTCGCGTAAAAATGTTCAACCACGGCAAAATTGAGGACGGAGACAACCGTATTGGTGGTCACATAACGGCAGAAATCGTCAAAAACAAGATCGCATCGCCGTACAAAAAGGCCGAGCTGGATATTATTTACGGAAAGGGCATTGTCAGATCCAACGATTTAATCAATTCCGGCAAAAGTACTGGAGTTATAACACAGAGTGGTTCTTGGCTTGCGTTTGGAGAAGAAAACATTGGACAGGGGGTAAATAAGGCAGCTAAGGCAATCGAAGAGGACGGAGAATTAGCAAACAAAATCGAGGATGCCATCAGGGAAAAAGCTGGATTGCCACCTAGATTTATAGCGAACACGGAAGAAGATGAAGTAAAGGAGGATTAAATGAATCAACTAATTGAAGGCGACAAAGTCACACTTGACATTGTAAACATTCCAGGGGATTCTCTTGGCGATGTTTGCGCGACCAACAACGGTATCGACATAAAAGATCTATTCCAAGTCCTACTAGATGTCCAAGAACTATCTCAAATAGAATTACGCGGATATGCACGAGGCGAGGATGGTCATTTTATTAAAATCGTCGATCTAGACGAAGATGATTATCCAGAGCTTGTTAGCGCAAAGGAAGTTACTAGGAAGTTTGTTGTCTCTGGCAAACTCGAACTAGTTCTAGAAAAAGAGATTACTGATTAAGGGGAGATTATGCCGAACACTGCCGATAAGAATGTTAAGCTGGCTTATAAAATACTAGACTACATTGCACGTTGCGAGGAGCGCGAAGTTGATCTAACATCAAAGCGGGTAGTGAACGCTGTTGCGAAGATTATTGATGAGTTTGACGGTCGCGAAACAGTGGAGTTAAAGCACATGAGCCAAAATTCCGGCCATCTAAGGGGCATTACAAGTTTGCAGAAGAAGTAACGAATTCCCTTGACTTTTCGGCGACATTGGTGTATAATGATGTTGTGGTGGATACGTGGGCCTGCTGGATAGGCCGCAATAGCGGTCGAAGGTATGATGGGGATAATCCCTGGACTGGCTTCTTACGAAGTTGCCTGACAGCCACGTATCCACACAACTTAAAATCTTAGGGAGGAACAAATGGGAATAGTTAATTTGAACGAAATTGGCACGATTAATCATTTTGAGTTCGCTGATAATATTTATGAGGGATGCCAGACTCTTGGTGTTTCTATGGATTGTTTCGCTGAAATTGATAATGCTGAATCTCACTCAGCAGTCGGAAGCGAAGCATTTATAGAAATAGATGACGAGGCTTATTTTGGTGAAGTTCTTAGCGCTACGTTTGATGAAAAGTGCGACGAATTGAGCGTTTTGATTAAGTTGATTAGTTTGGACGAATAACGTAACAAAATGACGGTTGTGTTACATAAGGAGGAAGGATGGCAACATACCACAGCGTTCCAATGATGGGCGGCGAGATGACTGAATACACGACTATCGAGTTCGGCTATTTCAACTATGACGACGGTGTGTTCACTCAGGTTGTGCTGACCGAGGAAGAGAAGGGGTACGAGGAGTTCTACTGGTCGATCAAGCTGTGATGTACGAGGAGGGGAGATGATGAATAAAGCCGAGTGGAATGAGATGGCGGAAGTGGACAAAAATCTTCTGGTGGCAGAAATGTTTCGCGGATGGACAAGGCCAGCCGTTACTTCGCATGCAGAGTGTGCTGAGAACTCAGACGAAATGTTATGGAGGAATGCGAAAGGACACGCTACAGGAACGCAGTTCGTACCTAAGTCAACTACAGACCGCAACGCATGTGTTTTGGTGCTGAGCGCGATTAGGGAAAGCGGTGAAGATGTTACAGTACGGATGCTGAACATGATAGCGCACGAAGCCGGGTTAAAAGGGCACTGTGCGCAAGAAACGCTATGGGATGGTCTTGTAGTTGACGCTGACTTAATCTGTTACTGCGCTGTGAAGGCAGTCGAAGAAGAGTAACGCAACAAAAGAGCTAAAAGCATACATAACGGAGGTCTTTATGGAAGACAACGAGCCTGGATTGTTTATAGATCTAAAATGTGTTTTGCCGCTTGAGTACGATAGAATAGCATTAAGGCGTGCGTTAAAGCACAAAGAACGATGGCTTGGGTACTTTATGGACGATGTAAAGGAAGAGGGAGTTAGGGATCTTATTGAGGACCTTGCTCTAAATTTGCGAGTTTGTAAGGAAAAACTTGCAATAGAAGAAAAATCGCACGCTGAAACTAGATTTGAAAAAGACATCCTACAGGGATTGATTGAAAAGAACAACGGCGATGTAGAGGACTATAAATATGAGTAATCTACAGTGTTGGGGAGTGTTTGCTATTGCAGTGCTTGTTGTTATCGCTTTTGTTCGCGGGAGAGACATTAAATGAAAACACTTGACTTTATCGAACGGTTGTAGTATAATTATTGTGTGGCTGCACGTATAGGCATAGGTGGAAAAAACAGCGCAGGCGGGAGACACGCGACCCTATACATCGCGCTCGCCGAAGATCGATGCCCCAGCCAGTACCGACTGTAACGGTGGTTCCGCGGGTATGAGACTGCGAGTAATCTGGCCAGCCGCATTAACAAAGGGAGATAACATGAAACTAGGTGGATATTCACACTGCCATGGATACGAGACAAGGTTCGACGAAGATTCAGGAGAATGGGTTTACGCCAATGACCTGTCGTCAATATCGAATGAACGGCCATGTCAAAGATGTGGTATGTTTAGCACAATAGATGGGCATGATGCGTGCCTAGCAAATCTCCCTGGTGTTATTAACGCGTGTTGTGGGCATGGCGTTCTAGATAAGGACAACTATCCTTACGTGATGTTCGTAGACAAAACGACACTGCGTGGAGAGAAAGCCTCTGAGTGGATTAAAGAAAACAATGGAGAATAATGAAAGACGGCGAAAAACATAATAGAGACTGGGTTAAGGACTTCAAGCATAAGACAGGGCATCATATAAATACGTGCAGAGCATGTGGAAAAACATTCAGGGGATTGAAAAGACGACATATCTGCCATGAATGCATACATAGCAATAGGAGTGGAAAATAATATGGAACGATTTGTATATTTGGCGCGAATCACGAAATGTGTTGATGGAGATACCGTGGATGCAGAAATTTCGCTTGGTTGCAATGTATACATTACAGAGCGATGCAGGTTATTTGGTATCAACACGAAGGAAACGTATGGAGTGAAAAAAGACTCAGAAGAGTACAAAGAAGGTATGATCGCCAAAGAATGGCTGCAAAACAGAATAGAAGGCAAGGAAGTAATGATACGCACGCATAAGGACAAGAAAGGAAAGTACGGAAGATACTTGGCAGAAATATTCATCGGCGAAAAATCAATCAACAATGAAATGGTTGAAAAAGGGCTAGCAGTAGAATATGATGGAGGGAAGCGGTGAATGAACTTAATTGAGATGTTAGAGGAAAAACAATTGCCATTCTGGAATTACGCGGGGATGACAGGGATTGCCGAGTGGTACAGCCCCGAACACGAAGCGGTGATTAAAGATAGGATTAGGCGAACAACTAAAGCTAACGATATTGAAGGCAACACAATGAAGTATTGTCATTGTTGCGAAGTTGGAATCGGCGTTATGAACCATTCAACCTACGGACTTGTGTATATTGCGCTTGAGAAGAAATGTCCAACTTGTGGAAATAAGGCGTTTAATCCTAGTGGAATTTGGTACGCATGAACTACATAGAAGAGGCTAAGAAGCTAACAAAAGGCACTGCTTACGAAATTTCTGGGAAAGGTAGGTATGCATTTGTTTGTAGACGCGGAAGACTTACATCTATATACCTATTCAACTCAAAGGTATTGGCCGTTACACAATGGGTGGCGCATAGCGATGGATACATTTACGATCTTGAGTTGGGCGAGAAGCTATAGGGAGGAACTATGAGAAGAACGAGTCTGTTCATTTGGGGATTGGTAATCGGCGGTATTATAGGTATTATTATTCACGCATTGATAACAGGAACGCTTCTGGCGTAAAAAGGGAGTGCTGCAATGAAAACAAAATGGATTCGTAAGTGCATCGAAAACATCGACACTTCAGACAAATTCTTTATTGGCGTTGCAGAAGGCGCTGAAAAGGAACTCGAAGCAATTGAATCTATGATAAATTGTTCTAGGCGTATCAGGCCGGTCGGCGAAATAGACAACGGCAACACTATGGTATACGAGTATTGCTCTGACGGCATCCTAACAATAAAGGCAATGGAATCTACAATAACAGCCCAGGAAAACAAAATATATGAATTAGAAGACAAAGAACGCCAACTAGTAGATATGATTGATGCTAGAGAAGACTATATAGATGCGTTGGAAGAGAAACTAAAGGGAGAGCGATTATGCGAAAGCAATTAGAAGATCTTGGGCTGGAGTGTACAGTTATGAAGTATAGGAGTGTCGGATGGACTGAATTTGCAATATCAAAATCCAACATGCCAACAATAAAACTAGACGGAATTGCGCTAACCGCAACTGAAAGCGACGTAGTTTTAAGCGTATTAAATGCTATAAAAACAAAAGGAGAATGATAATGCCTCCATTCAAGAAAGCAAAAGAATACTATAGCCACATGAGGAAGGAAGAAGAACTCGCTGAGTTTGCTAGGAGCGCAGTTGAATTTCTTAATCCAAAACGCGAACACGACATTTATATAACAGAAGTGTTTGAGAGTGTGAATAATAGCCTATATATAAATTACTGGATTGGCAGTAGTGACGACCAAGATTGGATTCCACTTGAATGCCTTTGGTCCGATAACTGGAAGGATATAGTTAAAGCGGCGAAAGACGAGGAAAAACGCAAATATAAAGAGCGGCAAAAACAGCGAGATGTAAAGAGAACGGCTGATATAGAGGTAGATGAAAGGAAACTACTAGCCACGTTAATTGAAAAATATCCAGATGAGATAACAGACATGTGCGCAGAAAGGCATCAATACGATTGTTGTCCAGAGGACGAGTAAAAGGAGGCAAAATGAAAATGAGAACATACCACTTAGAGGCTATACTACAGTTCTTGGAAAACGCAGCAGTAGAGGGAGAAACACGTATATCTATCGGCGAAGACAGTTATATGCCTGTAGTGCTATTGCGAGAGGCTCATGGCGAGATAGAACGCATAGACAGCATGATCGAAGTGTTACACGAATATAATACCAGGCTAAGAACGGATTACGACGCGAACTCATTCGGAGAGAGAATGCGAGAATATTGCTTTGACTGCTCACCAGAAGAGTATGGGTGTTACTCGTGCTTTGAAGTAAATCCAGAATTCGCGAGGGTCGGTATTGGTAGCGAGGCAGGCAGAATGGTCATTGAGGCAATCGTCGGAGATAGTTGTTGTGAGGAGTTTGCTAACGACGTTATTGCAAAAGGGCGGTTCTACTCAAATGGCGACATTCACTTTGGCTGGTACTGGGATGGCGACGGTTCATTGGCGTTTATAGAAGGTGACAAATGCGCGGTAAGTAGCGACTGCAAGAAAGACTACGACTGGCATTGGCGAACAGTTGAATCGTTGGAAAACGGTGTTGAAACAAAACCATAACTGAGCAGTAACATAGAGTAACATGAAAGCATATGACTCGTAAGGAGGCATAATGGATGAAGTACGCATTGCTGGATGTAAGATATCAAAACCAAGCGAATATAGGCTAGTTCCAAGTATAGATGGCAACTTAACATCAGAAGGACTTAGAGACGTTATCCTTAGGATGGGTGACTACATTTTCTTTAACGACCGATGCGAACCGAAAGAAGTACTGTTGCTGAGAGCGCAAGCGTTATGGGAAGCAGCTATACAGAGCGATGCTATTATGTCAGGCTTTCTTGGGCGCGGCGGGCCTGAATCTGGTAGAAACTTGTTAGGTGGATCAGGGTCGTTGGAGCAAGTAATAGAAACACCAGAAAGTGCGGCGAAAAACAAAACACTAATCGAGACTACCGTATAGAGAGGGAAGAGGAGATACAATGAAAACAAAACTAGAAGACTTCTTCGGTGATACAAACCCAGTATTAAACGACACAGACCTCCATAACGCGCTGTATTCAGTAGATGAGGCTGATATGTGGCCTGATTACGTTGACTCGGTAAGTAAAGAGCAGGCGATACTGTGTTGGCGAATTATAGAGAAGCTGACAAAAGAACAATTCCCAGACGAACTTAATCCGTAGAGGAGACACCATGAATACTTGGACACTAGACTGTAATGAAGGAATAGACGTTAGAAACCTATACACATACATGCTGGATGGCTTTGTAGCTCCAGAAGACTTTGATCGCGTAAAACACACACTTCTAAACGGTGAAATATTCACAGTATACGTAGGAGATGAAGAGTTCCATATTAAACCGTGGAAAGTAGAGGTAGCGAGTAAACGTATGGATAAGTGGATTATAGAAGTGTGGTTCAAGCTTATAAGTGAAACGTATACAAAGAGGGAAGTACAGTGTTGATACGGAATATATAAGGAGTGGAAATGAAAACAAAACTAAAGCGACCGCATACAGTAGAAGAATGGTCTAATATATATAAGTGGCCCGAAAACGCAATTGCAGAACTACACAAAGGATTCAAAGTAACTATAGTGCCGAACGACCTTTGGAATATTAGATTGATGCAATACGATGAACCATTCACGAAGTATGCAGATCGCAACCTAACTATACCGCTCCCGCCGAAAACAGAAACTATGGTAAGAGTAGAAACACTACATAACCAAGCAAGATATTTTAGCAGAGTACGCGAAACAGATCAAACAGTTGAACTCGCAGCAGGTATGAACAGGCTATTAAAGAAATCTTCACCGGAGAAAGTATTTATACAACAAGACTCGTACAAACTAAGAAAGCTAGGATTGCTAGCACCTAAATGGACGCTAAAAACATCAATAAGATACTGGACCTTAAAACTACTAAAACTACCAATACAATGGGATACATTCAATGGTACGCGTACAATAGAACTGTCGTTAATGGTGAACGTTGGAGTATTAAGCGGAAAACAAAACAACAGTATAGGAGAAAACAATGCCAACCTACGTAAACCCATTAGTGTATAAACCGTGCTGTAAGTGTAAGTATATGGCCTATGACTCGTTCTATGACGAAACGTACTGTTCTCATAACCCTACGCCCGACGGACTGGCTCCTAGAGCGTTGATAGGCTACTACGGAAGTTGTGAGTACTGGGAGTCGAGCGAGACGGATGAGTGATATATATGAAAACATGTAGATGCTGCAAAAAACTATGTGATAAGATACTGAAGGAGATAAAACAAGAGAAAAAGATAAAAGTACTAATATGCCCTATATGTAAGAGTAAAGAGTGCGTATGGTACCTTGGCTTGTCCAGACTGCAATATGCGAAAAGGCACTATGTCGGCGGATGAGTTCATAGCGTATCGCGACGAGCATCCTGAGGAGTTTGATTATTGGATCGTTGATGATGGATAGTGTGCAAAATATTACGCAAAAAATTTGGATGTGTTAATTATACGTTTTGTAATTTTTTGCGGATTTGTATCGGGCAGGGGCGTTGTAGTATATGATAGCGTATTCTAGCAAAAAAGATGGGTACCTAACACATTATAATAGAGCCTACGACACCGCATCCCCTGTCCTACTCTACGCTGTAGACTTCATGAGGTTATAGGATAGAATGGGAGTGACTGGGAAAGGTTGCCGTCTTTTGAGTAGTTCGGGAGTGGTTTGGAGTGGTTCGGACGTGAAATAGGCAGAGAATAACCCCTCCGAGTTGCCAGTTCGGAGGGGTGTGAGGAGGCGCTAGACTTGCGAGCCGGTGTGAAGTCTGTTCACTTGTTCCGATAATGCCATATCGCTGTTCACCGGCATTACAACCGCTATCGTTTCTGTTCCGTTATCAATCCCGATAGCTTTCAATGGGGCGTGTTGATATAGCATGAGTCCCTCCCACAAGACGGCATACCGCTCGCTAACTGCTACGAGGCGGCCGCTATCGTGTTTCATTACACGGCATACGGTTGTTGCCCCGTTATCCTCTATCTCGTAGAGGAAGCGAGTAGGAACAAGTTGTGAGCCGGGGCAAGACTCCTCCGGCATTACACGCTCTGCTTGAAACGTGTTCACCTTGTCGCCAGTTTCAATCTCCCCGCCATAACCCTGGCGGGAGAATGGTATGCTGGCATCGATCAATCCCTGCATTGCCTTATCGCTGAGGGTTATCCTGTTCCTGTGTGACATCCAAAACCCGTTTGTAATCCATGTGCCGTCAAAACGTATTGTCTCATCTTTCTTTATTTTCATTGTCGCCATAAGTATCCTCCTCGGGATATTTGATTTACTACTCTACAATTTCCACTTCACCCATGATCATAAGTTCTTCAAAGCCATACACCTGATGTTCGCCACATTCGTAACATTCGTACCCGCGAGCATCCGGTTCACATCCACTACGTTCAGCACCGCAAGCTCTACAGTATCCTATAGAGTCAAGTCCGAACATCATGTTTTCAGCCTCTTCCTGTGTCACTTGCGTTACAACCGGCGTGAAGTCTTTTGCCATCTCGTACCATCTCCCTTTGATACTTCACCATAACACACTAATGTGAAGATTATGTGAAGACTGACTAGACAAATGTCCTCACACAAAACAGGACACATATCCCACCCAGATTGAGGACACATGACCACCTATAGAATAGGACACATGACCGCTCTTCTTTGGGGGACACATGTCCGCTATCATTTGAGGACACATGACCACATCTGAACACGGTCAAATGGGGGCGAAATATGACGGGCGAAATCATAGGCGAATAAGCGAAAGTGTAGGCGAATTGTTCAAGGCGAAAGTAGGGGCGAAAGTAGGGGCGAAAAGGAAAGAGGGCATTAGCTCTCGTTAGCCAATGCCCTCGAAGATGGTACTGCGTTATCTGTTATCTGGAAACTCTATCCTTCCTATTCTGTCAATGAAGGTGCGAACCGTGCTCAGTTCTTCCTTCAGCTCTGCCTCTACTGCCACAAGTTCAGTATATCTCATGCTGCAATACTTGGCCTGCATCTCTTCTCGTTCTTTGTCAGTGTAGTCTCTCATTGTGCCGCCTTTGCTATCCTTTCACACTGTGCCACTGTCAACGCATGAGGGTTGTTCAGAGCGTGAGACTCTGCCCACAATGCGCCCCTGCGTGTCTTGAATGGCCCTACACATGCCAAGTATAGTTTCCCGTGAGTCTTTGCCGTCGGCTCTGCTGTTGCCCTGAACGCTTTGAGAACGTGCGCCCCTGTCAATCCTACGTACCATTTCATTCGCTATCATCTCCAGTGTCTAGAATCGAGTCAACAGCTTCTGTCAGTGTCTCAATGTCAATTGTAAACCGTATCGAGTCAAGTGTACAGTAGGCGCAGTCGCCGTGTATAACCCAGTCCTCAGGGTCCGCAAGGTCCTCAAGGGATTCTATCTGGACTTCAATCTCTCCGATAGGAATAACAATAGAATCTTCTCCGAGTCCGCACATTGAACCGCATTCCTCACCTTCTCCGATTGATCCCTCAATAGCGTACTCCCTGTCGCGCTCAGGTATCCTCAACAGTTGAGCCGATACCTTCTCTCCGCAGTATCGTTCGATAAAGTCTTCATTGAGTTCTAGGCAATTCCCGATAGCTTCACCAATAGAATAGCATTCCTGTTCTATCGCTTGATCCGTTGTTAGCCCTTTTCTCTCCATCTTATACCATCTCCCTTTCCTACACTACCATTTTAGTCCGCCAGTTGTGAAGAAGAATGGAAGGAACATGGAAATGGACCGTTTCCAGACAATTTGAATAATCGACCAACATATTCTCATATATCCAAGCATATCGACCCACCTCCCAACATATCAGCCAAACAGAGGCGAAATCATAGGCGAATTGTTCAAGGCGAAATATCAGAGGCGAAATCCAAGGCGAATCAACACAGGCGTAATCTAAGGCGAAACAAGAAAGCCCCCAGCATTACACTAGGGGCGATCATGGGAGGTTGGGCGTATTATCTTAGATCTAGCGCTTTCATTTCCTTTTGGTCTGTTACCGGCGTATATATATCCTGATCGTACGCGCTTGGGCAATCGCCGAGGTGATACTCGCGGATTATAAGCGTACCAAGCCTCATCTTCAGGGTTATCCTCTCAAGCCGCTCTATGCGTGATTCCATCGCGTTATCCTCCCTTCTCGCTGATATGGCCGACACCTGCGCTTCTTATGCCTTAGCACCTGTGCCACCTTATCACGATTGCTCTTCTTCTCGTATCCGGTACAGTTTAGGCAGTTTTCATTGCTTCCGCATGTTTCAAAGTATTTGCATGAGCGTCTTGATGTGTTCATTACAGTTCCCGTGCCTTATACACGTATATATGGCAATGGCCTTGACCGGATGGCTTATAGTCGTTGCCTACAATGCGGACTCGCTTCATTTCATTACGATTGCGGACCATAGACTCGCAAGCATTGATTTCCGACTCCTTACAAGCCCATCCAGCGTATGACAGGCCGCCTCCAGCTTCTCCCCATCCGCTCATAAAGCTATCAGTTCCAACGACGATTGTCGCGTGTGTTTTCTTCTGTTCTTCTGTTCTATCGTCTACGAAGATCATTCCGCACGCTCCCCGCTCTCGTCAAAGCCTTCTGCTTCTAACGCGCCCAGTATAACCCCGTCAAGCGTCCCGCAGTCAAGGCGTGAGCCAATATCACAGGACAACAAGCCGCGCAGTTCAGTGCCTATCCTGGCCCAAATGTCACCCGTGTAATAGTCGTTACCGATTCCTCTTTCGTTATCGTCTACAGAGTAAGCGTGATTATCTGCAAATGTTAGCCATCCTTTCAGCATTGAGACAAAGCCAATCTCCTGGCCTCTTGGGCAATTGATAGCGTTAAGATGCCTTATCTTCCATTCTCCCTCTATTCTTACTTTCGTCAACCTTTCTGCATGTTTCATCTTCACAACCTCCCGATTGCTTTATATCGAACTATACACCTATTGTCTATTGCTTGTCAAGTATTTTTGAGATTTTCAGGGGTTTTGCATAATTGGGGTCTTCCAATACCTCCACAAACTTATCATATTCCCCGTCTTCCACAAACTCAAATTCCCTGCCAAGACACGTATTAGCCATAAGAAGGACCGTTTCCGTGTCTGTATGTTCTAGCATGTCTGTAATGAATCCGGCTAGTTCTTCGGTCGTGTAGACTGCTTGCGTTTCCATTCCAACCCCTTCACTGCGTTTGTTACCACCATTATGGTCATCTGCATCAGTTTGTCAAGCCCTTTCGGGTAATTTGAATATTCTCCCATATTCTAGCATATCAACTTGAAACGTATAAAGTCAGGCCGAAATCAAAGGCGAAATAGGAGGCGAATACTAAGGCGAAACCAAGGGCGAATTAGCGAATCCAGCCAAAGGCGAAACGGCGAATATCAAGGCGAATCAGCGAATACACGAGCGCAGTACACCTGTATCAACCACACGAGACTTAAGTTTTAGCGTCATTGAATCACCCGAACACGTTAGTACGTCTGGATCATCACAGCGTACAAATCCAGCCGACTCGATAGCAATACCGTTGAATAAATTTGCTATGTCGTCGTGATTACACGTTGCGGGGAACATCACAATACCGATTCCTGCGACATAGATGTATTTCATACCAGCTCCTTACACTAGATCCTTTCAAACACCACGAAAAACACAAAACCCTTAATCATCTATAACTAGAGTGGCGTTAAGAACCTCGTAACCGACTACTGTACCACAATCGCCGAAGACAGAACAGCCCCGGCCCACATCCATAGGGGCGTCAGCTTCTCCTATACATATAGCATTACCGTTAATAGAGTGAGTCTTAACCCAAACGTGCGGGGGATAACCACCAATAGCCCCACGAAAGATTGTGCCCATTGGAATATCCTTCAACAATTGACCTTTAGTACCACAATACTCACTGCGCTTTACCACATTCATACCGATCACGCTCCTTTTAGTCACCACAAGTATATCCGTTAGTAGGGTAATGTCAAGAGGACAAATGTCCAGTTCTATCTCCACCTGTAGTCAAACCCTACTACACCGTAGACCCCTAGGCAAAACACAAAATAGGATAAGGCGATTTTAGAGGCAAATCAGCGTATTTCAGAGGAGTCAAATAGAGGCGAAATGGCTGAAACGTAGAGTGGCAGGCGATTGTTCATAAAATAGGCAAACGTATAATTATGTTACCTTTCTGACCAGTGCGGGTAAGGCTATTATAGGATAACTCATACAAAATGCACCGCCTTGTACTGTATTAAGGTGAATAGTGGTACTGCTGTACTACAATGTAAAGTCTTGGTAAGGTTATAGATGACTTTGGATGATTATGGTTAAGTCTTGGGGTGTAAACATGGGAGAAACTCTACATCCCCTCCTTTTCAATTATCGAAAGGCGAATTACGGTCTAATCTGGCCACAACTCTGGGAACTTCTGTCCAATCTGTTCTAAGATGTCATTAGCTATCGTTGTATTCTCTTCCGGGTTACCCGGCAATGCGCTATATATCGTCGCTGTTAGCACGAAATCGGTGTTATTCAGTCCTATATCCAACCAATCTTCTAGTCTTTTCTCTGGTATGTCTAGGTCTTTACCTTCATATGTAAATTGTATGTCTGTTATTGGTATTCTGTTTATCTTTACACGCATCTCTTGCATCTTATAAATGTCTTCTATTGGTATTTTGTGTTTCATTCTGTTCTCCTTCTACAAAGTACTTTGTGGCGCAAAGTGGATTACTGGCGCTTATCCTGTGGATGTCTATACCCCATAACGTCTAGGAATCTATCGCATACCCTATTAGTAGTGTCTTTTAGTTCCTGTTTGTGTTTCTTGGTGTGTTTGTAGTATAGGTGGTATAGCGGGTAGTTTCTTACGTAGTTACACAGTCGTTTGTATAGCCCTTTACTCATGTTCCTTACTCCTTTAAACCTCAGTTAGTGGCATTTGTGCTTTCAGGTCACTTTATCTGTATCCATTTTATCCGCTACGCCATAGCTGACTGTTGTTTCAACCGTCCTGGCGACCTTAAACCTATTACCACATCCATGTACTAGCTTTCGCCCATTAAGAGTACTGCGATAGTGAGCGCAGGTAAAGAAGGCCATGCTTTTACCTTCGTCTAGCGTGAAATACCCATATTCTCCGTCGCGCCAATATTCTCCTGTTTCGTTCCACTTCATACCGCAGTGTGGGCACACAAAATCAGGCGTTTCGCTCTCCTTTGTCTTAGTAAGATC